CGTCAGTACGATTAATCAAATGCCCTTCTTCGTCATACTTAAATTTAAAGAATGAAGGTTGACCGCAGAAAACTCTTTCGTACTCGTTCATAGAAACAATGCCTTTAGCAACAACATCTCCAACAACCATCATGAGAGCTGTTCTTCTTAATCTTTCTTGATCACCATTAGGATAAGCAGCAGCAAGAAGATTATATACAGCGTCTACTTTACGATAGTCTAGACCAATATTCTTATATGCAAGCATGTTAGAATCATCGGTCTTTTGTTTTGGCACACCATTAATGAGACCAAGTTCACAAATATATTCGAGCTCTTGTTCTGTTTGCTTCAACAGAATTGTGTTCATTATATCTCTCTGTTCCTCAGGAGATTTACTGAAGAAATATTCATGAGCACGCTGCTGACACATTCTTTCGTCTTGATATACACCGTTTTCGTCGAACAATCTATTGAACTCTATGAATGTATCTCCGTCCCACACACCAAGCAATGCACTATATCTACCGCCTTGTAATACACGATGCTTTACTTTCTCTCCAGTAGCGAGCGTTTCTTCTACTTCAGATCCTTCATCGTAGTTTTCTATTCGCTGTTCTTCTGGAATACTATCGTGTTCTTCTAAGAATCTACTAATTGCAGCATCTTCTGTTTTAGCATAAGCTATAAGTCTATCAAGTACTGCATCGCTTACAATTCTGCCTTTCTTAGTAGGCATTGTTTCTGCCAGATTATTAAAGTTTAATCCAGGAAGCATAAGACCTTTAACATATCCCCAAGTCTTTTTATCAGACTGTGTTGGGAATATCATTCTACCTGAAAGCAATGCCGAGAATTTAGCAATGTAATCTTCTCGAGCACTCATCTGAGCATAATCCACATCGTCTGCACCAGCTTCATAACTACTAAATCCGATCAACGTAGCGATTTCCAACGGTCCTTTACCTTCGTCTATGTGTTCTACAATAAGGCTGCCGTATTTAGAGTTCTCTCCTACAAGTTGCTCTTCTTCTACATAGATGTATGGGTCTGCCTTAGCGCTGGCTAATTCATTAGGATCCGTCTGCATCTCGAATAATCTGTCTGTTAAGAAGTTGTTTTCAGACATCTCGTAGAATTGCTTATTATTTGTAGCAAGTACGCTCATTTGATCGAACGAATGTCTATATGCATATTTACGACTTGCAAGAGATTTGACAAATCCGTTGTAAGAGAACATCTCGTCTACTTGTACAGGATCACCATTACGCTTGTGTAAGAATGGAACCGTATTGCCTTCGAGGTTGAGAGTTTCATTATAATTCAACGAACTTACAAGGTTTAAGAAACTCTTAAATCCGCCAAATTTAGTATCTGTCAAGAACTAATAGAGTTCGTTAGCTCCCTTACCGCCATACTTATGGACCAATGTATAATCGAGTGCTTCTTTTTCGAAGTTAATCCCAAACCATCTCAATGTGCGCACAATCTGATGTTTACACATATCTATGTGTTCTGGATTATTTATATCGATTTCTACGCCGTTTAGATTGAAAGAAGTTGGATTCTGATTTGTAGGAGACAATGCCTGTATCATGCCACCCTGGTTATTATTTCCAGCATACATTCTATACACTGTTGTAAACACCCAAGGAGTAAGGCCTTGTTTCATTACATATTCTCCACGTTCATTCTGTTTAATAAATAATCCTGCACCTGCAGCAAATTGTTGTGACCAATCTTCTGTAAATTTACGTGCAGTATAACCAGCGTCGGAAGGTATAATATCTACTGTAAATCCCTCATCTGTTTTACGGGTCTTAGCAATTTCAAACACGTTTTTATTCTGTCTTACAGTTTGAGTGATTTGCGCTATAAGCTGTTCTGCGTCATAATCAACTTCTTTGCCCTTTTCCGGTATAATAGCTTGATACAATTGTTCAAAACGTCTAGAAATAGTAGCGTACATGTAATCGTTTTGTCCAAGTCTTGCAAGTTCTCTACGAAGTTCATTTACGTCCTTAATGGTATGCATATCGTTGAGCATTCTTGCATATACTTGTGTTGCAGACATAAGTTGTGGTAATCCACATTCATTCAGCACTGGACGCTTTCTCCCATTTGCATCAAATGTATAATCTGGAATACCCGCAAAGAAGAACTTGACTTTCTCACTAGCTCTACTGAATGGATTAAACTCATACGAAGCCTTAATATGTCCATCTGTAGCTTCTGCTCCAGCACTTGCAGGATCATCGTCATTTAGATTACCTTCTGCATCTAGTTCGTTTTGTACATCTGGCACAGCAGTATCTAATTGCGTATGATTTGCATCCTCATACTTAACCTTGAAGTCTGTAGAGAACTGGGCAATCTTAGATGCTACATCTGGTTGTACCGCATCCCAATTGTCCATTATCTCTTGTAAAGCAGCTCTGGTCTCATATGGTACTCTATAAACAGGTTTGCCGTCTTTCATACCCATAGGCTCCATCCATTGTTTCCATATCTGAGACTTCATAGCTGTTTCTTTGTCTATTTTGAGCTCAGATATGTTTGCACCAGTCCACTCTATCTTTTGTGTGGCTGGATTCATGAACAAGTATGTAAGACTCTTTACAAGGGTACGATAATGGTGCTCGTTTAACGTGTGTTGTAAATCAGTGCCGCGTTTTGTAAAGTTAAGCCCGTGTTTAGCAAATGCTTTAAATCTAGCTTGCGCTTCTGCAGTTGGTTGTACGTTTCTAAATCTGCCATTAGCTGTGACAAGATACAAGTATGTAAGTCTGAAGCTGCCGATATCATGTAGCATTTTAACCCAATCAGAGATCTGCGTAAACATCTTTTTTAGATTGAATGTAAACTTAAATGCAGGTCTGTTTTGCATAAAGTACATGAAATTATCAGCAAGAGCTTCTGCAATCTATCTGTCTGTCAGATTTTTTCTACCTTTCTTAGCATTTCTAAATGCAGCATATACTTTAGCCCTCTGTTTTTCTGTAAGCAACAGTTCTACAACTCTGTGGAATGCTTCGTGATATTCTACACCAGCGTCAGCTCTTCTAGAAAGTATAATAGAGTCTGCGTAACATCTACCAACAACTCTGGCCCCACGGCGCATCATGGCAATCACGTTGTCTACAAATTCTACTTTTACACCATTTTCACCAAAGATTTTTTCAAGATTCTTTCTAGCTTCGTCTTCTTTTATTGTTCCGTTAGTCTTTTCGCGTCTTGATATGCGCTTATCAAATCCTTCTACATCCCAATCATTCTGGTCATAATCAAATATGTCAGGAAGTTGATCAACTTGCATTTCAGAAGTTGCCTCTACAACACCTGTTTCAACAGGATTATTGACTACTTGTTGTACTGGTGGGGCTGGTGGAAGATTATCATCTTCAATACGTACGTCTGCAGTATTGTCGAAATCAAGCAACGTGTCGTCAATACCATCAAACAACGTCTCTATAAATCCTCTCTTCATGTACCATCCCAAACCTGTAAGACCAAGCTTGTCGTTTGGATTCTCTGGATCTTTGAAATCTGCGAGATCGAATATGATACTACTCTTACCAAATTGGATTTGGCCTTTCTGTTGCAGCATCTGTTGACCGCTTGCAGTTCTTACAAAATTTAGTATGCCGTGGAAAGGTTGTGTTGCAGACGTAGTATTTTTACCAAGTCTGTGCTACATTACAGTGTCGCTCAGCTGCTTGGTTACACTCTAGGTAAGGAACTGCTTAAGTGCCGCTCTGCCAGTATCAGAATTCAAATAGAACTATCTATCTGTAATATCACTACCTTCTACTTTACCTACTATACGTATTACATCTGGGCTCATTGTATCGAACTCAAGATGTAATCTAGGGGCTCCTTTTGGTTGACCTACCTGTATAAGTAAGTTAAGTACCTACAGATTGGTCATTCCATAATCTACATTGCCATCTATAAAATGTTTCGATAAAGCAGCTTGCATCTTAGAACCGTCTGCAGAATGTTTACCGTTGAGAATATCTATAATAAGATCCGCGTCTCCTTCGGTCATTTTAGCATGGCGCATATTGATAGGTACAGCTTGTTTTTCATTCTCCGAGAAGTGTCTGTTTAGCACCATTGCGTATGTGCCAGCAAGACCTTCTATATTGTTGTTGAACATGTACACACCACCGTTTACTCCAGGAACAACGACACTGTACATATTACCTTGCTCTGTAACACGGCCGAATTGTGGACCAAGTTGTACATCATATAAATATACTTCTCCTTCGCCACGTTTGGTAGACACTAATGCTTTTTGTCCAGGAGCTGCTTCCGTCATCAAATGCGCGGTACCGGCATGCATTCTACCGCTAGTTCTTTTTACAGATGTTGCCACTACAACCTATTTTGAATTTGCCTACCTTAATGCACGCCTTACTTTACCATAAAATTTTCTACCGAGAGGATTGTTTGCTGTGCTAATTGTAACAGGTTGGTATGTAACGCCTTTGTATACAACCTATACTGTAAGTTTTTCTTGCCCATTTATATTTGTAACACCGAATATGAATCTTGAATTAGCTACAAAATCAGGTTCTCCTGTAACATACTTAAGTTTCTTCGAAGCATCGTCTATGGCGGTAGCTTCTTCGATGCCTATAGAATTGTCAAGCGTGTGTGTATGAGTAGTAGTATGTTGAGTCCAATCTTGTACAACTTCTTGCTTTTGTTGTTCTGCTTTTGTCTCAGCATCTTTTGCGTTCAATTCTGCTTGCGCAGCTTCTGTAGCCTATTGTTCTGCGATTTGTTGCAATTCTTGGGCTGCTGCAGCGTTCTATTCAGACTGTTTTTGCGCATTTTCATGAGCTTTTGCATCTCCGGTATTCTAAGCACCTTCTACTACAGCATCTTGGGCCTCTACAAGCCCCGCTGCTGCGTTTTTAATGTCGTCCGTGATAGAATCAGCCTCCTCTGCAAGAACGTCGCTCATAGCGCTTATTTCGCCCTATGCAACAGTATTTGCAGCTTCGGTCTTTTCTGGTTCAGCTTGAGTTGGAGGTGTAAATCTGTTAAGCACATCAGACGTTTTATCCAATTCTAGAAGCACAGGTTTCTAAATAGGAGTGTTCTCGCCATCTCTTATATAATCAGTACCTTCTTGATTTACTACAGATTCGAAATTAGTAGCATCTTTGAGCCAAACTGTAGAAGGGTCTAATTCGTAAGACAAGTGCCATGGTAATAACGATATCGACTTAATACTTCTGTCTAAGTTGTCTTCAGCCATAACACTGTACATTGTAAGCTGGTTGGAATATTGCTGCCTATATGTACGCTTTGCTGTTCTAGGTTCAACAGACATGCTTTCAATTGTAGGAAACGCTTCAGAAAAACGATCGTATGTATATTTTTTGTTATCGCTTCCAAGTATCTCTGGTACGAATTTTCTATATGCCGTTTTGAAGTCTATGATGTGATAATTACCGTCTTTATCGACTGCTATCATATCAGTTTCTCCAGCAACTCTCACAATATTACCTTGTGCATCTTGTAACTCAGAATGCAAATATACAGGTTCTGTTATAAGTTTCCATCCTCTAGCAATATAAATTTGTCTTATTGAGTCTAATTGTTGTAGTATTTTGTAATACAACTTCTCATCCATTACGTCTTTATATTGCCAATATCCCATCAATCTGTTTCCAAAGAAATCCCTGCACAATCTATCGATAATATTACCATACTTAACAGATACATGCGTATCTTCGTTGCTACATAAATCCGCTATAGCTTCTTCTACTGCGTCAATCTCATTAGGATTGTCTTTAGCATATTTAATGTATGTAGAAACATCAACTGGCTCCTCATTTGGCCAACGATTGTTGTGATCTTTTGCTAATTTTTCTGCAAGTTTATTCCACTCTTCTGTATTTTTTCTGGCAGCACGAAGTTGATTTAAGAACGTCTGTTTATTATTTACCTTTGTAGATCTATCTGGGTATTGTGGGTCAAGTATGCTGTGTACACGAGGGTACATCACCAATTTGCCACCAACCTCAATAAAGTAATCATGCCCAGTACGCAAGTCTATTTTCACAGCCGCTTTATCTGCTGCAATTTTACTCATGATGGCATCTATAGCAGCCTGCTGTGGATTGTCTTGCAATACTTGATCTACAGCTTCTACGGTTCCCGCATTAGTTGATTCTGGAGCAGGTTTAGCTGTAATCGTTGTTGTGGGTTTTATATACTGCTTTTTGGGTTGTTTTTCTTCTACAGGAGGTTCTGTAGGCCCTTCCGGAGTAATAGTATCGTCCGAATGCTGTTTAAGTCTTACAGTAGCAGTACGTTTTGTTTTTTCATTATTGATATCTCTCGTATAATACTCAACGGTGGCTGTTTTTCCATCAGAAGAAACAACAGTGGCTTGTCCACCATTAGGATCTTGATCAATCCAATCTGCTACGAATTTGGTCATTGTGTCAGACTCGTCCAAATCAGCCCTGCTGATGGTATTTTTTTCAGCAGGTGGCACAACTGCAGGCTCTGCTGGAGAAGTGCTCTCTACGGGCTTATTTGGGGCCGTTTTAGGCCTTCTAGACGATATTATGTTACCCTCAGAGTCAAATTCAAGATTTTCGAAACGTTTTGCAAGCTTTTTACCTGCTACATTCTTACGTTCTTCATTAGGAACAAAGACTAACGCAAGCTCTTTATCGCTTATTTGTCCAGCTTGATATGCTTTATACAAAGTTTGTAGTCTACCGCCGTATTGGAATGGCACAGCAAAACCAGCTTGTTCAAGTTTTTGTGTAAACTCTGTGTAGTCTTTAGCAGTAGAAGCGTGTTTTACTGCATTTACTGCGTTGTTATACGTCTTCTGTGCATTTCCTCTATTTGGAATAAATCCGCCATCATTAGCCTCGCTAGTTCCTCTACGACCGGATGGAATAAAATCCGTAGGTTTACGCAGAGCCTCTTCTACGCGGAGATTCATTTGATCTGCAAGTTCTTGAGCAACTTGATCGTCTACAACAGGTTGTTCTGCAGGAATAGATTGTTGTTTGCTATTTTCTTTAGCAGCGTTTTCGATGAATTTAATAGCAATGGCGTTCTATCTATCTGCATTAGCGTCTCTAATAATCTCTGCCATCTGTGCAGTAGATTCGGCTTTAAGCGTTGTTTCTTTTACACTTGTTTGCTTATCGTTGTTATATTCTCTAATAGAATACAACACTCCACCATCTCTAGCTGTACCTAACACAGTAAGTATTCCACCATCTTGTAAACGTACTACAGTACCTGTTTTAACTTCTGGATTACGCTGGTTTCTGTTTTCGTCTGTAATCAGATAGTCTTCGAGGATCTTTTGCTGCTGACTATTTATGAAGCTTTGTACATCATATTCATCTATGATTTCTCTACCTTTTTCGTCTTCAGCAATCTGATCGCGATCCAATTCAAATCGTTGTCCATCAAATCCTGTAGCAAGAATTTTACCGCTTTGATAATCGTCGTGTAAACCGTTTGTGATAAATACTGTCCGGCCGTTCTTAAGTTGAGCAGCTACGATTTTATTGCTACCGTCGCGATAACGCAAATGCATTACATCATCTGTTGCTTGTTGAAGCATAATATCAAGGTCGTCGTTTTGACGCTGTGTCATACCATCCCTTGTAGCCAGCATGTTATCGTAAGCAACAAGTACGTTTCTAAGTTGATTGTCGTCGAGTCTGGAAGCAAGTTCATCAACTCCACCATTATCTTCGATAGCTTGATCTATGTCTTCAACCCCGAATGCCTGATTAAGGTTTTGTCTTACACCTTCGATTGCACGATCCATGTCATTACGTGCGTTCTGAGTACTAACCATATAACCAGTCTCATAGGAATCTCTTATGGCTTTAGCATGATTAGAACTATTACGTGCATCTTGTGCTTGTTGTTCGGCATATGACGCTCCACGATAGGACATCAGTTCGGTATAGTAATCAAATAACGCTTGCTTGTCTTCTATAGATTTTGTAGCTGCTGCCATGGAATTGACAACTCTTGCCACATTCTCGCTAGATGCGTTTATAATAGCATCTTCCATTGGCTTCCAGCTATCTCCAAACTACTTAGCCGCTCTGCTTTGTGCATACTTATATCTATTTCTAGACGAAAGTACGTTAATACCACCAGCAGAACCTAAAAACGCTTGAGATAGCGCTATACCACCTACAATATCCCAGAAGTTATCTTCACTAACAAGATCTTCCCAAAAAGATTTACCAGAATCGCTTACGCCCATAGCGTGTTCTAATGCCATACCATAGTACTCTTCAAGAGATTCACCTATAACACCGTGATATCTAGCAGCATGTAAAAAGTCACGCATCTTACCGCCTGCAAACGGATTATATTTGTTTATTGCGTCAAATCCTTCTTTAACAGCTTTACCTCCGCGCAAAATATTCTTCGCTACAACATCAATTCCTGCTATATCGCTAAGTTGTTTTCCGGTCTTAAGAGCATAATTGGCTTTAGCTAATTTTCTTGTAAGAGGTTTAAACATATTTGTAAATATGTCATACTCTCCAAGTGCTTCTGAGAAGTTTTCAATCCAAGCCCTAGTTTCTGCTTGACGCACAGCTTCTCCCCACTCAAGACCTTGTTTAAGGCCGGTACCTGTAATACTGCCGTCTTCGTTGATCTTATAGTCTACAAGACCGTTGTGTAGATTAAGAACATCCGATGCCGTTTTGGCGCCTTGTACGGTATTTGCAAGTAGGAGCGCATATGTGGCATCACCGCTAAGTCTTGTAAGAAGGCCTGGAATTTGCTTTATATTACGGGCCATTGCTGCTTCTACACCACGTACGCCGTACTGTTCTATAGCTTCGCGCAAAGCTTGTCTCTGCATTGCTTTACCCGTCTCACCTATCAAGAATTTGGCTACTTTGGCGACAGCTGTCTTTTCTCCAACTCTGGCAGCGGCTGCAAGACCATGACTTCCAATAAGCATGTCAAGTATAAAAGGTAGAGATTGCCCAACAGTGGAACCGGCTCTAACACCCCACGCATCTTCATATTCGCTATACTTATCGTGCATTACGGCATCAATAGCCATAGCGTTAAGCATGTCTCTTTGAGCAACTGTAAATCTATCGCCTCTATCTTGAGCTTCTCTGATACCATTTACTAACATGGACTTACTAAAATCTTGTGCACCGAAGTCCCAAATAGAGGTGTCTGTAGCAGTGTTCCAAAAAGATCTGACTACGTTTGCGGCTTCATTTTTATTCCAATATCTATTGGAGTCTGATGTTTTGTAGAACGAATCGTTAATGTCTTTATACTTGAGAGCTTTGTCGATAGAATGTATAGCTTCTATTATTTGATTATATTGTTCTCTATCTTCACCTAGGCGAAGTTGATAAGCACCTGTGTTAAGCCACCCAAGAGGAGTAGATCTTACAGCATGAAGCAAACGTCCTGTAACGCCGTCATTAGAATCTGTATTTTCAAAGTCTGCATAAGCTCGACTAATGCCGTGTTTATCTTCGATCATTCTGGCTTGAGCAATAAGCTTATCTCTATAATCCACCATTAGATCGCTATTAACATTAGTCTCTACAGTACTACCTTTTTGATCAAATGCGCTTTTTCGTACCTTTTCCCCTTCTTCTTTGACTTGTTGTGGAGTTCTAAAACCTGTATCGAGAGTGCCGCCGTTTCGTACAATTTGCTCAGCCATTCCTCTTAATTCTTGAGGAAGTTGATTCAAATCTTTTGGAATACCATTCTTACGAATCCATTTATCTAATAGACCAGCTTTGCTCTCCAACGCGTTTATCTTTTTTACAAGCCTATCATTTTGCTCTTGTAATTTTTGTTTTGACGCACTATCTGCATTCGGATTTTTGTCTAGCTGATTATATTGTGCACGTTGTGTATTGAGCTGTGCGTATAAATCTCTTGTCAAAGAATCTGAAAGCTTTTGCCAAGACTTCATTGCGATTGTACCACGGTCTATACCAGATGCCAATCTCTCATTAGCAGCAAGATATTCTTGATCGAGTGTTTCAAGCTTTTGAGTTATTCTATCCGCTTCCCTACTATATTGTTCTGCTACAGATGGATTACTAGCGTTTGCTGCTTGACTATTTACAGCGTCTCTCCTCTGTTGTTCAAGAAGTCTTTTACGTTTTGTATAATCAGAATCCAAAAGGCGCTTTTCTTCGGCAACGGCTCGATCCTACATAGCCTTACTAGTTACATTTGTAGTAGGGCCTTCCGCAAGAGGTACAAGATTATGATAGTCGAGATACATTTGTTTTCTATTCTCCTCCGCAAATTTAGAATAGTCCTGAGTTGTTGGAACGTGCCAAGAAGGAGCCCATTTGGATATCTCGTCCTATATATTCTTTTTAGGCTGTTGTTTACCCTTGTTGTCTATTTTTTTATCCGTAGATTTCTTTTCTACGGGTTTGTTATTTCGTGTCTGTGTTTCGGCGACGGGCTCAGAGCTACTGGTATTCTTTGGAAGAAGTGTATCAGCCTTTACAGTAGTTGGAGTTTCTACTGCAGGTGTCTCGACACGACTGCTCGCCTCCTATTTTTTCATTTCCTGTATATACGCGTTGTACTATCTGCGCCTTTCATCTTGCGCAGCAGCGATAGATATTTGTTTTCTGATTCTACCTCTTTCCGCAGCGTATTTATACACATCATCATGATTTTGTATCATATGTATAACGTGTTATTAGTTGTATATTTCTACAGCATCAGAAGCGCCAACAGTTTCTTCTGACATAATTCTGTCGTTTTCTGACATTCTAGTAGCCCATGACGAAACCATGTGTCCGTTTTCATCATATTCTCCGAGCTTATATAACATTTCAACAGGACCGCGCCCAAAATCTACTACCACTCTTGTATACTTACCAGTATGACCGTTCTTAAGTTCTATATCCGCGGCTTCGTGGGTATCGTATATTGTAGTAGGCGCTTCCATTTCGGTTCCATCGGCAGCTTTAACCTTGTGCATCTTTTTAGCATAGTCTCGTAAACCATGAGTACGTCCAGTGGCCTTTGCTCCAGAACCAATTGCCTAAGCCATCACATCGCTCACGTCGTATAAATATTTTGCAGTAGATGGAGTATATGTTATTTGTGTAAGATCTTCGTCATTTCCCGTCTTAACTGCTTGAGTGTTCCAAAGATCCCAAGAAGAAGTTGGTTTGTTGTTGGCCTTATTCTTAGCAATTTCTTGTGTGAACATGTGTTTTTGAATTTCAGCATCTGTAACAAGTCTATAATGTTTTCCATTAATGACTTGTCCGCCATGTTCAATCTATACCATCAAGGCTTTCTAATTAGTTCCAGGAACAGTAATCCATTCTCCATAACGATACTGTTTTTTGCCAGTCTTTTTATCCGCTATGCTATATACAGGTATTTTATTTTTTGCAGCAAAATCATCTCTGTTGCCCATTGTACTATATGTAATAGACGCATATCTAGACCATTTTCCCGAATCTCCGTGCGCACCACCTTTAGAGGTACCGTTATTTTTCACACGACTGCCTCCGCCAGGAGTAGTATTAGAACCAGTAGTAGCCCAATACTGTCTTATATTATTAGCAGTCTCATAGTCTGATTTATAATACGGATCTACTTCATATTTTGGTTGAAAATACTAAGTGGCAACACCATGTACTTGGTCTCTTATAAGTTTATTCGCTAAAGCATTACGTTCTTCTGCAGTGCTCGTAGGACCTAATATAGCAGCAGCTTGTTCATTAGCTTGAGCAATTTTGTATCTACCCCAAGATGTATCACCAAGATGTTCTACAGCAGAGTCTATAGCTTGTTTTTGATTTTCATCGCTCACTCCCCATTTAGTATACCCAGTGATATCACTCTTTAACTTTTCGTCTTTCTTAAATTTGTCAAAATATGGAGTAGCTACTGTCGTCATATCTGATGCAATTTCCGGAGCAAGTCTGTCCCATGTCCTTATTTCTCCATTAGGACCGATTGTACTAAAATTATCTAGACCTGCTTGTTTTAACGCCCATGTTTCATATTCCGGATCTAACTTACCGGCTAATCTAGCCTATGCCACAGCTTCGTCATATTTCTTTCTATTCTCTGCATTCTACTTCATGGCATTTAGCACACCTGTAGGAACACTGTTGATATATCTACTAATAGCGGCTCTAGCTTCAGGACTCTTATAAGGATCGATGCCGTTGGTGAGCATTTGATTAATCATATCCCTTGCTCCACCAACGGTCATATCGTTGTATCTCTAAGTATCGCCGGCGATAGGACTATAGAAGTCTCCATACAACTTCATAAAGTCCTTCATTTCTTCTTGACCTTTTTCATATTGGTCTTTTACTCCTGCAATGTACATCTTCATGAGGTCTGTATTATATATCCCCATAGAAGGCATCTCCACAGGAGTTTCATATCCCATAAATGCCATAATTAACGTATTTTAAACGGTGAATAATTACCAAACATCGCATCAGATAAACTATAAGTTGGATTAAATAACTTATAAGTTGGATTAAATTTTAATGAATCTATAGCGTGCGCAAGTGTAGATTTGGCAACGGGTTTATTATTAAGGCTTTTCAAGAGTTCTCTGTCTTTACGATCTAAGTCTTGTTGATACAGATTTATATTTTTATTACCCCAATAAATATTGCTTAAATTTTGGAAGAAGTTGTTGAGATCCACACGTCTATCTTTTGCAATGTTATCAAGAAGCAACCTCTTCTATGCATATGCCTGTTGTTTACTCTGATTATATGCGGCTCTGGATTGTTGTCTGCGCGCAGCATCAGATTCCCCTACTTGACTAAGCCACTGTGCGTATTGCTGTCTCATGGCATTTTCTCTATCGGTCTTGCTTGCAATAATCTTAGATCGGTTCTTGATCGAATTATTATAAAGTTGGCTCAGCATTGCCATTCTTTGACCAGGCGTATAAGCAGACTGGTTGATAGCATAATTCGCCATTCTTACCTGATCGTTCAGATCTGATAATTCTGGAGAAATGTCGACCATTGTCGGCATAAGAGCTCCAGCTTGTGATACGTACGGATTTGGCGCGTAAGATTCGTTTACCTAAATTGGCTCGCGTTCAATCTATTTTCTTCTAGCATTGTTATCTACATAGTTTAACAAATAGTTTGCAATTGGAAGCTCAGAACTTTTCCAAAGGCCGCTATCAAACATTGGTAGACATTTGCCTATATTACATCTCTTCATATTTTTACCTCTGTCAGCCGTAAACAAATCCCACGGGTTTGGATTATTATCCGGCGTACGTTTCTAAGTTTTTAATGTCTAAAGCAACCCCTCTTCTCCAATCTTTTGCAATCTTGGATCGTGACTGTTAAACATTCTCTCATATATCTGAGCCTTTTCATTCAGCTCAATTCCGTCTGGTCCTATCTTGTGCCCTATCACAAAATCATTTGGTCCTAAATTTGCAGGAATGCCGTCGTATCTATCCGGAAGATTTGAATCTACAGTAAATGCCTGTTTTACCTTCCCATTTTTAACAGTGCCTAAAACCTCCTTGTTGTTTACCAACGCGTTTGGCTCTTCTCCTGCATTCAGACCTTTATCGGCATGTGTAGCATAATACATGTTTCGCATGCCTGTAGATGCTGCCTCGGATTCACTTTGTGAATTATACGCATCTGCTGCATTTGCATAATTACGTTTTGCCTCCGCAATAGCGCGCTCTCGTTTTCTTCTTGCACTATCTCCTCCAAATAATCCGCCAATTGCTCCAACTACAGCACCAATCCCTGATCCGATCAATGTACCAGCTCCTGGAAATATAGAACCAATAAGACCACCAATTCCTGCTCCAGTTTCAAGACCTGAAGTAATGCCTTCGATTTTAGACGCTTTGTTTTGATCGCTGACGTATTTATCTACTCCAGAAGAATCATATCCTCCCATTCTATCATACGCCACTCCGTTTACATATTCTGTAGATCTTGATGCCATATTAGACAGGTCTCCAGAAGAAAGAGTAGAGCTGTCATTCCAGTTATTAAGAAGGTCTATTCCTCCGTGTATTGCTCCATATGCATTGAGTGCGATGTTTGCAGCACCAAGAGCTTTGCTAGCCGCAGACTTTGCGCTAGATTTGGCAACATTTAAACCTTCATTATATACCGCGTTCCTAGCCTCATCACTTACTTGCTGCGCTGCCAATTTTCCATATTTTGCGCCAATTTCTTGCATTGTATTATTATATGTACTTATATAATTGGCTGCATTTTTACCAAGAGATAGTAATGGGCTTGCAACATTCTGTATACCAGAAGATATCGCTCGAGGAACAAATGCATTTGTGACTGGCTCTGCGGTCTGTGTAAAATATCCAGTTTGAGTTTGATCGGCATTTCTCTAATAACCACTACCAATCGGTCTAGTGCCTATGTCAAACTTTGGCAAATTAGAATATTTTTTAAGTTGTTTATAATCAATTTCTTTCATTGTTAACTATACGATTGTCTAAATTTAGTGATTATGTGAGAAATACAGTAATCTTGTCTTGGCTGAGTATCTGTAATTGTTTCTTTCATCCACTTACCTCTCAAACGATCTCCCCAATCATTACTCCCAGTTCTAGGTATGTCATATACAATATTGCCCTCTCGATCTGTAACAGCGTTCGGTTTATTATTTGTATTACGTATATCTGTAGAGAATTCGTATTCCTTGCTCAAAATGTACGCAGTAAAATATGGCCCATGTTTATCCCAAAATGTTTTTGATTTCATGTGGACGTCATTCTCGGCATCTTCATATTCTTCCTCCTCCCAATTGTTCCTATTCAAAGTAACTACTTTTTGATTATCAAATACTTTTGTTTGAGATGGCGATGAATTTACTACAAACTATAATATTGTTGGATTCAAATATCCAGATACTGTATTTATATAATTTAACTAATTTGGAAAAATGTTTGTTCCCTCCTTTACAAGAGACACGAGTACGTTATTAAATAATATTATATCTGAATATCTTCTTGTATATAGAGAAGTAGCAATATTATATTTAGTATTAAACACCAATTGCTTTTCACCTTCTTCGTCTTTTAAACACTGACACAATAATTCGTTGGTTTGTATATCGTAGTGTATGCGTGGAATTATACTAATGTCGTCTTTATAAATGTATTTGTTTATTATATTTTGTACATTTAGTTGTTCACCGTAATTAGCAACCTGGTTTTGTCTGCATATTAAGATTGCTTTATTTAGAACATCTATCCAATACAAGGCATCTTCTGTACTTGTTGCACAATAGTCGTATTTTCTTATGCCGTATTTTGTACTTAAATAATCCACTCTTTGAAGTACGCCGCCCTATCCCAATTGGATGGTTTCGCCAGCATTGTCGGTGACAAGACTTCTTTCATTCACACTAAGTTTTCCAAATGCTCCCGTTTGCCAAAAATAAAGATTATTATCTACAGACAACAATTCTGTTATTTCCCCATATCTAGAATCCGTATCTATAAAATCAGCCGGTCTAAATATTTGCCAATTATCTATCGACTCTCCATTTGTTTTTAATTGTGAATAACAAATACGTTGTGGATAGGAAATACTATCTAACTCTTTTTCTACAATTGGGGTATATGAGCTTATACTCCAATCGTTATCTGAATATATCAGATTGTATTGATGCAACGGCCTATTTTGTGATGAAATCCCTTCTATTTTTCCAGGTTCTAAGGTAAGATTAGCTGACCCGGTGTTGTTATAATTCATACCATAATCAAATGCTACATTTATTTTAGATTCAGTAGGAATATAATAAACAACTTGTCCAGACTACAGTGTGTACTTTCTATCATTGAAATCATACGTTTTAAACAGATTTACAAATTCTGAAAAATTCTAATACACATCTCCATCAAATACTTTACAAGTAACCGTATTTTGTCCTTTCGGCAATTCAAAATAGTTTCCAAATCCAAAGTATGCGTCATACGGAGAATAATCTATAGTAGGATGCTCTACATTTGCAACAATTGTGCCTATAAATTTTGGTTGAATTTGCTAGCGTAGGCAAGATCCTATTTCCGGAGCTTCTATGTTCAATAACATACAAACTGGGCCTGGACCTATCCATCCTCGACTATTAAAAGACACATCTTCCCCTTGGATATGATATACGTAATTTTTACGTGTAATGCCGTCCATCTATCCAGGTTGTGCAGCAGCTTCGCTTTCTGTAGCAGCCAAATCGTACATCCCTGTCGACGCCCAATTGTTATATTCCAAATCGCCAACGTTAGTGTTATAAGCCTTATATTGTTTTACAGCAGATATAACCTTCATTTTATCTTCTCCCAACTAAATTGAGGAAAATGCATTTTCCCAATTGGGATTTTTAACTTGTGCAACAGCGGTTATCAACGGGTGTGAAACATTATTAAAGTCTTGACTTTTATAGTCCAATTTAAATATAGTGGCTCTTGTTACTTTTTCAGAGACATCTCTAAATTCACTGCTATACGGATCGTCATTCCCTCCATAACCAGGAGATAGTTCATATTTTCTGAATAAATAAACACCTTCATCAATTTCATGAGTATCCAAACCGGGTATTGTAGACTGGTATGGGCTATCTCCATCGATAGGCGCAATTACTTTCTAGGGATTACCAGGATCATATACCATTGATCTCGTAGCATAATCTATTGCATTATCTTCACCTTCCTATTCTATATCAGATAACTACACCTTCTTTATAAAGTAAGATACCGGATTAAGAAATATCTAACCTGCAGATAACTATGACAATACATCATTTTGTGTTATATTTATTTCAGGGGCAAATGCTTGATAAAGAGTAGCATTTTCCACATTTGTTGCACCATAATCAAAATACGGTACATTTTCTCCATAGGAGAGAGTAGGTGTCCACAATTCATACACACGATCGCCTGTAAAATTTATTTGTTGCGATCTACTAGATACATAATATACGAAATTGGTAGATAACAGTACGTTTGGATAATAGGGCGTTCTATATGACGGATTTGCAAATTTAGCCTGCCTAGAGGGCCTGGATAATGCAACTTGTAATAAAGTTTTCGTGTGGTTGTAAGATTTTTCTCTTCTTACGATTTCAAATCCTACAAAATCGCCCCAATCATTTTCGGTGCTTATCTAAAATTCTACACCATACGGATTCGCAAAACCTTTGTTATAAAATGGTCTGTTAGCAAATCCAAGCGATCCTGTATCCTCTACACTAGAATTTACAGTAATGTGCGCAGAATTATTATATTTTATTTGATTTACATCCGTTCTTCTGCCATATTTATCGTAATATACTATGCCATATTCATACTTTTCACCATATCTAAGAGACCTTAACAAACTGGATGTAAACATTTCATTATACGAAACGTCTCCGGAATAATCTATACCACATTGATAAAAATAATTTCCTATAAGATTACTGTCGTCTGTAGTTTTTGTATAATTCGACACGGACGGTTTTAAATCCTTATGTAACGTTTCATCATAATATTCGGAATCGTCTATCTTAATAGAAAACTCGCAAGCTCTAGGAATTACTGTAAAATGTGGATTTTCCTAGATAATTGTTTCATCCTTGATATTACTTTCGAACAAATACCCCTAGCTGGATTCTATTACCTACGGAACAAGAGTGTATGTCTATAATGCGGAGAATTCGTCCAATGAATATTTTTGTAAATTTGTAGTTCCGTTATCTACAAATAAATACTACTCGTTTTTTGTAAAATACTCGTCCGCGATTAAGTATATATCCGGCTGCTAATTTGGCCTAATATAACTTATTCTAAATATTTGTATTTTATCAAATATTTTATTTGCCAATTCGTCAGGAGTAATGGTCAATTTAATACCTATGTCTGTTACTGTATCTTCCGCATTGCCAGTTTCAATACCTCTGTTCGTTCCTATCACATGTATTTTGTTGGTTAGTGGAGACAATTTACTAACGTATGAATATTTGGTATAAAATCTATAGGCATATTGTACTTGTTGTGTCTTAAGATTTCCACTAGTTTTTTGTAATCTGGGTTTAGAACTAGGAAAATATGCATTCGACCTTAAATAATCTTCCGGTATATTGTTTACATTAAATCCACCGTTCACAAATAAACAAATAGGCGCCCCTTGACCGTCCGCTATATATACTTTTATTACACTTTCACCGTCTTCTTTTTCTACTTCTTTGATCATTACAGTAGAAAACTTTGGTAATTTTGGCTCGTTTTGTGAAACATATATAGACTTGAAAACAACATCGTTTGTAGAATATATGGCTTTGTATACTTCCCATTTATTATCCGTATTTTTTACAATAACAATGCCAATATTCTCTATTGAATCTACTGCTAGAATCTTATCTGCCGATGTAATTACTCCACTTGTAAACGATTTGCCAGCAGGTACAGGAGCCACAACCATCTCTGTATTATTAGGGTTTAAATCTCCCCACAACAATGTATTATTAGTGATGCGGATATTCTAACCAAACAAGTACTGATCCGCACCTATCATGTCATATGATGTATCAGAGTTCATACCTTTTGTAAAGGTATTAACCTGATAATTATTTGCAGTTCGTTGATTAGTATCCATAATAATAATCGTTTATAATAGTTTGTCTATCTCCAGCATGTCTAAAGAACGTATCGTCAGAATCCCAATCTGGGATAAGCTTTGTCCAATCATTCTTTATAGCCCTCATTTCGCCTTCATCAGGCATCATGCATTCAGCATATGCTTGATTACGATAGAAATGCCATTGCTGTTGTATGTACTAATATGTATTAGCTGCAGTATTAACTCCTTTCTTACCTCCAAGTTTACCTTTAAGGTATTTAGGGAAGCTGAGTTTCATTACTACATACCAATATATAGCCTCTTGATAAGATGGTAAATCTGGAATTACTGGGTATCCCTTTTCGTCTGTAAGTATGCGTTTGTACGAAAGCTTAATGTAACCTTTGGGCATATTAACCACAATCCATCCAGGTTTAATAAAGTATGTGAGATCTCTAAAAGGAACACCTTTTGGGAACATCGTGTCGACATATTTCATTCCATTCCTAGTCCAAACTTGTGCGTTCATTGTCGTAGGATGTTCTATAAACCCTTCGTGGTAATGGTCATGTATGCACGGTACGTGATACTTTTCTACCCATTCTCGGTGATGGCAGCAACAAGCATCGCTGTCACTATGCCACTTTGGGTGATGATGAGGTCCAAGATTGTGGAATATTCCAGTATCTTTTCTCATCGGATACCACGGACCACCAGGATTTGGACTATATGCAACACCTTCCAAGAACTATAATCCCCTAGGGATTGGGACCTGTCTGTCTGCTATCTTTAAGATTGGCTCACCTTTTTCCCCAGATTCAACTACTTCGTACTATGTTGGGGCTCCAATCTTTTCAACAGCTTCAAATATCCATTCTTTTATATCTGTTATGCGGACATTCTTTTCTGACAAGTCTAAGTCTGCCATAATCTTTGCTATAACGGACTCACATCTTGTATAATTGTATATCATCGATATTTATATAATCGTGTTTGTTAAAAATTAGTTGAGCTAATTTGCGTTTGTTCTATCGTACCAAGCCGAGCTAATACCTATACCTATCTGGGAACGTCTGTGGTAATTTAGACCAGTATAATCTAAACTTATAACCATCAGAGTGCTCGTTTAGGTGATATATCTTCTTATCATATTCTTTACTCGCTTTATAGTCTACAGATAGTGACTTTGGAGTAAGGCTTTTCGGTCTATATTTAACCACCTATATGAAACCCAATCCATACGGCATTTTAAAGCCTTCTGAGCGCTCTAAAACTATCTCCTGGATAATCTAACACATTTCATCTAAAATGCGCTTATAGAGGCTGTATGGGGCCAAAACAGGGGTTTCTCGGTACATATCGTAGAACGTATACGCTTTTTTATTTTTCCTGATCTTGTGGTCCATGTGGTTTAATTCCGTCAAGCGTAGCGTTGTTGTCATCATCGCTAGGCATACGAACCATGAACGCCAGCTCATTTTTAAATATTCTATTCTTTATTTCAGGTATCATCCAACCAGGAATGTTAATGTCGTCTTCATCTGTATTCTCATCTACATTTTCTTCTGCAATGTACGACATCCAAATGTAACCAAGGTACATACAATCAAGGTTACCTTGTACATAAATATGACCATTTGAATAGTACCAAGTCAGATCTCTACCTGTGTATTTCCTATGCCAATGAAAATGCCTACGCACTTTGTTCATCGGCTATAATGGGCACCCTTCTTGATCGAATACCGATACTATGTTCTTAGGGTCTGTCTCGAACAGATCTGGAACCTCATCTACGGTTCTCCTTAAGAACAGTGGAGTGCAGTCGAGTGATTCGACCATCTCCAACTGTAAAGGGCCCACGGTTTTCGTGAGCTCTTCGTCAAAGTAATCATCGCTTCCGTCTTCGTTCTCTTTCTTCTCTTTCTCTTCTTTGGTCAAAAGAGCTTTGTAGTGCATTATCCATGCTATAATCTATGCTCTAGAGAAGTCTTCGGATTCGCTAATGTTATTATTGCGAACGATGAGCAGTATATCGTCAACAAGAGTACGAAGTGAAAACATACTCATGTTACTTAATTATTTCTACAACTCTTACATCAGAAGTGTTAATAAGGTCGTTTGTATTTACTATTTCGTACCTACTTTTAGTAACCTTCTTGAAGTCTAATGTAAAGAGTCTCTTGATAAAACTTTTCTTATTCTTATATTCTTTATGTTTGTAAGCATACAAATACTAAGTATTTTGTAAATCTATACCTATATCTACTGTATCTTTACCTATAGTATAGTATACTTTAGTAAGAGGATTGTAGGATATACTATCTGTATATGTAGTATCTTTTAGTATAACTGTAAGGTCTCCCTATACCCCCTTACCCCCATTAACGTTTACGTGTTGCGTCTAAGTTGCAGCACTGGTTAATGCAGAAGGTTTTATCTTATTCGCAGCCCTTACGCTGTCTAATTGCTGAAGTAGTCTGTCTTTTGATTCTTGCATATCTTGTATAGTTAACTGAAGAGTGAGTTTGTCCTTCTCGTTGTTAGATACCATACCCTAATATGCCTCTATATTATTAAAGGCCGTTTCCAGCCTCTCTGAGAGCTTTTTATTCTACTTGTGGAGCATTATACCCCAACCAAGCAAAAGTGCCACAGAGAGCCCCAAAACGGCCCCTAAAACAGTCTTATAATTCTTCAGCAACCAAGCTATTATTGTTGCCATCTGAATCTTTGTTTAAATCTAGTTCAATTCCTGTATATTCTTCACCTTTGGCCTTTAAGAATTTGCTTAACATTCTCCATGGACCGTCTGGGTTTAGAGTGTTAAGATTTTCGAGTATAGACCAAAGTTCTGTCAATGTTACAATTGCTGTAATACCACCGCTCAGCCATAACGTAGCATTTTCACCAAAGAGTACATATTCAATAAGATGTGCAAGTAAGATAAGAGCAAATTCGTCTTTTATTTTTATAAGAGTTCCTTTCCAGTTTTTCCTGCTTGTTATCTTTTTACCCTTTTTTATTGCCACATTTATACCGTAGCACATGTCTACTACAGAACAACTAAAACATGCGATAAGTAGACCCGTAATCGGGGTGAAATACGATGCTAACAATGCCCCACCAGCTATAGCGACTTTACCAAACCATGTATTGCCACTAAGACCGTGGAACATGTGTCCTATAGACTAAAATAGGTTTGTCATTTGATATTTATTGTGATGCGTTCTCCTTTGTCAGAAGCTGCCTTGAGGATTGGATAAAGCTTTGCAAAAGTGTTTTTACTCTCCAAAACCTTACCAACTACAGTATTCTTACCAACCAATATACAGCCGCACGTGTCCTTGTCAGAATTTCCTTCATGGATGAGTACACCATCATACCCAGGTATGTTTAAAATTCTTGGCATCTTTGCGCCACAGAACTTAACAAACCACGGCTTTTTGCTGTATTTAGGAGAAATTATATGCAATGTTACTTCATATTCTCCGGCCGGTATAGCTGTTTTCCCGTACACCTTTTTGGCTTTTATTTCGCTTAAAGACATACTCTGCTTCAATCCTCGGTCTTTGTCTTCCAACGTATCACAAAAGTATTCACCATTTATGTATAATCTACCTATGGTGTATGTATCACGTTTGGCGATACGCTTTAATGTCAATTTCATGATTGTTGATAATTAGTGGCGAATGTGAACTTACTTCCGGTAGTACAGTCATATATACTACCTTGTCCGTCAAGTATCATCAAATGATTAATAGTTGTATTAAACCACATAGTTTGTGGATTTGTTACTATCATGCCAAGGTCTCCTTTTGATATATTCATTGTCTTATAGAATATATCAGAGTTCCACTCTGATTCACTAGAACTAGAAGTAAGCCCGAGTGAAATCACCTTATTATCCTTTCCTGTAGTATCGTACCCAGCAAGTTCGAACGAAGACAATACAATCTGATAATGTTTTGAGCTGGAAGAAGTACTAGTAATATTTATTACAAGTTCTACGTTTGCGTAACTTTCATCTCTGGTTTTACGAATAATCATAGAATTAGAACCGCCGTTACTAAAACCTGCATAATATTCACACAGGTCGCTTACAAACTTGTCAACTAGCGACTGGTAATTATATTCTCTTCCGCTTACAGTAGGCTCTGTACCTTCTCCTGGAGAAATGGTATATGAGAACGTGTGTTTATTCAAAGCTCTTGTGGAGGAATTAATATCAACAACTCCTACTGTAAATTCAACCAACGCTGGATTAAAAGTAGCCTGGCCTTCTTTTTGCCAAGGGTTTATTTGTGTTCCGCTGATACGCAATTGATCTATTACCTAAATGCAAGAACTTCCGAAACTTGATTCAGATTTAATAATAGGAATAATCGAAAGAATATTCTCTGTTATAACTTTGTTTTGTACAGGATTTGCAGAAGAATTGCTCATCTGTGAATCCACAGTTCCACTTCCACCAATCTCGATGTTGCCACTACCAAGCAAACTGTTTCCGTTTACGGTCTTAATATTAGTACCACTAACCAGCGTATCTTGCTTATCTGCAACAGCCGTTTCTACATTTTCAATATCTGTAAGAGCACTGTCAAGCACGCTACTAATACTATCTATACGACCATTTACAACATTGAACTGGTTGTCGCCGTTTTTAAATACTGCAGTATTTAATGCTGTGATAGCAGAAGCATTATTTCCAACAGTTGTAGCGAGATTGGTTACCTCTGACTGATTAGCCTTACCTGCAATAGTGTCGGTCATTTGTGAGGTGAGGCTTATTACAAGATTTGAACCATTAGACGATGTTACAATACCAGTCGTGCCTTGGAAGCCTACTGTACCAGTACCTGCTAGAGATACATCGTGTTCGTCATCTGTGTGAAGAATTTTTATGTCCGCAGAACCACCACCTTGTATATCAATGTTACCAGAACCAAGAATGGATTGATTGTTAATAGTCTTAATATTTGTACCACTAACGAGAGTGTCTTGTTTACCGACAATAGATTGATGAAGGCTGGAAATCGCACCATTTACAACCTTATTTTGTACTGGATTTGTAGAATTTGCATCCAAAGCGTCATCAGTTATAATGGGCACCTGTTTTCTATACAAAAAACAGGTATAGGTACCGTTATAAATGCTTATAGCATACGTATACAAAACTGACCTGTTCATGAGTCCTTGAGTGTCGGTTTCGGTGGCTTGAAGATAAATTGTATAATACGGCCCTGAATCATCTTTTTTAACATAAGTGGGGGTTAATGTAAGAATACCGCCATCTACATACGTGAGCTTCATTAAGCACGGTTTTTTTGGATAGCCGTCGGAGAAGTTGTCGAACATGTCGATTGCTGCCGCACCGCGGAACTGCAAAAACTACCACCCGTTATCATTATAACCCCATTTGTTCATTGCAGTGAAATCATAAACCTCGACGTTTGCAGATCCGCCACCTCCACCACCTTCTTGAATGGCGTCATACACGGCGCCTGATGTAATAAGGTTTGAACTATTTTCCGTAACAACCGTATCTACAGCGCTTGCCTCACCTGCAGCATTAACAATACTGTCAACGCCGACCTTTGGATAAAACGCTGTACCGTTAAGTTTTAATTGTTTAATTTCCATACCTGTTTAGTATTGTTAAACTGCTGCAAATTTAGCATCAGTTTGCGATTTTGTATAATAATTGTTAAATTTATAATCCGTCTCGCCCTTAGTGTAATACCCGCTAAGATCTACTCCTGCTATTGCGTCCTGTATTGCCTGTTGAATCATTGCGTCGATTTCAGACTTTGTATAATAGTCTTCGATAGACGCCTTTGTTGCAAACTTGCTGTCGCATTGCGACTTGGTGTAATAATTGTTTGCATCAAAGATGTCAGAAACAGGAATATCAATATCTTGCTTACCCGCATCTGTATTAAATGTAATCTTGAGCACGCCGTTTACAATACGCACATTGCTTACCATACCGTCCTTTACAAACTGAGAAGCATCAATAGAATCGATTATTGTACCTTCGGAGTTCTTAAAGACAATCTGCTTGTTTGCAGAATCGTAATCAGCAGAATGTACAACATCTGTAGACACTCTGTTGTTTAAAGTAGATACTGCGGAAGCTACGTTCTGTTCTGCAGTTTGAGCCCTCGTCGCCTCGTTGCGTATAGCAGAAGTATTAGACTGTACTGCTGTATCAAGAATCGCTTCTGCGTTTTGAGCACGATTTTTTTCAGCAGTAACACTGTTCTGCAAGGCGTTTTCTGTAGAGACCGCTCTGTTTGTTTCTGCATTAATCGTAGACTGCAGTTCAGTTTCCTTTGTTATAGCACGAGTTGCTTCAGATTGAATGGCTTGATGCAATTCATCTTCACGACCAGTAGCTCTACTTATTTCAGAATTAACAGCATTGTTAAGATTTTGTTCAGCAGTTTGTGCTCTAGATGCTTCACTATCAATGTTGTTCTGTAGTGTTTGTTCTGCAGCTTTTGCTCGCGTAGATTCTGCACTAATTACTCCTTCAAGGATAACAGACTGAGCTTGAATCTCTCCCTCCAATCTAGTATCGCCATTAGACCTGTCAACAATTTCTTGATCGACTTTTTGATCCATGCCAGCAGCGTCTTCCTTAGTTTGATACGTGTTGGAGATGATAGTTTGTAAATCAAAGATGCCTTGTTTTGTAGCATAGATATGCGACGCTTCGTCTTTTCTCAGATAAGCGCACAGGTGTTCTATAGCTACAGGTTCAGGCTTGTGGCACATTGGATGTGCATGATCCCAACAGTATACATTATACATAGGATTACCACATCCGTGCATTGTAACACCGTGGCAACGTTGCAAGTTGCTCATTTCTATAGAATTGCAATCCGGTGTTTTTGGATTGCAACAAGTATTGCATGAATTCATATTTAATATAATTAAATAGCTGACCAGCCAGGTTCTGCTTCTGACCATTCAAAATGTGTATACGATCTCGAACAAGTGCATTCTGATACATCCGGACCTTCAACTTTAATGTTTACAGCAATCAACTATTCAACATTTTCAATTCTAAATGGAATGCTGCACACATTATTACTACCAGTTTCGGTTCCTACACCAGCACCTTCTGCTTTGTCATGATAATATGTTGGTACCACTGAATTATGGTATATAGGACTAGTTGTTCTAAGACCAGCATTAGAAGTATACCAGTAACACCATGTAACAAATTTTGCAGAACTTGCCACATAATTACCTGGAGAACTTTGTAGCACTGCATTTATTTCTATAGAATAACATGTACTACCAGGAGTATTTTTATTAGTTCCTGACGGACATATTATAAAATAAAAACCTCCATCTTGTTTGGAAGGAGAAGCAAAATTAAACTGTTTTGAGTACACATCTGTGCTGTTTATCGTGACAACACCGTTTGCGTCACTTGTGACAGCTGTTCCGCCTGTACCTTTAATCGTTACACTGTTTCTTGTAGTAGTGTTATCTACAACGGTCAACTTGGTATTACCGTTAGTTGTTGCAGCATTAGCCGCAGTACCACTTCCAGCATATAGATGAGTAGTATAATGAGTATCAGTAAAAACAGCATTACTTGGAACTGATTTATTGATTGTATAACTAATTGCAGTTGGAACACCACCAGTAGTAAAATAGACTGGTTGATTAGTATTACCAATTTTTGATGTATTAGTTAACTTTTCAGCACTAGTTGCAGCTCCACCCTGAGTAGAAGAACCAGCATATTTAGTATTACCTGCCAAAGCAGTAGATGCTGTATTACCAAGAGCCAGATTTGATTTATGATTCCATGTATATTTTTCACCAGTCGTTACAAGGGAAACATCTGTACCTCCACTTGCTTCTGACTTACTTGAATATGTCGTGTCCGTGAATACTGCATTCGATGGTACTGTCTTGTTTAGTTGATACGAGCAAGCAGTTGGTACACCTTGTTTGAAATACACCGGTTGTGTTTCGCTACCTACGCTCGTGGTGCTTTCTAGTTGGTGTGCCATATGTGCAGTTCCATATACAGTCCCCTCTAAATTACCAACAAATCTATTCGCAAATATCCAACCCCGTGACGGAAGGACATACATAGAATTATTGCGATACGTGATATCTGTAATATCTGCGGTGGTGTCATTATGTTGTCCTGCGGCAAAAAGCAAAGGCATGAGCCCATCTCCGGTGTATAGGCGTTGAGTTACTTTTGTATCTGTATTAGTTACAGTTTCTGTAGCACTTGCAATTCCCGTGACATGTCCCATACCATCTAATGTAATACTCTAGATATAAGTTCTACCGCTGTTTGAAACACTTGCTTGAGAACTAGTATCAGCATGAGAGATAGTACCGCTTGATGTAATTGGACCGCCTATAAGACCTGTACCTGTAGCAATATTTGTAACTGTACCATCAGGCTCGTCTCCAGAAGGTATTAAGTTCCACGAACTACCGTTAGATATAAACACATCTCCTATTTTTGCAGACTGTGACGCGTATGTACCGGCAGTGATTACCTTGTACGTATACCCTTCATTGCTTGCAGCGGCTGTTGGTAGAGAAGTAATCGTACCTCCAGTACCGAGAGTACCCTTAAATATCATTGGTTCTGGAAGGGCATCTATTGCCGCTTTAACGGCTTTTGATGTAGGAAGTGTAGTGTCGTCACTACCCAATGTTGTCACAATAGTTTTTCCAGACTTCTTTACACCAGAATTTCCATTACCAAGTATAATTGTGTTTGCTGTAAGATCAGACCCAGTTACATTGTTCGCAATACTAGGAGTAACAGATACTGTTTGTGCAGTTCCATTTGAAGGTGTAACTGTAAACTTATTTGTGCCGCCCGCAAACGTATATGTGGTATTTGTATCTGTTGCGGCTATTGTAATCTTATCGTTTGTTGCGTCTGGTGTAATGGTTATATTATTTCCCGCGGTAAGTTCAACCGTGTCTGTTTCACCATCCGCCGCAATTGTTGTATTGCCAATCTTAATGTTGCTAAATGCGTTTTGATTTACTTCTGCACCGCTAGCAATGCCGTCCAATTTTTTCTTATCTGTTGAACTCAAAAGACCGTTTGCAGATTGTGTTGCAACACCTGTATCTGTGTCAGTTATACGCTTGTCACGAAGATCGTATTTTTTCTTATCCGTTGTTCTTATATATTTAATATTCATGACAATGTGTTTTTAGTGATTACGAGACTGTTATTGTCTCTTGAATTCCATTGAATGTAGACGAGGCGCCTGTCGTTTTGTCGTACTTAACGTCGGTTACAAGTATGTTTTCTGCTTTCGTTCCTGTAAATGTTTGTGCAGCAGCAGTACCTCCAGTGTGCAATGCTGTTGCTACAGTAGCACCAGTACCAGTATTTGCAACAGCACCAGTAGCAACCGTTGTCGCATTTGCACTTGCGGTAGCAACAACCGTAGCGGTACCTGCAACAAGTTCATTACCAACAGCTGTACTTGTGATAGTGAGTGATGGTAGAGTGCCTTTGCTAAATGTACCTTGTGCGGTTACAGCGTTGGCTTTGTTTAATGTCGGGGTATCGTGCAAAGTAGTCTTGCTTGCACTTGAGAAAACAAGTGTTTCCACATCATCTCCAGATGTAGGAACACTACACTTAACGCCATCTGTATCTACAGAAACCGCTGTACCTGCTGTAAGCGATGTTCCAAATGAACCAGTTGTTGGGGCACCGAGAGATGGAAGTGAACCAGCATTCCAACCACTAGCACTACCAACATTTGTAGTATTCAAAGTGGGAGTATCGTGCAAAGTTGTAGTCCCAGCAACTCCCTTTATAGTAGTTGTGACGAGTTTGGATGTTGTTCCACCTGAAAGAGTAATCGAACTGGCTGCATTTTTACCCGCTGGCGTATAATCACCTTTAGTCAGTGTTGCTTGTGTATTTGTTTGAGAAAGGGTGGTTGTAACAGAACCTTTCGGTTTATACTGCGTGCTAGCATTATCTTTATAAGCAAGTGTACCTAAAACTCCAGTAGAACCTAATTCAGACCAAATAGTACCGTCGAATACAAATTCCAACGATTCTCTACCTTCGACATCTTTTATAACAAGATCTCCAACCTATGCTGTATAAGGCTCGCCATTAATTATAATTGGGTTTACATCGGCGCCATCAAATATATTAGACGTAGTTTTACCTCTATAGTGCACACCGCCTGCAACAATATCATAAAGATCGTCAATGTTGTTAGTATTTATGGCTATCTACTCACGTCCCTGTTTATCGACAATTTCATATTTTTCTGAGCCGACTTTGGCGTACGATATCTTACTTTTAGAATTGTCGAAAATATGATTTTCTTGTCTCATGACTGTTGATTAAATAAGATTGTTTCTTGTGATTCATCTACTGCCGTATAATTGTCAATTCTTTCATGTATTACGGACAGAAGAGCGTCTGTTTCAGACTGTGTGTAATATGGGGCAAACTCACCAGCATATTCAAATTCTCCTTTTTCTTGCGACCATCTATAATAAGTTGTAGCGTCATCGTGTGTAAAATCTATCATGACTTTAATAATGTCGCCGTTCTTTAACTTACTTCGGTCGTAGTCATCTAATTCAACCTTGCTAGCAACAACATCTGATATACCTGTCTTTGCGTCTACTTTGTCTATCTTAGACTGTACGTCGATACGTATATCTTCTACACAGTTCGCATCGAAGATGATGTTTCTAGGGTATTCATTAGATTCGCCTTGAAGAATGTTATAAGAAATAGGGGGATTACCGTTTTTTGCTACGATATTTGTTTGTATTCCCATATCTATATAAAATAAAAATACACCACAGCGGCGCTTATGGCCGCCGCAGTGTATTATGGTTTAAAATTAGTCTCCGACCTCAATTGGGGCGATATTGTCACTGTCAACACCTGCAAAGTTCTTCAATGCGTCGTAGATATTAGTAGCCTTACCGGTCTCCTCATAAATCTCAACAGTCTGCTTAGTCTTGCGGAAGATGTCATCAGCTGCGCGATACATGTTCTCGAATTCGAGAGTAACTGCATCATATTGCTTAGACAAGTCTGTCTGCATTGCAGGCTTGATGATTGGCCAAGTACCCTCACCACGGTTCAGGATACCTTCGTAACCCATAGCCTGAGCCTCACGGTCGCGTACAAGCTTAGCAGAAGCCGTATACATGTCACCAGGAGTCTTCGTAATCTTTACACCGTCGAGGCTATACTTATTCTTAGAAGTAAAACCAACACCGTTAGGATTAGTGTAGTACACGTTCGCGTTGAAACGAACCTGACCAGCCCAGTTGATGGTATCTACAGAATCATCATCGTCATATGGCAGAGCCGTAAGAGTCAACACACCTGCCTCTGCAACAGCCGATACGCGAGAACGCTTGGCATTCTTAGCAATATCTTTAGCAAAACCAGCTGCAATCTCAGTAGCGGTATCACCTGCAACAGTTACGTAATTGTAAGAATCGGTCCACTTACGATAGCGAGTTGGAAGGTCCTTATACGTAATGCGAAGAGTCAGACAGAAACCACCGTCATCGATAGTGTGCAAAACGTCTTGAGTCATTTTAGTAAAATCTACAACAACCTTTTCTTGCACATCATCCTGATATGTAGAATATGTAAGAGCCTTGATGTCTGCACGCTTAATGTTGTTAGACCACTTGATCACTGGCGTAGTAGCAACAGTCCCGTCTCGTTTTGTATACTTAGTGCTATTAGAGGTAACAAGACCGATTTTGATCTCATTTGCCTGAGCGAGTTCATCTGCAGAAAGATAACCCTTGTTAATAGAACCGTCAAGGTTCATGAAAATATATTGACCTGCAGAAGCTGTAGCAGGATCAGTTGCAATGGTGCCAACGCCTTTACCAACGAGCACCGTATTAACATATGTAATCATATAATTAAATTAATTTTTTCTACTCCCCCTATCTACTATGTCTCCACCTAAAGAGCTGGGGTTTCCACGTTAAAATTATTCTTGAGTTAATACCTCATTGGTCAGAGTCTTATATCGCGGATCAGATTGGTTTTCAACATACATCTGTGCTGCTATTTTTATAATCTCCGACCAAATATGGTCATCGAAGTCCTTATATTCGGTATAAGGATCCGTATTCGTTATTTCTTCAGGCACTTTAAGGTAGCCTAAAGTATATTTGTTTATTGTGTAATTTTTGTCCGTTAACAGACGAAATCCATCTTTTGTTTTTACGCGTAATGGTCTGGCTCTCTTAAACCTGTAATGAAAGTCTGTAAGCTTATTCATCACCCTATACATGAAGCTATCAGCTGTACATTCAAACACGCACACATCTAACGGATTATTACCTTCGTTGTCAGATATAATTATGTCTTCATTGAGAACATATAGCATATCTGCTGGATAATTATATTCGTAACTATCATAAGAAGGATGTGTGGTATCTGGTTCTGGGGTCGTCATTATAGACTCCCTTAACAGATTTATAAGATCCTTAGTACGCTTTTCTGTTTGTTCGTACGAAGTATAATGAGGAGCATTGCCATTGAAACGTTCTTTGACAAACTTCATCATCGCCTGGTTGATCCAATAGATACTGTCGTCTGTAACAGGCTTTTCTAACGCATTGTCAAGCTTGTTTATTTCAAGTTCGAATGCTGCTATTAAATCTATGCACCTCATAATTATTCGTTATTTCTACCACGTCTTGCGTTGTTGGCCTCTTGTTCCTTAGCCGCCTATCTGCGAGCCTCATCAAGCTGTCTCTTACGAGCTTCAGCTCCTGCAACATATTGTACATAAAGATCTACTGCACCAGATACAAGCTCTTCAAAAGCATCAAGCGGCAACTCACATTTTGTAGAAGTCATAAGATTAAAGTGTGCCGGTTGCTTATAATACGACAATTTGATGCCAACCGGAGTTGTATATTGGTCATATATAACCGTAAGAACTTTCTTATCATCGATGTTACCAAGTGTTGCTGCAGGATATCTCAATATACGTAAAGTATCGTGTGGAGTCTCTATTAATTTCCATACATCAGACTGAGATGTAAGTTGATTTGGAATTACTCTAATTGGCAGCTAACTGCTTTCCTGTCCGGTGTTTACATTCTATTTAAATGCAAAAGTTTTACTTACGTTAGAAACACTTCTGATATACATATAAAAATCACCAGGAAGTCTATACGAAACGGAACGACCAGTTGCTCCTATAGTTCCTTCTCCAATTGTCATTGTAGTAGTAGTATCTTCTACAACATCGTTCTCGTTGCTTATCAGTAATTCTTTTTCTCCCATTAATGACTGCAAAACAGACTCGACATGTGCGGACAAATGTGAACCTGACTAAATTTGGTCAAGATTTCTGTATATCTCGTGGATATACTTATCCTGATATTGATTTAAGAAAGAGTAAATCGTCTCTGTGTCTAACTTATCCAGAAATTCTGTATCCGGAATCATGGTCTGAACTCGACGCTCGAATTCAATACCTAATCTTCTAGTATCGGCTAATGTCATGCTTCAAGTCCTCTCATGTTAAGTTTAGAATTAAGTCTCGATGATTCTACGTTCTCTAATGCAAATGCTACAGCAAGGCTAATCAGTTCTTCTGCAACAGTGCTGTTACATTCAAACTCATATCGTTTCGCATAAGTAGGATTTCCAGTTTCTACCTTATCACCACCGTTCCAAGGAGTAGTACCGGTACCTTTATAATCAAAATACGATGCATACTATACTCCTTCTGGAAGAGTTTCTGGAAGATCTTTTACAAAAGGCATAGGTCTCTTAATATAAGTAACCTACAAATCATTTCCGCTATCTTCTGGAACATTTAACGGATCGTATACGATATAGATTTTTCTATCTTCTAGATAACAAATCGGTTGTTTAATCCAAGGTAGATTGTATGCAGAAACAAAAAACTTCTAAGCAATCTCATGATTTACTAATTTTATTGGCAGAAGTCTTTTTGTATGATTATCCGCAGGGTTATATTTCATTCTATCCGGATTTGTTTCATCTTCTCCTTCATCGGTTTTTCCGTTATCAAATGGTGTCCATTTGGAACCATCTGAATACCACATAGAGGCTTGTAAAAAATACAACATATCTTCTGGAGCATCTCCGAAAGATCTATTCAAATAATAATCTTCGTCATACCTAATATCGACCGTTTTTGTCAATGGCCCAAGATCTGCAATAGACTTGATATCTGATTCAACAGTAGATCTACGAACATTATTACCTGTAACCTTCTGTGCAATTAATGCATTGTACGCTTTGTCAAGAACAGTAGCAACTTCGTATTCTGTTAACGACGGATATGACGTTGAAGCACCAGCTTTGTCATATTCGATCATAAACTTAGTATAAATATCTTTATGCGTCATATGTCGTTATATGATATAATTACTTGTTTTCTACTTGATTAATAATAGAAAGCTTCAAGTCTTGGTTTTTCTTTGAGTCCAGATAAGCAATAGCTTCGTCAAGAGAATCTGCAAACATCTCTGTACCATAGTAGTACTGAGTGCGATCCTTACGGATAACACCTTTTGCGATAGCGGATTCGAGCAAGAACTCTGTTTCCTTGGATTTGTTATCAACCCACTTAAGGAAAAACTGCTTAGGATTCTTGTCTACCATATTGAACAATGTAGATTCTACAAGTTCGTTTGACATTGTATCAGCCTTGACACCCAAGATACGCAAACATTTACGCATCTGCTCAAGAGTAAGTTTATCAAACTCTTTGATGGCGTCTCTACGAAGCTTGTTAATCTTATTTGCTTCTATCGCTTCTGCTTCACGGTTGATCAGCAGATAATCTTTACCTGCATCCATCTTGTCAAGCGATGTAGCAACACGCTTGTGACCGCTAAGGAACTTGATGATCATAGCCTGTCGTGGAATAGAATCGTCCAATAGAACTGTTCTAGATCCAACTTTTACACAGAAGGTGTTCCAGAAATCACTAGACTTTGCCAAATGTCCCTCTGGATAACCAAGAGCTTTCTCATAATATTTTTCATCATCTGGGGTAAGCCCCGTATAGATCGACCCGGATCGGGTAAAGTAAGGAGAAATATAGTCAAAACAAGACTTATATTTGATCAACCCTGCCCAGGGATTCTTCTTCTTAATTTTTAATTCAACTACCATAATTGTTTAATTAGTATGTTGCAATGCCGGACGCACAGGTTCCTTGAAGGAACCCATGCTCGGTCATTGTTATATTTTTATATCAGATTACGCGCCAGTCATACCGCTAAGGTCGTTCTGGATCTCAGCATCCTCTGCATCACAGTACAGAATACCGCAAGACAGTGGATTACGCAGCATGATACCCATTTCACCAAGGAAGTGAACTTGGTAACCATCGCGGCTGTTAGAACGTAGCGTGTTAATGCTGTTAGCGTAGCCGTTAGGTGCTACAGAACCACCAGTGAACCACTGTACAAATTCACGACCCTTACGACATACCTTAACTACGTTAGCCTGACCATCACGCTGGCCAAGATCAACGAAGAGGAATGTATAAGACATCAGTGGTTTACCTGTCAGTGGGTGAAGCTGACGGAAGAGCTCCATGTTGTCAAAGAGAGCGCAACGCTTAACTGTCAGCTCGATACCGTTGGTCATCTTATAAGTAGTGAACTGACCACCGAGAGTCAACTCCTGACCAGAACCAGTGATAAACTTAGTATCGATAAGGTTGAAGCTAGCTGCCTTCTCCTTCAAGATACGGTCAAATTCACGAATGCCCATTTCACCAGTCAGTGCAATGAACTTACGCTCATTAGTACCAAGGAGATTGTAGCAAAGATCGAAGAGGTAATCCTCGAAGAGTTCTGCAGTAAGCTTAGTGTAGTAACGTACGTTTGCAGGGCTAATCTGCTCGAACAGACCTGCAGAAATAGCAACAGGACGTCCGTTCGTGCCTTTAAGTGCATAAGTACCGTCAGCGTTACGGTTAGAGTGAGAGAACAAGAGGAACTTCTCTTCACGACGCTTCCATTCACGAAGAGCAATCCAATACTGGTAGTCAGACCAGAGGTAAGACTTCTTGCCAGTTTCAGGATCAGTCAAAGCGATAGCGAGAACTGTGCTGTAAGCATCACCGGTGATATCGTAAGTCAGACGAAGAGTCGTAAGGTTGTTACGCATCTTAAATGGAGTCTGATAGTTGATGATATCTGCCTCGTCGCTGTACTCTTCATAAGCAGAACCGATACGGCTTACCTGACGACCTGGGAGGAGGTAATCACCTGGAATATAAGAACCGGCGAAACCCTCTGCAACATAGCACTCATATACCCAAGTAGAACCATCCTGATAAGGAAGGCCGGAAACACGTACCTGGAAGTTTACATTATCGAAAGAGAGCACTGCACCTGGACCGAACCATCTTTCTTCCAAACCAAGATAGATTGGAGTACCGTTGAGACCTGGAGTAACAGTCTGGTAGTTAGAAGAATTGATCTCCTGACCATTCCACTTAGCATAGCGAATGTTAACTGCATGTTCAGAATCAATCATCACAGACCACTCGTATTCACGATTTTCGATGATCATAGTCTTACCAAGACCACCTGTAATCAAGTCGATAGCTGTAGAAACACCGTCATCCTTAGTACCAAAAACAAGTGAAAGAAGACCTGCTACTTCATGTGGCTTAGTGAGCAGGGCATTAGAAATCATGTTCTCATCAACCAAGTCGCTAAAACGACGACCGCGATAAAGCTGAAGGTTGTTAAGTAAATTGTTTACCATAAATTATATATTGATTAAATATGCTGTCATTATTGGAACATTGACGCTATTTCCAAAGCTGACCTCTGTTTATCTTCATCGGCATTGAACGCAGAATGATTCTTGCTCTTATGCCTCAACATTTGTCTAAGTTTTTGAGCAGCTGTCGTTTCCCCTGTTTTCTTAGCTTCAGTGATAAAGGAATCTGCTTTCATTGTGAAGTATGCTGATTCAATCAAATTCTTTGTCAAATTCTTATTGAAGTCTTTTTGATATTGTGTAAGACCATCAGCATCCTGTTTAAAGATATAGTCAAACAATTGTTTGCGATCTTCTTTGGGAATGTTTATCCCTCGAATATTTGTAAGACCGCTAATATCTTTATACATCGTGTTATAGAAAGCCTTTGTTTCTTCTTGTTGACGCTTCATCGCAGCTTCCTGCTGTTGCTGAAGCCTCTCGGTTTCCTGCTGTTTAATCACCTTAAGACGACTCAAGGCATCTTCGGCTTCTTCTTCAAGCATGTCGGCTGACTCATAACGATCAATCTTATTGTTAATCTGTTCGTCAGTATAGCCGTTTGCTTTAAGGAGGTCACGTATAACTGTTCGTTGATTATTCTCATCTTCGAGGTTGATGTTGTCATAGTTGACTGCTTGCTGTTGAGCAGCATAGAAGTCTTCAAAGCGTCCTCCATTCTTCACATATGCATCGAGAGCTTGTATACGCTCATCGGCATACTCAGGCACAGAGTTTTGATCCACTACTTGCCTAATATAGTCTGTCAGACCTTCTACTGTTACTGGACGAGTATCTTCCTCGATCTCATTCATATCCCAACCAAACTGTTCACCAATGGCGTCAAACAATGCTCCAACTTGCTCTGCTTCGATTACTTCAGCATTCGTGGGCTCATCGTCAGCATTGTCGTCGGTGCTGTTCGGTTCGTTATCTACTTTCTGACCATTCATTCTGGCCAACACTTCTTCAGGGATGTCCGTTTCGTCATTGGTTGACGTCTTTGCGGGTTCATCATCCTTCTTCTCTTCCACAGGTTCCTGTGCTGGACCTGGTTCATTCTTAGGTGGTTCCACATCTACAAACGTATCCTGTTGGTCCATATTGGTTACACTTGCAGCCCCTTCTGGGTTATCATAACCAAGACCACTCATCACGTCATCAAACGCAGATGGAATATTTTGTTTCTTCTTCATATTATTATAATAATATAATTATGTGTCAATATTTGTGTACGCTTATTGTTGCGTTATTTTACTATAGCATAAATAATGCCTGCCTATATAGCTTGTCCAATTAGACCACCGGCCATTGTCATCAACCAGTCAATCCAATCCCATTTATTGCCGTATGATTTATCTTTAAATTCCATTCCTGTAGCAAGACCAGCTACAAACAGCTCTGTTCCTATTAATCCGCACGGTATAGCGTAAAGGAAGTGCTTGTCTCTATTACTTTCTTTAAACCACATAGTTTACAAAATCTAACAATAGTATATCTTTATCAGTACCCTTTTCGTAGATCATTTTGTTGTTCTTTTTCGCATAACACCTCGGATAAAGGTCATCGATTTTAGGAAGAACAACAGAACTATAATACTCCGCGCAAGAAGGGTTATTTTTGAATTCATAGTCGTTTGTCCAATTATATAGGTTCTTGCCGCACCAGAATTTAATATTTGGGTAAAGTTGTTCAAATGCTGCACAATCATTCTGAAAGTTCTTTACAGCTCTTTCATTGTGCAATTTCTTAGTACGAGCGTCATGTAATACTCTTACATATACATCACCATGTTTATTCAACCATTCGAGGTCTTTTAGCAATTCTGCACATGTAATTTTGTATATCATTGATCCGTGTACAACGTGTAGTGTATCTTTATCATACTACAATCGTAAATCAAAGCAGCGCACTCCGTGTTCATATTGAGTTTTTATGTCCCAATCTTGACACTGTGCTGTAAATCTAAATGGCTTCATGTACCATTTCTTTGGAGGTAGATAACTCCAACTATTATGACTCCCTAGTATCATACCTTCTTATATCCTTTCTTTTCTAATATATTTGTAAGAATCCATTCTTGTAAGTAAGTCAACGCTTCGTCCGCATCTTTGTTTTCATAATGTACACCAGCCCAATTAAGTATCCACATAGCCGCGTGTAGTGCTTCATGTGATGCTGTACCTATCTCTTTAGGTGTAGTAGGGAATCCTCCTATACGAACTATTAACACACCTGGTCCATAGTAGAAATCACCTATGCCAGGTTCTTCATTATCTACTATGTCTTGAAGTTCCTTATCTTTCCTGTATTTTTTATATACGTATTTTCTAAATTCCTCATGCGTACCCAAGAAGACATCTATATTCTATCTATAGATATCACACGGTATTGTTTTTATCTTTGCCATGTCAAATAAAATTCTCAAGTTTGAGCTGTTCGCTAAATTCTTGAATTTCTTCTTCGGTCTTTAATTCGCCAGATTTTATGTGATCATCAATAATGGATTGTTTATTCTCCTCAAATTTTTTAATAAACTCCTACCTAAATTTTGGATACTTGTTTAATATCTTTTTCGGATCACAATTTGGCATATCAACCATCATGTCAAACAATATTTCACCCTCTTCACCGCAGAGATTTTTCAATCTCTTGTGTAATTTATTTCTATACCATTTACAGTTTCTAATAAACCAGAAATAGAAATATACGTGAGTATAATTATACAGTATTTTCAATCCTTTAAAGAAACCAAATTCTTTAAAAGTTGTATATACGATCAACGGCGTACTGCTAAATCTCAGTAACCATGTTGGAATGTTAATATTGTTTGTTTTCATAATATATTACTTGGACCATTTACGACTATTGAGTGCGAAAATTGCTCTCTTACGAGTTAAAGGATTCTTGCTATGAGATAACTCTTCTGCAGACTTACCAGTTCTCTTCATAGTGGCTTTAAACTTACCCCTATTAGCGGGATTGATGTGTATAGACTTACCTTTGTCATACCCGATTAATCGCGGAAAAAGCATGTCTACTAATCCCACATGCTTAGGCGTAGATATTTGCGGATCAAATATTATTGGTTCGCCTTTTTGATTATACCCAATATTATGCCTATGACCAAAATCCAAAATAGTAGATCCGTTGTGGTTAATATAATGCATGTCTTCAAAAGCTCTTGTGTCAGCTCCGTTCTGAGTTGCAGATTTATAAATTCCGTTTAATATGTCATACTGTTCTTTATCTTCCTAAGATAATACTTTCTCAGATTTCATTCTCTTTGTAATATTATCAAAAATCTACGTTTTGTCTTTTGGAACAATTTTGTTCTATTCCAGAACTTCATAAAACAGCTATGGATATTTTGTATCTCTTGTGTACCCTATATATTTTTCTGGCTCCAAATATTTAAAATCTTTTACTCTGCGCAAAGATAATATTCTACGTTGTAACCGTTCTTTTGATATCGGCTCCGTTCCAAATTTTAAGACAGTGTTTGGATTATTTGGGTTTTGTACAACAACATGCATGGAACCATTACCAATATATCTAGGATCTACAGAAACTCCTTTTTTTACTGCGTAAACATCGATATCTTTATGCAACGGTGTTAATTCGTCTCCGATGTCTATACCACTTAACAGCCTTTTATATAAATTTTCCGTTTTGTTTGGGAAAAACTAATACGCAAATGCAGCACCTTGTCTTGCAGATTTGGCAGCAATGTGTGGGCCTATTCTTTTTATATAATCAATAGAAGATCTGATGTTTGCTGGGTCCAACACTACTCCGCCAACAAGACCTCCTATAGTTCTACCAGTAGGTCCCAAATTAGCGCCAAGTTCTTCTCCAACTGTACTTCCTACTAAACCACCAAATGCCCCCAACGGGTTACCCATCAACATAGACATTCCATTAAGTACAACAGGGGCAGCGGCTTCCTATGCCTAACTCACATAACCAGCCCCAACATCACCCCAATACTTCTACCAATCTTCTTCATTAGTTATACGCTTATGTTTCTCTAATGAAGTACCTTGTGGTGTAACAGTGGCTTCATATTCGTATTCTGGAAGATATGTCTTATCGTCTGTACCATCGTCGTATTTAGGAAGAATCTTACCGGCTTCATATACCTTTTCTCCTTCTTGCCATCTTTTAAACCGTTGTTTAAATTCTGTAGAATCTTTCATCACACATCCCTCCTAAAATCTACTCTGTTAGACACGAGGTTAGCAACAACGTTCTATACAAAGTCTTGTGTATCGTCGTGCTAACTCTCGTGCATCAGATATGACATAATCCAATGAAGCATTTGGTTGTTTTCTCTAGTCAACTCAAGAAGTTCATCACTTTTCTCCAGGAACCTTGTTTTTAAGCTATGTTCTTGCTTTAAGCTTTTCTCGCTCCATTGCAGCGGTATCCTTCTGCTTCTGTAACTCCATCTCATGCTTCATCCTTTCTTTTTCAAGTTGAATCTTTTTATCTTCAATCTCTTTCTTCTGACGTTGTTCGTATCTCTTAGTATACTCTGCAGAATCTATCTTACGTTGTTCAAGAGCTTGTTTAGCATATTCTTCAGGATCTGGAATACCATTGTTGTTGATATCCTTATCCTCAGTACCACGATATGCACTGATTTCTGCCACAACAATCTTAGTCTGGTTGTCTTGATCAATCTTATATCTTTCAAGATCCATCTTAGCTTCTTCAAGCATGAGCTCTTGTTCACGTTGCTCATTTTGCATTTGCTGCAATTGTACTGCTTGCTCTTGTTCTGCTTGTTGCTGTTGTTGTTGAGCTTCTTCTTGACGCTTCTGCATATCCATAAGCTTCTGCTTAAGGAGGTTGAGGTTATCTGTAGTAAGTACCTCAGCTGCTTCAAGGAGTGATGCCCCGTTTTGCATAGCAGGTTGAATAAGTTGTTTAAGAGCTTGCAAGTTCTCAAGATCCTTAGAAGTATCACTTACGAACACATCCATGTCTTCATAGTAGAATCTAGGATCAATATCTAAGAATGCACGTTCGCCAGTATCGAATACATATGACAACTTCTTCTTACCAGTCTCTTCCCAGGCACCTTTAGCAGTATTAAGAAGCATGTTTAGCGCTCTACGTTTACACTGCGCATGTACCCAGAACAGAGGCTCTGTAATATGTGAAGATTGAAGGACACTTCGTTCCACATTACCTACAAGTTCATGTGTACTTACCTGTCCTTGACGTTGTTCTGTAATACCAGAAATAACACCCGCGAGGTATTCTATCTTATCCATCAGTTGTATATACTCAGCAATCACGTTACCCATCGTAAGGTCTACAGATGAGAATTGATTGAACGATGAGGCTCTACTACCGTTTGGATCTGAAGGGTTGCCTTCATACGGGTTGATAAAGTTAACGCCGACTGAAGAAAGGTAGTGTAACCAACGCTCTGGTGTAATACCCATAGACTTAGGTATCTGAGCAATATCCATGTTGATTACTTTTCCCTTGTCTCTGGCAATAGCAAGTTCGAGACGATACCAGAGAACAATATACATGTACTACAGAGGCTTAAGAATGCTAACAAGAGAACGGGGTTTACTATTAGTATTACTGTAGACAGCTCCAGTGTAGGGCAGCTTTTGAGAATTAGGATTGTCAATTGAAACATGCTGATACTCTAAAGGCTGTATACCAAAGTAGAGATCAGTTCCAGCTCTGTAACCTTCCCAGACTTCAACCACCCAATCAGGCTCTACTGAAATCTCTTGGCCAGTTTTCTAGTAGTCTTCGTTGGCTATTTCAACCTGCGGAGTGCCCGTTTCATCCAAATATGTAACATAGTAAATCTTCTTAAATGACTTCCAGCAGCAGTGCCAAACATTAATATTATATCTTGTATTTTGATCGTACATTGGATTGTCGTAGATATGCATGTTGATATGGTTTACATTATCTATCGGGCCTTTGTCACCAATGTCGTTTGACGGTCTGCCAGTCATCATCTCTTCAAGTTTGTTCAAATCTTTTTCTGTAAGTTTATCATAATATCTATCGTATATCTCAGTATAAGGCATACGCATTCTACGGCAACACCATGTGCCATCTTCGATAAACTCGAGATCTGGACTCTTGTCGTAAGAAAAATATAACGGATTTACTCGTTCCAAATACGGCTCACTATTAAGTACTCCTACATAATATATTTCTGTACCTGCAATAAGAGCGTCCTTCCACCCCTTGATAAACTCGTTATCAAAGTTAAGCTTTTCTCTCAAGTATGTAAGTGTATGATAGGCTGTATTCTCAATAACGTCTTTATAACTCTTGTCGAGATATTTGCCTATCTCTTCAGGCGGCATTATTTCGCCATTGTCTAATTGTTGCTGATACTGAGCCGCTTCTTCTTCACTCATGCGAGCAGTAATGGAAGCCATGATGTAGTTAAGGAGCATCTCCTTACCTTTCTCTTGAAGCTCAGATACAGCATCTTGTGACGTCCTAACTACTTTAAAGTTAAGAGGTCGTTTGGTTTCCTCTCCAATAAGCAGATCCACCTTTGGTCTGATAATGTTAAAATCTTGTGGAGTAACTGGGAAACCATCTTCGACTTTAAACGGATTTGTAATTCTCTTAAAATCCTTTTCGTCGAATATACTATTATATAGATTATAATAGGTTTGCATCTCTCCGTATCTGGTTTTCGTCTGTCCTCCAGATACCACATTGCCCTCACCAATGATGTAGTTTACGCAATCGTGTTGCCACTTCTCGTTCTTCTTTTTAAGCGAAACCTTCTGTTGAGGGAACGAAGAGTTGTATAAGTTGTCTTCTATTCTTATCATCGTTAAAACGTGAATAAAGGTACATCACTCTACGTGCTCGTGTCGTCCTGCTCCCAGTATCTGGAGCCGAACAGTGGCAGTTCAAAGAGTTCAACCTATTTATTTTTTTCTTTTGCAGCGGACACTTTAATCTAGAACAACTCTTCTCTGTATATCATAACCATACACAAGGCTATGACTCTGTCGACATTTCGTATACCGTCATTTTCTATAAGTTCTTCCAGCAGTGGTTCGCTGTATATTCTCTCTACATTAGGGTGGCCTGGTTCATATTCGTCCATCAACCATTCGAGGATCAATCCTTCCCCGTAAGCCCTAATTGATTTTGTCATGTGGCAGCCTTTTCGGCGCTGCACTTTACTATCTTTAAAGATTTCCGTAATCACCTTATCTGGCTAATCTGCCAGTAAATAGTCACAATGTTTGTTTGTGAAATATGGATATATACCTTTACGCTCGTTCTCAAACAAGAGTCTTGCGTTGTATAATACCAGCAGTTTTCTTACATTCTCATAGTATTCTTCTGCGGTATCTGGTCTACCAGAGTATTCTGCCACTATTACATCCGACCACGCTTCTCCAGCTTGTACACGCTTAAATATAAATGTAGAGCCAAGTGAATTTGTAAACGACTCGTCGTGGTCATAAGGGTCACATCCTGCTATATATAACCCAAACGGTGGGTCTTCTATTGGATACTCCCATATTACTACACTACCGTGCGGTTTATCATCTTTCTTTAGGTGATATGTAGTAATGTCTCCACTTTTCTTTTCCTTAGCTTCTACTTTACCATTACCGTCCCATACGAGATCTACAATGTGTTTCATACTCTTTAGTTTCTCACTTGTACGTATGCGTGTTAATTGATCCATTAGCAGTTTACGTGGGAAAATGTTTTTACCAAGTTCGAGTACGGCTTCTTGTGGTTTAGTAGGGCGCTCCGAGATAAAACGGTCAATAGATGTCTGCGTAGCACCTCCGTCTTTAATAACATTGCGCTAACTTATAAGTTCTTCTATAGCTTTCTCTTTAAAACTATTGCCGTCCTCGTCCATAAATCTCTATTTACCGTTCTCATCAACACTTTCCATATTCATATATGAGGGACTGAAGAATGCACACTTGGTATCTTCTCTACCATCATCCCATATATTAGGAAAGCTTAATATGTTGAAGGCATCTGGGTTGTAGAACATTGTTTTCAAACCGTCGAAGGACGCGCCCTCCGTGCCTCCAGTACCAAATGCTATAAGAAGGCCGAATGCTTTACCATCGTCTGTTTCTACTGCAGGTTGCTCTACTCGCCACGCGGTTTCTAGATTTGGGAACTTACCACCCTCCTCAAATAGTACAAGCTTACCACGGGTACCTCTGAGTCGTTCTGGGTCGTTCTTTAATGTAATACCGGTAATAGACGACATATAACCTTGCTCTGTCTACTTACCAAATTCATCTGTTACTTTATAACCAGACACTCGTTCCATACGAGTACTTGTCAATCTTTGTTTAGACCATGCTGTATTCTTATCTATGAAATCCATGATCTGCCAAGCCTTAGTAAGGATGCCATCACCAATAAGAAACTTTTGTTCAGAAGCCACAGCGAAGTTTTTAGAACCTGGTATGAGTTCATAGTTTCGCACTAGCATAGAAGCCCCTTTGAAGCTGTATCCTTTCTGTCTGGCCTTGAGTACAGCCATGTGCTTTCCTTCATCTTCAGCTTCTTCAATTGCGTTAAAATAATAGTAATCGCCATCCCAGAATCTAGGGAAGTCAAACACACGTTCTCGTCTGGTTCTTTTTTGCCCATATCTGTCTGTATATTCTTTTTCCTTAAGCAACATGATAGGACTGTAGTTCAGATAAAAGTAGTGATAACCTGTTATTGCATCACCGTCATCCGCTATATATCCATTTAAGCACCTTTCTGTTTCCTGGTCCCAATATCTAATATAATCGGTAGTTCCTCGTGGGGCCAGTGTATAACAGCCGTGCTCTTTGAAGAATTCTGCTGCTGGAGAGAATTTCTTGCTGTTATGTATTCGCTTGTTAAAATCTACCATGTTATTTTACAGTTTCGTATAATCCTATAGTACCGCCACCCTTCACTTTACCAGTCTCAAGCATCTCTGCTTTAGCCTGTTTCATAGCAATATCGAGTGACTTAACTATGTTACCTACATCTTTTAATATCCTCGTAACCTTTATAGCAGTATCAATATCCATAGCTACACTAGAATAATCATTTAATGCTGCTATAAGACCTTCTGCGGCAGTTTGTGATGCTGAAAGCAATCTTGTTCCAGGGGTTTCCTAAAACTCTATAAACCGCTATTCTAACATCTTTACTTCATCAGAAGGAATATACTTGTCAGTTTTGAACACGTCTTTGGCTACAATGCCAGCTCTTTGGTTTGCAGGATATGCCTCGTATGGCGTATTCCATTTATGTAGCCAAACAACGTATTCTATTTCCTTCAATGCTTGACCCTTATCTTTCGCATTATTATAATGGTCTTTGAAAGGAGGTATTGCAAGATCTTCTGTATTGAACCGAATTTTATCTCCTTGAATGTCAAACATATCGTTTTACAAGTTTTGCAAAATATCTATACATTCGTTGTACAAGATAGCCTATAATGTAAGCTGCTTTTTCGCTACTCTCGTCTATATCGTAATACGAACATATGTGAGACTGTACATGTTTTGCTTCGTGTATTGCGGTATTTACAAATTCTTCCACTTTGGTAGTCTTGCCTATACACACAATACTCATTTTGTATTCGGAGTTACTAAATGTGAATCCAGTGTTTCTTTTAGTTAGCACCTTAAACGCTTTCTAAACATCCTATGTAGGACAGTCTAACTATCTTAAAGAGTCCTCTATCTCCACAAAGTCGTCTTCGTCCACATTGTAATACACAAGCACGTTCCAGCCTCTTCTACCTAATTGTATATATTGAGCAGCCATATTAAACGAATTCTGACCAATCTACAGGTATTCTCATGCCCTTCATGTCAGATAGCCAACGGTTAAATATCTAACCATCATAACCATCTGGATCATCAACAACTTTCTTTATGTACATACATAAGTGCTAGTCATCGTTTGGTACAGCATCGCCTAAAAAGTCTGCCTTACACATATTCGCCACATATACAAAATCGTACAACTTGTTGTATTCGAGCTTGATCCCAAAAGCGTTTAGCTTTTGTTCGATCTCTTCTTTTGTAAACGGTTTAATTGGTCCGTTTTCGGTTTCCATTAAACTTACAGCAAACTTGCACAATTCTTTTGTAAAATGCGGCCCATATAGTTTTTGGTACTTTTTAAATAGCCTAGACGTCTCCATTTGTATTTTGTTTAGTTATTATAGATTCTAGTCTAGTAAGCACACTTTGCATATTGTCTACCTACTTAGTAAGGCTATCTAACGTTTCGTCTCTCTCAGATTCTTTCGCGTATACAGGATTAAGCGTCTTTAGTATATTCTCGCACGCCTTTATATTTGATTCGTGCTGATTTACACTAGCCACTACATTCTTACTATTCTGTAGCATTGCATCTACTTCCTGTATCATACCTTCCCTAGTTTCACTAATGACAAAATCTCCGTAAGAATGTACCGTATTTGTACTAGGTATTCCTACGAACTCCTTCTTCTCATTATCTAACTTAACAACTATATCCACAACGGTCTGCAAATTAGTACCAAAGCTAACCGCTGGATTATAAGTTTTATACATTGGACGAGGTGCTGTTATACTTTCAACATACCCCATAACAACTCTAGGTTCTTTACTCTTATCTAATATGTAAAGAGTTGCTCCTTGACGTAATCCTAAAAACATAATATAAATCTTGGATTGTGTTTCGGGGCGAGTTTCCCCGCCCTTAGACACGTGTTAATTTTATTAAGCTGCACGACGACCGCTACGCATACGCATTCCGCGACGCATTTGCATGTCTTCGTAATCATCGTAATCGCGGTTCTTCATACCTTTACGCATACTGTAACGATATTGACCACGTCTACGAAAGTCCATTTCTGGCTCCTTTTCATAGTCTTCGTACTCTTCTTCAGAAGACTCAAAACACTCATAAAGAGCATCTTCGAGTTCACACAGAACCATCTTCTTTTGATGACCAAGATCCTTGATCTCATCGAGAAGTTCGAATGCCTTATCTTGAGCTGCTTTGCGCAATTCAATTACCATCATATGTTATAATCAATTAAAGTTATGCAGGAATTTGAGTTGTCAGCAGCTACATTAAATTCGCTTCTTTGGAATAATATACTAAGTATACACCAGGTTCTAGGAATTGGGCTACTGTCACAGCCTCGCCTCCTACATTTGTCAAAGGCTGTGTGAAATCATTTGATGAAAATACAATTGGCAATGTGTCAGTTGTACCAGTAGGTATAGACTGATTTAATCGTATCAATACCAACCCCTTGTCGTTTAAGAATCTAAACGCGCGATTTGGGAGGGTAAGAACCACATTGTCTGCAGTAACAGTTACCTGATTGGTTTCCAACATTGGAATACCATTCCTGTTACAGAAATTAAACGGATAAGTAGTACTTCCAAACATAAGTACCTCCTTTCCGATTAATTCCAGAAACTGTTAGATCCCCAACCATTGAAACCATAAAAACCACCTGCAAATGGGGTAGTGTTTACAGCAGTAAGGTTAGGCCACTGTACTGGAACTGTATTTGGCTGTGCTGCCTTAATAGCAGTAAGCTGATTTTCAAGCTCGTTAAATCTGCTGTTGATCAATACAGTCTGACGATCGTTATTTGCATTAGAACGTAAGAGTGCGTTATCTGCAGTCAGAGTGTCGATCTTATTCTGAAGCTCACGCTTTTCAAGATCGCAGAACTTATCGTTGATCATAACACTTTGAGCGTTAATTGCATCCGTAATATCACGGGTGTTGCGCTCTGCTTGTGTCGTGAGTGTGTTGGTCTACTGGCATACACCAAGCTGATCAGCAGCGTGGTTAGCAGCAAGAGTAGACTGGAGTGTATTTGTCTGGTTTGCAATAGCCAGACGGTTCTCGCAGCAGCATTGACAGATCTGTGAAGCAATTGAAGCATTGCCTGCCTGGATAGCATTCTGGATCTACAAACCGCTCATACCTACTTGAGTGCCTACTGAAGTAATAGCGTTGTTCAAAGTAAAGATACCGTTCTGTACAGTGCTTACCTCTGTGTTCAACAGATTAGCAAGGCTGTTGATAGAATCTCTGTTACCTTGAATAGCGTTCATGAGGAGCTCTCTGCCAGCGTCGTTGCTAATTTGATTAGACAAGAAACCGGCGCCGTTGCCACCTCCAAAGCCGCCATTACCATAGCCGTAGCCGCCCCAAATAAGCCAAAGAAACAATATCCAGATCCAGTTGTTACCACCGAATCCACCATTGTTGTTCATTGCTAAGAGCAGATTTGGGTCAATGCCCGAGTTGTTCCCAACTTCGGGGAACATCATAATTTTTGAACTTTCCATAGAATTAAGGTTGAATATTAAGTTGATAAAATAGAGCCCCTAAAGCGGGGCTCGTTATATCCCGAATAAGTAGTCGGGCCTACATCTGTGTTTAATATCAACCTTAACACATGTCCAAGATGTGCGAAACTTATAGGATTACGTAAACAACGTAAGGGTTCATAAAGTCGTTTCGCAAAACAGTATTACTAGCTTACGTGTATAAACAGGTAATGGGGACCCTAAGGATCCCCTATACCTGCTAAAAATAATTTGGACTATGAACACATTTTGTTCATGCTGTTTTACTGATTACTCAGCTGCCACAGCTGGCTCTACAGAGTCCATCTCTGCGGGAGCTTCTGTAGTATTTTCTGTTGAACCAAAGCCGCCTTCACCACGATCTGTTTCGCTAAGTTCGGCTACTTCAGTTATCTCTACTTCTGGAATTGGAACGATAACAAGTTGTGCGAATCGCTCGCCTGGTTTGTAGATTGCAGGAACCACATCTGTAGTGGAGCGCATCTTAGCCATAACCTCACCGCGATAACCCATATGTTAACTTACAGGCTCTTTATCCTGCAATTCTGCAGTTTCGTTTGTTATATCTGCAGGTCGGACTATATCTTCACCAGTATTACTGGGCAGGGCACTCTTGGCAGTATTACCGTCCTCAATAAGGACTCGACTGCTAGTCTCTGAACCTTCAGAGATGTTACCATCTAAGCTTGGCTGCTGATTGGCCGCTTCCGGCTTTTCCAGCAATTCACCCTGTTTAATGACGCCAGTTATTCTTCCGTTTTTCGGATCCCTCACAATATCTTTAAAAAGATTATGTATTATTTTGTGTTCAGACCTTGTAACGGGTATTAAATTTTCTATTCTATTGTCGTTGTGATCTTCGTTTATATGATGAATTTGAGTAGTCTTTTTTAATACTACACGCCCTTTTACTTTTTCGAAGTATTTAAAATCAAACAATTCATAATGCTGTTCTACGATTAATCTGTGTTTAACGACTCTTCCGTTTTTATTTGCATACGGATGGTCTGGACAGTAAACGTAAATATCTACTAAATCGTTGTTGATCTTTGTTAATTCTTTTCCTTTAAACGAAGCATTTAAATCTCCTTTTAAACCATATTGATGATTTCCAATTCCAGAATATAATGTTCTTTTTAACTCATTCATACACTTCTTTGAGCATGTATGATGTTTATATCGGTTTAATTGAGATTCTTTTATGTGAAATCTTTTTCCACAAACTTCACACGTACAATTAAGTTCTCCATGTAATGCAGATTGTCTACATTCTACGGAACAATATTTTGCGCTATCTTTTCTCCAATGTGGAACTTGAAACTCTTTTCCACACATTAAACATGTTTTTGTTATAAGCATATCGATATCTTTTTTGGTTATATAAAGATAACGCAAAATATAATAGAACTGGTTGCATCGATAGGTTAAAAAACGATGCAGAGTTTAGCGTCTATTACACCTACACTATTCGTAAGCGACAATGACTTGTTTGCAATGCTTGAGCGAGGGAACAACAACCCAACATGACCTTCAGGAATTTCAATTGCTAAGCCAGTATGATATACTATAATCAACTGACCACACTCGTTAATTTCCTGAGTAATTGTTGTACAAGTTAAATCAATTCCAGCGTCTCCTTTATGGGCGCGAATTGGGAGGATTGCATCCTCAGTTAGTCTTTTAATCTTCAATTCCATTTTATACTTATGTTTAAGTTATTGGTCGCCCCACCATCGAGTCGAACCCGGACCTGGAGGGTTAGAGCCTCCCGTGCTACCGCTACACCATGGAGCAATACGTTCACAGCACGTATAAGCTGTATTGGGCCCTCTTTGTTATAGTCGGGATAGAGTTTCAAGGCTGACCTCCGACTGTAAGTGTCTTTCGACACGAGCCTACGCCTATTTCATCGTAGGGTGATAGCGCGAGGGGTTGGATTCGAACCAACAAACTTCTACTCCCACAGATTATCGGCTGTAGCTGCTGAGTCTCCAAGTTTCAGCTTCCCTCGCATATAGGGCGGTCACACATTTAGTTCTTTCGAACCCAAAGGCAGACATCTGCGCGTTTCCACCCTATAGATTATGAACGTAAAATCACAGTTTTTACTGAACTGTAAAACAGTTACTTATTACTTCTTACGCGTAATCCAGTTCCAAAGCCTCTTATACCAAGGCTGCTTGACTGTTACCTTAAACGCATCAAATGCTTTAACTTTATCATCGTCAATTACGACTGCATTGTGACCGTCAAACAGATCGTCTACAAACTGATCCAATGCTTGAACGATTTTGTATTCACAGAACTTACCTACTTCATAATTAGTAAGAGGAACCTTTGCCTCATACTTTGCGGTAAGCAACTCTTCGTATGCATCCTCAGCAGTTTCGCACCACGTAAAATCTGCTACAAACGCAGGCTTAAATGCTGGCTTCTTAGTCTTCTTTGTCATAGTTTTAATTATTTATTATTACTTCCCAAGTATACTCACGTTCATCTCATGCTGCACCATTACAAGTAGAACTTGCCTCGCATTGATCACAACATTCTTTTGTTACACTGTTTTGTGCTCGCTTTAAACACGCCAGTTGGTATGCCGCAAGGTTGTTTCTCCAGAGATCGCTTTGTACGACGATACACTGATTTGGAAAGTCGTATCCAGAATAGAACTCCAAAACAAGGTCTCCCTTCTTAACGTCGAATTCGGTTTTACTATTGTCTCGCTTAATGTATGTAAGCTTGCCGTCATGATCTGCAACGTACATGTAGTTTATACGACTAGGAGTATAATCTTGCACATCCATTTCTCCATCTTCGCCAAGATAGTATAAACCGCGAAGACCTTCTCTAATCATGTATTTGTTCATAACTTTGGACTGTATTGTTTAGTTTTATCTTCTTTAAATCTACCTTTAAGTTTGAATTTGAACAACTTACTGAACAGTATTTCATGATAGTCATTTTCGTCTTTCATGACATCTATTGTAAATCTGAACACATGTTTGCATATCTGATCTACAAGTTCTATATCAGCGCCTGTTCGCTTAGAAACCTCTTTTATCACATATTCGATATCTTTCACTTCTCGATTGCTATAATGTCGTATTGTCTAACAAGTTTGCTATCTTTAAGAAGATCGAAGAATCGTGCGGCAGCGTCCCTAAACAGTACTATATCTCCAACGTTAATCTTGGGAACATATGTAATCTTCTCGTCTGAGAGTTGTGCTGTGTAACTATAAGGGACCTTCAAAACTACACCTTTTCTGTAGTCTGAGTCTACCTCTTTGGTTTCTGTCTTAGTTTCATCGAAATCAACCGCTGCAATTCCGTGTTCATCTTTCTTTGGGGTTTCATCTTTTGAAACTGGAACGTGAAACTCTTTCTTCACTTTGATCGGATCCAGAAGTTTAACAAGGAATGAGTCTGTAAATTCGTAAGGAATCTTGCTCGCAACATCGTTTGCCAACTTCGATTGATCAATAATCTTTTCTTCTCCCATATTATTTCTTGAGATTCTTTAAGTGTGTTAACACCTTAATGAGGTTACTCAATACAGTTGTTTTCTCAACTTTAAGACAAGCTGGAACTTCTGCTTTGTCTTGATTAACTTCGTCAAGGTCGTGATTATATTGTTTCAAGAGAGCATCGATTTCATCAAAAACGTTGACAAACTTGTCTTGTGCAACAACTTCCTCTGAAAGGTAGCCCTCTTTAATAAGCTCCTTCGCATGATCTACAGAAATACTCAGCGATGTGCTAAACAATGATTCATAATCACCGCCGTCGACTGTATTCTGTCCGAACTTCTCTTCTTGTTTGAATTCGTAGAAGTTCCCGTCATCCGAGAGCTCTAATATATCCCCGATACCAAGTGTAAAGAACGGGGTAATTACCTTTAAAGTCTTGCTCATTTTGTGTATAAATTTTTAATTACAACACCCCCTTAACGTAAAAAGATATAAAAAGGGTTGCAAGTGCAACAAAAAAAGTATATTTTACGTTATATTAGTACTTTAAAGCAGCTCAAAAACTGACATAAAAGAAAGTAAGACAAAGAAAATATATATTATATTATATATAGCTACTCTATAGCTATTCAGAATTAGTAGAACAACATGTTAGATATAATAGAACTAAATGCTATATTATACTATGCTGATTACTTAAGTCTTAAAGAAGAAAGTAAGACTGTAACAGATAATTGTAAGTACTACTTTATCTATGGTAGTCCTATAAACTCCGCATATATAGTAGACCTATAGCCCTTCTATGACGAAGAAAACCCTTATTACGTATAGTCCTACAAAGAGTATAACCAAATAAAGGATAAATTTGGTAAGGAAGGAGCTATATCTTACGTAAAAGATATCTGTAATTTAGCTGCTTTAGGTGTTATTAATGCATATTAGATGTTAAATTGCATCCACTACTATAGCAGCAAATTTGAGAAGAATGAAGCAATAAAATAGTACGAAAAGTGGATAAATAATCAAGTTTATACTCACTTAGAAATCGATGAAAAAGGAGACCCCAAACGAACACAGTGCTCAAGATACGTAGCACACGCAGAATATGGTACAAATACAGACCCAAGAGTGTCATACACTCATAAATCTCCTAAAAAATGAGGCCTATATGAACGCTTTAGAGCGTCTAAAACAGGCACAAATACACAATAGAAGGTTTATTTCATAAACACGTAAATTATGGGAAAAATTAACAAATACGCTAATATTTACGATAAGGAAGGCAATCTCATACGCCATGTAGGCGATGATGGAAAGCTTAAAAAATACACAATTAACGAGTTAGAAGATCTAGTAGACAAACTTGCAAAAGACAAGGATGAAAATGGTAATGTGAAGGATCCGCAAAGCCTAAATAACGTGTTTTCTGTGCTCTCTGAGCAGTATAGAAAGAACCCAAGTTACCTCATAAACAAGCTTTCTAAGCTCCAAAAAGAGGCTAATCCTGAAGGTTCTACAATGGCAGAAAAGACAACCCTAGAAGAGGTGGAAAAGGCGCTAAAAGAGGCTGATTCTGAACAACTTGTAGAACGTGAAACTAACTATGAACCAGACACTTATGTACAGTTTGAAGAAGTTAAACCAGAAGTAAAGGAGGCAGCTTAACATGAGCGGATATCTATTTAAAGAGTGTAAATTCTTCCAATTGGAATTCTTAAAAAACACCGTTGAAATGATTAGCAAAGGATGTAAATTCCGCGTCATAGGAAATCACGTAATTTGTACAACAATTTTATAACTTTATGGACAATGAAAGTATAAGAAACCTAGTAATGCTAGAACTCGTACAACCATCCCCATATGAGGGTAATAGAATAATCCCTGAGGATGAAGGAAGAGCATTGTATGAACGATATAAAAGCGGTTCTAGAGACTGGGATTATGTATTTGAACCTATAAAAGACGAAAAAGCAAGACAACGATTTATAGATTTATACAAAGAATTGGATAAAAAATAAAAACAATGTAGAATATTTCAGAGCTAAGAGGGGAAGATCTAATAATGGGCCTTTTCCTCTTAGTTTCGTGTATAATGGTAGCCGTAGATGTAATATGCGCTACTTCTAATAGGGATTCTCGGAAATGAGGGTCCCTAAAATTTTTACATTTTACTGCGTAAAACACAAACATTTGCAAGCAAACGGTGAAAATAAAAATTTTTTATTTTTTCTGAAAAGTTGTATTATGTGCGTAAAAACGAGAAACTGTATTGTATATACAAAAACGAGAAACTCCCTAAAACCGACCCCCACCCAATCGTCGCGAGGGAAGATACCCCCGCCAAGCCTTTGACCTGCAAAGCATTCTTCTTCTATCTGTCGCAGTTGTCATATCAACTGCCAATTATCTCATGAGACAGTATGTAGTCATCAAGATGTGGAAGTACGCATCACCTTCCATCGAAGAGTTCTTCGATACGCTCGAAGACGCTCGTCAGTATGCAGCCATCCTCAACAGACAGCAGGAGTTTGTAGAGGCTGAGACACACTTTGCAGTATTTGTGGCAGACCAGGCATAAGCCTGGCTGTCACAGTACAGCCTTATGACTTGCAAAAGTTGCTCCTTTTAGTTGTTGCAATGTCACATCATTGCTGTTTTATATGTACGTCTACAAACACCGCTTAGCCATTCGCGACAAGCAGAATTGGCAGAAGTGGCATCATTCGCCACTCTATGACACCATTGAACAGGTCTTTGCAGCCTACAAAGATTGGCTCACCAAGCATCCAGGAGCAATTGTCTCCTTCATGCAGGAAAGAGTCTTTGTAGCTGATTCACCAGAAGGAGCACAGTCTTAGGATTGTGCTTCTTTTGTTCCTTTTGACGTGCATATGTTACTTCTGGTAAATGTTGCATCATATGTCTTTGACACCACTTGATGCTATCGACCCAACGGACAACTTGAGAACATCACAGAGCTGGCATATTTAATAGCTATTCGTATAGGACCTCTAGCAGCCAATTCATGTGTCTGGATGAAACCCTCAAGAAGACGTGGCGATATACTCAGGGAGGCCTATCTGCAGGTAGGCTTCCTATTTCTTTTTATATTGCTTCTAGTAATTGTTGCAATTAATACATAATCAATATGATACACGAAGAAAACCTTACAAAAGAGCAAAATGAGTTCATTGATGCTCTTGAAGACGCAGACGAAAGAATGCGAAGAGTGTTTAGAGAAATGGCAAAAGAGGGCATGTCTTAGAACATGCTCTCTTAGCTCTTCTTAATCGTTTGATATCAAAATAGATTCTCTTTGACGTGCAAATGTTTCTCGTCAGACGTTTGATATCATTTAAGGGTGTTTTTGACGTGCAAATGTTTCTTCTGTTAGGCGTTGAGATGATTATATTTATTCATCTCTTTATATTATTGTTCCTGACGTTGTCGGTGAGGCAGGAGCGAGCACAAGACAAATGAACCGTCCAAAGGACAGGCAGTGCGAACAGTGTCCATAGTGGGGTGAGTCCAAGCTATTCCCCACATTTCCATCCAGCTCATGATGCAAACCGAGCAGTTGCATTTAAGATATAGCCTATCAGCATTTGAAACATTGTTTAACAAACTAAATACATTACAACTATGCGCTATTTATTGAAAAATGTAACAATTTACGAGAGAACCAACAAAGTAGGTGACTACCGTTGGCTGTTTGCAAATCTGTTCTTCGATGCAGACCCATACGCAAACCCAGACCCTCTACCAGTGTACTACAACACATCAGAAGATGTAGTCAAATTGTGGATGCCTTACACAAAGCTTGACCAGACAAGAACGTCTACAGAGCAAAAGGTGTACACCATTGATGAAGCAAAACTCAAAGAGGCCATAACCAAAGGTGAAATATTTGACCTCACGCACATTGACCACATCTTCTCTGTCAAAGTTCCACTGCCAGGGTATTATGCGCGAGTTCATAAATCAGACCGCATCGTCAATGGTCAACTCGTGGCAAAGAAGGGTGAATTCGTCAAGTCTGACCAAGGAGAGATTGTACCTGTGAACACAATCACACTGTACATCAAAAAGCGCTTCGACGCAGAAATCCAAGACCCTGCACAACAATGGGTTTGGGTGCGAGAGCCAGAAGATGTTATGCGCGATGTGATTTCACGCAACTACAAACAGTACAATCCGCCTACACCAGGCGTTGAAGCACAAGCAGCTCCAGAGGCACCAGCAGAAGCTCCAACTGTCAATCCAGAGGATGAGATTGCAAAAGCACGTGCTATCCTCGCAGCAGCAGGTCAGAGCTAATCTCGTAAATTTGCACACGTGTCCCACCTCAATGGTGGGCACGTTGTGCCATTTTATTTAGTTTGTTTCACGGAACAAAATAATCCAGGCATAGGGTATATTATGCAAAAGCAATGCGTATGCTACATCGGGGGTGATGCGTAGTCCCCTGACCGAAGGATTTTGACAATTCACATTGAAATCAATTCAAACAACATATGACTAAATACAAACCAGGTCAATTAGTTACATTTGGGAAATATACTTATAGAATAAAAAAAGGTATTCCAAGCGGAGGAGAAAATGGTGGATGTATAGGATGTATATTATTTCATCTTATAAAAGATCCAGATCATCCATATTTATGTATCCAAAGTAGAGAAAATCCAACAGAATATGGACTTCCAGGAAAAATACAACACGATGCAGAAGCGTGTCGTAAATTAATAAGAGAAGATTCATTTCCACAATTCATAAGAATAAATCCACTATGTGTAAAAAATTGATCTTCAGCATCATCATGATGCTCACCCTGTGTATTCCAAGTTTTGCACAGGAGGCCGCTAAAGACACGGCTAAATATGTCTTAGTTGGTAAGACCTTCACTGACAATGTCAGTAATAGCAAGGCCAGACAGTCTAACGCGGGAACAAAAACCGAATACTCGTACAAAACGAAGAAAGGTGAAACTTATCCCATCTATCTCTCTAAAACAGGGAAAGCCTATATTAAGGTTACGTCTCAAAAGACAGGGCGAGAATATAATCGATATCTCCCAGAAATTGGGAAAATGATTAACCAAAAGGCTTATGAAACCAACATTGACCACAAATGACAAAATTAACCTGTGGTTAGCATTAATCACGCTAATCGCAGGTGCCATCATATTGGTGATGGCTTGCAAAGTCCTAACGCCATTCTTCAATTACATTATTTGGGGAATCGAATACTAAATCAGGTTGAGATAAACCTGGGGTGAACCACAGCCTCAAATGGGTTGACAGCTCGGAATAAGAAAGGTCACGGCAACATTTAGAGTTAATTAACATCTATCAACAACATGAAACTATCAAAAGAAGCAAGTCGGATGTTTGCTGAATATCAGCGAGCAGAAGAAGCAGGTGAAGTTCCATCTTATCTTTCTCCAGATAGATTGAATGATTCATTTGCAGCCATACGTCGAATCAACGCCACAACTGATGAGATATATGGTCAAATTGTATGCAGTATTCTCAAAGAGAATAACATTTCTTTATAGAATATTACGTTCCTTGAGCCAATCAATGGCGTATCCTCTTTCTGATAGTTTCAAAATACGTTATCAAAATGTGTTGGATTACTAATCAAAAATGGCGTACAAGACCGCGCATCGCAAAAAGAAAGATTGAAGTGTGGAAATTCTACGTAAAAAAACATTTTGTAAACCAAAGTGAGCCTTTAACATCACCATGGCAGAGAGATAAAATCTTTTACAACATGCGTCACAACATTCTTGTTGCAGATGGCTTACATGGCGAACATTTATGTATTGAATGTTTTGGTACAGATTATCAAAGCGACTGGCGTATCTATTGCGGATTCCATTCCTTACAAAAAGGAACGGTTTATCGTAAAAGACTACCATTAACGAAAGAATTGGTAATCGTAGGTGGTTATAAGTATGTATTTCACCCTAATGAAGCAGGTGTAGCATATAACGTTATGGACCTGTCGATTTATGATCATAATGTAATAGTGCAGTGTTTCATACCTGCTGGAGCGGAATATTACTTAAATGAAGACGGTGAATACGTCTCTAATAAAATAATCATTGGAGATGAAATCCCATTAGATAAAATTCCATTAAGTGACTCTCCATTACTACAACGTTAAAAATATTTCTTTTTCTTTCATTCTTTCATTTGGATGCTACGGTTCGTGAGAATAGTAGTATTTACCGCTAAAACCCACCGATGAGCCTGTGAAATTCAGGCGAAACACAAGAGTGTCTGGGTACAGCGGTACTCAATTAATACTATATTAATCATGTTGATGTATAAAAGACATTAAGTTATTCTTAGCCTCATGGTCTGTGAAGATAATGAGGTTTTTATAAGGACTCTGGTGTATAATTGGTAACACGTGCGTCATTGACGTAAGTTTTGAGTTCAAGTCTCAAGGGTCCACTAATATGGGGTAATTGGAGTAGGTTTAAACAAAAATCCTTCGGTATGGCCTACGCAGTTCGATTCTGCATACCCCACAAAACACTACATATGCTGCAGAACAAATAGTGCATCTCTACACAACAAGGGATCCGGTTGTAAAGAGCCAATTAAGGTTAATCTGCATAACCTAAAAAGACTATAAACAAAAGTGGTTGTCTATGTACTTTGAATGTGTAGTGTATGCCCGATGGCTCAACGGGGAGAGCGCCCAGTATCTGATCTGGGAAACATGGGTTCAACTCCCATACGGGCAACAAATGATAGGTTAGTTCAATTGGCAAACGGTGAAACTTTTGGCTTTTCTCAAGAACTCTAAATGATTTTCATAAAAGAACTCTTTATTCACCAAAAGAACGTCCTCTCATACACAGTGGTGTATTGAAGAAAATGGTGGTTCGAATCCATCACCTATCACAAAACAAGTAATCAAATCATAATCAATATGACAATTACATACAACCATTATTGTCAATTACGAGATGGTTTAATTGAATTCTTAAATCGTACAAAAGTCTTAAAAAGGTATAAACTGACTCCTCAAAAAATAATTGCCTACAATTTAATAAACGACAAATCATTGTCAAAGGCGTGTACTATCCATAGAATGTGGAAGACTGGAGTTTCAGTAGAATACCTCGCAAATAAACTTATTTTTTGGAAGTATGATTCGTATGAAACAGTATATGAAGATTACAATTATACATTTCAAAGAATATTGGAAAGAGACCCAGAAAAACGATGGTTAGAATTCAAAAAAATCTATCAAATATGACAAAAGAAATCATTAAAATGTTTACGACTCTTGCCATAATTATCAATGTCGCTTTTGCAATTGGAGCTTTTATTACAAAAGAACAGATGCCTTCATGGGTATATGCAATAGACAACTTAATAATGGCATATTTGTTTTACGCAAATGTATACCGATCATGAGCGGTGAAGTCTCATGAAAATAATTAACCTCTAAAACATAATCAATATGGGAGGATTTAAAAAAGGTGTCTGGATAGCCAGAGACGAAAATGGTCACCTATATGCCTACACATCAAAGCCTAAAAAGTGTAAAGATTATAATACACAATTAGGTGAACTTAGATGTAATGCGACCTGTGAAATGATGGCATTACCATCAAGTTGGTACAAAAACCTTAAATTCAAGGACAGTCCTGTGTTTATTCCAATTCCAGAACAACTTGTAGAACAACAAATCAAGTAGTATTATGGCAACATTCTTAAAAGTTCATCATGAAAATGATTACAATGAAATAGAAGAATACATTGTAAATCTGGAAACAATTGTGGATGTAGACGAAGAAAACACAGAAATTGACTTGGTTGATGGCGAAACTATCCACATTGCAAGAGACAATGAATGGGAGAAAGTAATGTCTTTTGTAAAAGCGAACGAGATATGAAAAAGTCTGACTTAATCTTCCAAATTAAAGGATTGTTCCATGCAATTGGCGGAATGATCTTTATCGTCTCAATGCTGTGTTCAATTACAGCTGTAATGATTGTAGTAACGTGTATTACCAAAAAGGAACTACACAAATACCAACAGTACTACCAAGCATCAGAAACGTTGCTTGACTCTCTTGAATCCAACTTTAATTGGATTGATGCATATGATCCTGGACCTGCGTACGATGAGTACATCAAAGCAAGAGAAAGCCTATGAAAGATGAAATATTTCTTGGAATAGTGTTTTTCGCGTTATGGTTATTATTTTATCATTTAAACAAACATGAAAATGATTAAAGAAGAACTTCCAGTTGGAGCAGAGTTTAAGTATCGTAACCAAAAATACATTGTAACTTCTATTGGGAAAAATGGATGGACGTGTGATGATTGCAAAAAAGCAAATGCACAATACATCAAACACAATCGAACAAAATGTATCGCAGATTCAGAACGAAGCGGACGTGAGAAATTCGATTGTCTTACAATATGTGGTCCACTCAATTATCCAAAACGCGTAAAATAAGCAAACCAAGCATAGGTGGCAAAGTCCTGTGCAAGTAGATAATTATCAAAATTACAAACAAATGAAAGTTAAATTACAATCCTCCAACAAACTACATTTAGCAAAAGTTGTAAAGGAAATGACCAACCTCTGCTTAAAAGAGACAGTAGATCTGATAGATGAACAAAATCCTCCAAAGGAGAATAATGGCTCCCACGTAAAACGCTCTGTAGTCATTGATTCAGAAAAAACAGAAGAACAGATCAAAGCAATAGCAAGGCCATATGATGTAAGTTATACCATTGTCGACGTCTGTGGACCAGAAAAAAGGCGAAAGCTGCAAGAAATAACAGATGACGAGCTAGGTGTCAGCATTCATAGCATTGATGAAGAGTCAATTGGATGGCAGTGCAAAATACTTTTCAACCACGGACAAGCTACAAGAGTACTTGCAGGTCTACACGATGCAAAGTTCAATGTAACTGAGGCACTTGTTATGCATGAAGGTAACAAGGTTACAATGCTTGTAATCACCAAAACCTTCCCAACTGGTACAAGGAAGAAGGATCTTGATAAATTTGAGAAACTGCTCCGCACCTTTATATACACGGTATGTAAAGTAGTATCTTTGGAAAATGAATTGGAAGTAACAAAAGAACGTGCAATCGAAGCATTTGATGAACTGCAAGACTATGAGTAAGCCAGTATCTTTCTACCAGAATCAACTGCATCGTAAACCAAGATTGAAGTATGATTGCCAACAAAAAGTACGTCTGTTCTTCAAATCTGGGGAGAATACAATGCTATTGTGTAAAGGCATGACAGCATTGGCTGCAGATTCTCTTGCGATGTATATTGAGAGCTACATCAAAAGACACAACAGTAAAATCGAAGGAAGATTTCTTCAAACAAGAGCATGAAACGTTTAAAACCTGGTCAATTGTGCACGATTAACAAGGTTTTATATCGTGCTAAGAAGAGAACACCTGAAAACTTTATGAGTTGCACAGGATGTGCTCTAAACAATCCATTCTCGTGCCCGAATATATCATTTCAGAATGTGGAAAATAAAAATCCACTGAATTGTGATATAGACGGTCTAATCTTTGTTAAAGTATGAAAACAATTCATAATATCAGTTTTGTCGAATTTGTTCGAATTACCTTCGACAATAAAATGACCGTAATGGGACCAGACGATAATTATATCAATGGTTCTTGGGTATGCGGATGGTGTCAACATCGAGTGTTTATCGGAGTACAACATAGTATGGTACCCGAAGACTTACGAGCATGGTTCCTCTCGCCACAACAATATGAGGAACTATGTAAAATCTTACAAAACGAGGGTGAGCAATAGCTCACTCTCGCACCCTTTAATGGTTAAAGTGAGTTCGATTCTCACATTAGGGACAAGCGTTTGACAGTCTGGAAAGACAGACATGAGTTAATTAACATTATTATCAACTTAAAAACTATCAATCAATGAAAAAGTTTATTAAGTATTTGATGTTCGCCTTAATTGGTGGACTTCTTATTGCAGGAATAGCTACAACAACGTCCTGTGAAAGAATCAAAGAGGAGATCGCTCCGCCAGACAGTGTTTTTAAACAACAGGTAGACGAATATCTGCCTATTGCGTTACAAAAGATGTACGAGTTCGACAGTCCAACAGACGTTATTGCATACCAGCAAGAGCGACGAAGGCAGTTGGAATTCGATTCTATTCTATTGACACTACCAGACCAAACTATTGCAAATATCTGTACGGTGCTCGGGAAGCAACAAAAGACATACGGCATTTCCGACATTGTATACGAATATCGTGCAAATAAACGCATCTATAGTGCTCTCCCTGAGACGCCTTTGCCGTCTATGCAACAAAGTGTCCCCGATTCCACCGATTCAGCCAAAATAATACCATTTGAAGCGCTATGAGACAGGTGACATTCATCCTCCCAGGTCATGATGAAATTTCTCATGACTTGTTGGCTCGCATCGTAACCGAAATAGCTACCAGCGAAGCAATCTCGAACGACAACATTGTTGTTCACCAATGGAGTTGGTCTGAAACACCACATGCGGACGATGTTGCGCTACTGTTACATCCAGAGGTGTCAACTATCGACAATGCTCTGAGAAAGGCTATTGCGCCAATCATGGAAGTATACAAACAGTGTGGGGAAGAACGTGCATTCATTGTAAACATTCTTCGAAAACTACGAGGAATGGACGGCGATGATCCACAATGGTGGGCAAACGCAGTCACATTGATTTGTACATATCCTGACCAAGAACACCTGTTTGGTGGTAAGTTTGGCCTAAAGCGAACAGTATACGTGATGTTAAAGTCGTTGTACGAAAATAATCTTGTGTAATATGTGTAAAACAAAGAAATTCGAGGCACAAAGCTATTCTAAGCCTCAACACAAAAATGCACGCCCTTACAAAAAGGACAAGTATAAACACAAATGTTACGAAGACTATGTATGACGACATGTTTCCAGTAAAGCTTTATAAGAGAGATAAGAATGGAAATCGAGGAGAATTGATAACCACAAAGTATTATCCCTCAAAAGAAGCTGCACAAACAGCACGTAAAGCGATAATATGGCTATGCGTAAATCAATGGAAATTCCCAAAAGAATGGTCATTGAAAAACGTAATAGTCGTATAGAGTTAATTAACCATAATATTAATCCTTTAAAACCAATTATCAAAAATGGCAAAGGAAGACAAAAACAAAAAAGGTGCTGAGACATCAGTAACTACGGAGATCACTGTAGACAACATTCGCGAGAAACTCGGTAAAGGTACTATCGGCTCACAAGAAATGAGTGAAGCCGTACTCGCAGAAATCAACAAGGAGAAAAACGAGAATACCCAGCGTGAAATGAAACGTCGTTATCAGGAAGCGCGTTATCAAGTTATCTCCGGCCTGATCAAGCTCCGCCACGAGCGAGATGTACACGACATTCAGCATGACGAATTGACACAGCGCGACCGCTTAGCTCGTTATCTGATGGGCTTTGTGTTTGACTGTAATGACGTCAAGTTCCGTCATGCAAGCAAACTGAAGGACACTCTCTTCGAGAAAGAGACGATCGACTTCGACAAGAAGACCGTTGAAATCGTACTGATGGACGGTAAGAAGAAGACCTTCAAGGACGGTGAAACCGTTCCTCCAATCATCAACTATGTCGCATATGACGAGTTGAAGAAGAAGATCGGCGAAGAGACAAAGAAGAAGATGTCTGAAGCCGACAAAGTGTACGCTACAGACCGCAAGAACCTCGATGCCGAGTTCGGGGACTACTATGATTATTCTTGGCGCTATTGATTTAGCGTAAGGAAACTATACCGAGGATTGAGAGTCTTGAACCAGTAATCCTTACTGCAATAGTTACATCGGGGGCCGTTTGAGTCGGACGTGTAAGATGTATGAGCGGAAACTATAGTCGAAATAACGACATCTATTGAGAGCTTTAAGCCAGTAATAGGGGTATATAGCATCTGAACCTACGGATGTAAAACTATAGGTCCATTTTGATCAATTAACCAGAATATGTGAGCCTGGAGCCAGTATTAGTCATCAAGTTAGCCTTGCGTACGAAGTACTCATATTCTTATCAAAAAATGCGGATGCATACCATTGCCGAACTTTAAGTCTGCCTGTGGCCTCTGTATCAACAAGAATAATAGCTTTTCAAAACCGCTCTCTGAGACACTTTTTCCAATAGGATGGAGTAGCTAACTACCCTAAAGGAGATCGTGGCTTAGAGAGCCATTTATGAGCTGTTTAGAGCATAATCTGATCAATTATGTTTCTATCGAAGTTTTATCCTGTATGAGATACGCATGCGAGACGGGGTTTCGACTACCCCCAGGTCCACCCGACGCGACTTTTTATGTAACCATAGCGATATTCGGTAAATGCTAAGTTTGGCGGCGACATGAGCGAAAAAGGTTACAATCGGGCCTGACAGGTTTTGATCGTATGTGGAAGGAAATACATTAAGGGATATTACTATATAACTGGCAATTCTTATATTGCTGACTACACCAAGCTGGCAGCCTGATGTGGTCACGTGCTAACTACGAAAGTGAGGACGGAGATTATTAACGTTATTATTAACAAGGAGTGTAGAGGTTCGAATCCTCGATCTCCGCAAATCAATTGTGTATGGCAAAACAGCTAAAACCTGGACAATTATGTACAGTTGGCAAACATGTATATCGATGTAAAAAAACACATAGTGCACTATTTGCATGTATAAATTGTAAAAAAGCAAATGGCGTTTCATGTATATTAGGCAGAAACGGCTGCCACAAATCGTGTGTGGAAACGTTTGGTATGACAAATTATCCAGTGTTAGTAAAATGAAAACAGCACAAGGAGGCTACAAAGCTATGATAAGAGACCGTGTACCACAAACAGTAGACGCGGCTCTGAAATGGTGTAAAGCTAAAAATAAATGGGTTGAACATGTATACTATCACTTTGTTTGGTTTCTTGTTGAGAAAGAAGCTCGAAATTGTCAAGTACGAAGCCTTATGGGATTAGCAAAATATTCTCGAGGTTTTAACTTTGATGATACCATTGATTGGTACAACCTTGACAAAGAAGAAGCCGAATATTGGAGTTCTGTAAAAAAGTGGGTCAACTGGTTTGAACAGAATACCATCACAGTGGTAGAAACATGGAAAACCAAAAAACTGGAGAACAAAACCGATGAACAAACAAAAGAATACATCTGTTCTAAGTTATTCAAAGATTTAACTCCAGATTGGCGAGAAAAATTGTATCAACATTATGATAAGTTTATTTTCCCAAATTATCTTTGAACGCTTCAAACATGAAGCGGGCGTATCTACGTGTAATGATTTGACAGAAGCATTATCTTATTTAAAGGAAAATGCAAATTATACCATTCATCAGGTATTATATTGTCATTCTATTACAACTTTAGACTATATTGCCAAACAACATGATACTTGGTTCAATATATATCACATTAAAGAACTACACGATCTTGCAGATTGGATATCAAAAAATATAATATATGAAATTCCAACGATGAGTTTAACAACGACACGAATAAAAGTTCGTATCGCTATTGGCATGTTGAATAAGATTGAAAATAGTGGGATAATATCAAAAGAACTTAGTCTGTTTTATTTTGACAACATAGTAACAAACTGTCTAGATTTATGGCACTCAAATCATATTCCATTTTATGAAGATAGAATAGAAACATTGCCTTTCTAGACGATACCGAAGTGATGGAACGGTAGACATTAGGGACTTAAAATCCCTTGGGCATTGCGCCCGTGTGGGTTCGAATCCCATCTTCGGTACAAGTAGCTGATATCTACTCCGCGAGTGACACGCTTATAACTATCAAAAAACCAAAGTAGCCTATGAAAACCCCAAAAATTACTCCAGAAGAAATTAAGGTTATCAAAGCTGCACAAGAAGGCAATATTATTGCTTTCAATCGTATATATAAGAAATACAAATCATTTGTAAGTAAAATATTGTACGGTTACATCAAAGATAAAGATGAAGCCAACGATATTGCAAACATTGTGTTTCTGAAAGTGTACGACAAACTTGAAAAGTTCACAGCATATGACTCCTTCGGGGGCTGGCTGCGAATCATAACCAATAACACTGCGATAGATTATCTACGTAGAACAAAACATGTACCAATAGTGTCTGATACATTAGATTCCCGACTAGTTTCTAACGTACCAGCAAGTTCAAATGAAACTGATCTAGTCAATCGGTTAACATATGAACAATTGCTTGAAGAATTTAACGCACTCTCCGAGCAAGCACGAACAGTATGTAGATTGTTTTATTTAGACAATATGACATCGAAAGATATTGGTAAAACGCTGAAAATGTCTGAAAATACCGTAAAGTCGCATTTAAGACGTTCGAGGCAAAGATTACAAAACAAATTAAAACAACAACTATGATTTTACTTTGGTTAATTATCGGCTTGGTGCTCGCAATTGCTATTGCACGCATCAATAAGAGCCACAAGCTCTTCTGGGCAGCATTTACTTCCTTTACAGTAGGTATTGCTGCAGAGTCAATAATTACTAAGGTGGATCAGAAGGACGAAACCCTCACTCAGGTGTGCCCCACGCAGGTGGTGAGCTGCACGCCAAACGCGTACAGTTTCTTGGCAGACGTGCCGCCCACAACCCAGAGCCTTGTGCCAAACCCTGCGAGTCAGGATACCACACCTGGCTCAAGTGAGGTAAGTAACCTTCCAAAAGAGTCTTATAAAGAGACTCTAACAGATCCACCAGAATATCACCCTAGAATATAGGGCATTGACTCTACCATGTTTGTTACAAACCAAAATAAGCTATAAGCATGTGGAAGCCTGCGATGAGAGACTCGCAGATACGGAAACATATTGGAGAGTAACAATCGCTAACACAAGTATTAACAATTCTAAAACCACATTATCAAAATGGGAAAGAATAACAAAAAGGGGTCAAAGGTACCCCCAGCTCCAGAGGTGAAAGCCGAGGAAAAAGTTGTTGAGCCTGAAGTAATCAACAACAAGAAAAAAGTCAACGTAATTGACGCAGACGGTCTTGTAGATCAGCTCAACAATCCGAGACCAGGCCTTGATGCAAATCATCAGGTAGATCTGTTGAACGGTCTCGATCGTCATTTCATGCAGCCTAATGCAGCTGATAAGCTTGGCATTTCACAGGAAACTGTAGACAAGGTCAACGTATTTACCGCTCACGGTTGGGTTGTCGTTGCAGCACAAGAAGGCATGTTTGGAACATCGGCATTTGCTGGAGCAATTCGTCAGAGCATGCTTCCTACAATCATCGATGCTGCGCATGATATGGGAATCACAATCGACCAGAAGGCACTCCCTGCACCAAGCGAAGATGGTACGATTCAGGTTCCATCTATAGCTATCAAGCCTTCAAAAGAGGCAAAAGAGCAGCTTAAGAAGGAGCATGAAATCCTTGAGAAGAAGCCAAACATCGACCCTACAAAGATCGAAAGTGACGCTGAACTCAAAGACGCCATCAACTTCATCATGGCTGACGCAAAGAATGGTTGGGAAAAGATCAAGAACGCTATTCAGTTCTATCGTTCCTACCTCAGCGCAAAAGCAAACAAGAGCGACAAGAAAGAAGAAGAGCTTGCCGCACTGAATAAGAAGAGCAATCTTGAACTCCTCGATGAGATCAAGAATGTGATTCACGACTGTCCCATTGTACTGTCAGGTATTGGGAGATCCATGGGGACCTTCACAGGCTCTACTAAGAGTCCTATTGTTGCGTTCTGCATGCTCAAGAGTTCCGCTACGGACCGCAAGACGGGCGAATGCGAACTTAGTGATAGCGAAGTGGCTGATTACACTCGCGCTATTGTCACTTGGGTAAACGAGCTCTCTATTGAGAACTACAATGCCCGCATCGCTGAGCATGAGAAGAATCTTGCCATTCTGAAGAAGGACGCTAAGAAGAACGCAGAAGGTATCAAGGATGTTGAAGGTAAGATTGAATCTTGCAAGAACTCTATCGCTCATTGCAAAGATATCATCGACATGCTTACCAACGCATCTACAGACACTGTAGATTCTCTCATCATAGACTATGCTGATGCTAAGTCTAGCAACAATCGTGCAGCACGACTCGTTTTCCAGAAAGTGTTCGAAACGTATTATAGCGACGTAGACCTTGAGAAGAACGATATAGCTACCGTGAAGCACAACGTTCAGCAGCGTGCAGGTATCATCGTGAATCTGTTCCGTGATCCTACTACTCCAAACCTAGAATACAACGAAGCAAACCTCACAGAGATGGTTCTTGTTGCAAAGGAAGGGGAAGAAGGAAAAAAAGAGTAGCGACACTCAAGGATCGGATAGTTGCTTTTTGCTGTCGCGTAAAAAGACTCTTCTAACAGAATAACATAATCAATATGAAGAAAATTACAACTATCATCTGCTGTATTTGTTTCGCCATTGGTGGATTCACCATCGCTGCAACAAAACATGCCGCGTTATATAACAAAACAGCAGTCGCTGCAACAATGCCGTCACCGGTAATTATGCAGTATCCGAAAGACCTTTTGTTAGGTCATACGAACAATGTCGGTCTAACGGTTGTTCGCGATACAGTTCGCGATACAATCCCTCTTGAAATATGCTGTGTTGGCTCCACAAAGACAGTGTATAAAACTAAGTGGAGAACGAAGAAAGTATTTGTTCCAGACACAGTTGAACGTAAGGCTCCGATAGATGTAGACACCATACGTATATCCAAGCCTACAATAATTATGCCTGAAACAATTACAGATTCAGTATCGCTATAAAGGGTCTCATTAGCCCTGATACAACTATTGTTACTGCGGGGTTCGACTCCCCGCTCTCCCACAAGGCATACTTGTTTAGTTTGAATGTTATTATTAAGCTCGTCTCAGTGGTTCGTGAGAATAGCTGAGATTTTTAATACGGGAGATATGGTAAGTAACAATCTACTTGATCCGAGAATATGTAAACCATCTCTGATGGCGATAAAGCTTGAAAATAGAGCTCAAAAGGTAGGATGGAAGACATTGGAGCGTGAAAAACTCCTTTGTATTAGGGAGAGCGTAGTACTAAAACCCTATTCTGATGCATGAGAACCGTCTGGTGATGTATTCAAGAGAAGACGCATAAGACTCAAAAGGAGCAAAACAGTGTACCGTATCGGACATGCTGTGTAATGACATATAAACACAGTATAACGAAACACGAGTTGCCACATACTTAGCCGAGACCAGGGAAGCGATGAAGGTAATCGCACATACCAAGGCACAGCATCCACAATAAGTATGATATGTCATTTAGCCGAGCTTAGTGTTCATGAGGTCCAAACTCATTATGAAGGAGCGAAAAAGTTATACAGAAGTATTAATGGAGATTCAGATTAGTTCTAACTGAATGCGTACCGTAACTACGTAGCCTAGGTAAGTCCAAACTGGTGCAAATCCAGTGCCTCTCGGCGTCTAACACGAGGGGAGTAAGAGGGTAATACGGCTGATTTAATATGGAGTATAGACCGCCAGGCTTTGATCGTTCAAGCGGTTATATAAAAGTAAATGATTAGGAGGTGGAAGGCCCCGCCTCAGCGGAACGAGCCCGCGTACATATGGCTGATTCTCCATACATAAGTTATTTAGGCGTAACAAGTGTATGTTCGGTAGTAAGGATAAAAACCTTACACCCCTCGGTGGTTACGTGATAGCCAAAAACTCAAATCTATACGCGAGTATATTCAGACTCTCACACCCAGTTGAGAAAGCGCATTATACTTACGTGTTTGTATTAGCAAGTACCTTCGAAATGGTGCCGCATATTTATACCTCTTTTTGTGATGAAGATATGAAAAAAAGACTGTTGTCGTATGCGTATATCCGTATTAGATTTTGAATGAAAACAAAATACAACAAAGAATGATGATAACATGTTTAACAAAATTGACTGTTCCCTCCTAGGAAAACCTACGTTGTAAGTAGTGGAACTGATCGGAGAAAGTCGAGTGCCAACCGTAACTGTGAAATAATTTAGGCAGAATGCGAAACGAAACGAAGCATTGAGCAGCAACTCATGTGGGTGGAAAGCATAGAGCCGAATACACAAAAATCGATGGGCAGCTTACTGTAGCCATTAGACGCAGTGCTCGAAGCGTATGCAGGTAGATCACTACCTCCTGTCTCGAGGTGTGTGACAAGCAAGGTAAGTGGGTGACAAGAAACTATGTGTATGGGTTGAACTCCCCAGTGTTCGTGCACTATAAACAAAGGGACAGCAAAGTCTTAAAAAGCCGTAAGGTCTGTGAAGGATTCTGGAGTCCCGAGATCGTCCGATAATGAAGCGTACTCCTCACGCAAGCACCCAAAAGCACAAAAGTAGGAAACGAGGCCCGTAAGCCAGCGCAATAAACTTACGGCACCAGAGTAAACTGTAAATCAGGAAGATACGTCTTTGCAAAAACGGGAAAATATCGAAGATATATCAACCAAAACAAATCTTTTTATCTACAATGTGGAATTACCTCAGCTAGTGAACCCTCCCTTATTTCCTGATAAGTAGAGCGCTTAGTGGGTAAAATCACATAATTTTTATACTTCTAAAAATCATGTTCAAAAACTTAGTATTTGATTATACACATACGACATTCAAAGCTTTAAAAAACGCCATAGATTACGGGCCTGGATGATCCTACCGTTGGATCCCCGTTATATCCCTTGGGGTATAACTAGCCTATGACGAAAGCGTGCTAAACATTAGAACAGCAATCGTAACGTAAAATAAGTATTGAACAACAAAAATAAAAACCCGTATGCAGAATACGGAATTCAAACATGTTTAACTTATCGTTGGTGGAATCAACCACGATATCAAATAGGATAAGTAAATGGAAAAAGTAGATTTAAGCAAGGTGGCTGAGTCATGCCGCCCTGATCTTCGTATCATTGGTGGTACTCTTGGTACCCAGTTCTTTAAGCCCGAAGCACGGGCTGCGATTCTCGACTTCGAAAAGCGAAAAGTAGAAGTTGAACGTAACGGTAATGTGGACTTAATCCTCAACCGTACCCCTCGTCGTTTCCGCGTAGTAGGTCACGACATTCTCAGTGTACAACTGGCTAATGGCGCTCTCGGTGACGCTCAGGTGATCCTGAATAAGGATACTGAAGACGAAGTGTCTGTATCTATCAGTTCTGATGGTAAGACATTCTCTAACGTAACTGAGGATGCTCTCGGCAAGGCTCTTACTGGCGACAAGAACATCATCTTCGCTGACGCTAAGAAACTCGTTGAGAAGGTAAACGTTCTCAACTATGATGAGAAAGAGCGTCTTGTGAAGCTCCGCGAGGAGATCAACAAGGCAATCGCTCAGGTTGACTCGGCTATTAACGAGAACAACAAGAAGTCCAAGGAGTATTACGATCAGTTGACTAAGGGTACTAACCCTGAAGACACTCCCACGCCCGTGGTAGTAAATCTCCCAGGTAAGGCTGCTCCTGCAAGCAAGGAAGTTATCATTGTAACTGACTAAGCCTTATGTCGGCATTAATATCGCCAGCATGCAGAAAACTACTGGAAATTCTGATAGCAGACCCGAAGATTTCGGTAAAGTTGTTAGAGAACACCAAGGACAAAGAAAAGTACAAGATTTGTACAATCGAAGACAGCGGAGCTGTAATTTTCGGTAAAACGTCCGTTCGTTGGTGGAATCGACTTCTGAATTGTCAGGATGAATTTCCATTTGAATCTGTAGCATTAAACATTTGGGATTCCCTTGTGGATTGCTCGAGTGGTTTAAACAATCGTGCGATCTTAAAGGGTTTGTCTCAAGAGATTGTAATGAACTCGGTTCGTGATAAAAATTACGACGGGGTCATTAATCGGCTCTTTGATTGTTGGCGCCATGTGGCTCAGCTCAGCGGTGGGTACCAGCAACCCGTAGCTCCCGAGGGGGCTCTGGCTAATGGCCAAGACGGTAAGCAGGTATTAATCGAGCGCAGCGGGCCATCTCAAATTGTGATACAGCTTGAGGATGGCACCACAAAAGTTATTCCTATACTCGACAGTATTGGAGATTCACTCCATGTAGGCTTAACGTATGGTATTACGGGTGTGCGGCGGATTTAGTGGTCTGCGGACTACGAGTGCGTGCCTGCGGGATATGTACTCATTAACCAAAGTATAACTGTAAAAATACTAAAGTCTATTGAAGATCTCCTAAACATACAACTACCCCAGAAGAGACGCATGCGTGCATCTACTTCTGAGGTAGTTCCTTTAAATATTCGTGAGGGTATTTAGAGGACTAGGTAAATGGCACTCGAATTCAACTGTTATGTTTAATTTAAATCAAATCTACATGAATAAGAAGACATCAATCAAGTTGAACTCAAGTAACATTATTAATATTCGTAAGAATCTCGATGCAGAGATCACGAAGTCTTGGAAGACAATCCGTAACGAAAACGTGATGTCAACCAAGGAGATTAAGGCTGGCCTCGGTTCTGGTAAAGACCTCAAGGCACTGTACAACTATATTACTCAGCTTCAGGATAAGCGTATCAAGATTAAAGGTATGCTTATGTACCTGAATTTAGGCATAACAACATTCGATTATGAAGCCTTCAAAAAGACAAATAATTATAGCATTTTTGCAGCATGTGAGGCAAAAGAGGCTCTTGCACAGCTTTCTTTGATTCCTACCTTGAACCCAATCGAGAAGGCAAAGAAGGGTAAAGCAAGTCTCTCTAAGAAGGAAACTTTCACAAGTGCAAAAATCGCTTCCCTGAAAAAGACTCTCCAGCTTGAGGCTAATAAGTATGATGCAGCAATGGAGAAGTTCAATAAGAACACAGATATCGACATCACGTCAATTGCAGACGACTTTAAGTTGGAACTCACAATATGATGTTCGATATAGTTTGAAGTATGCAAGGACTTTCTATGACGGTCGGTTCGTCACAAACTACAAGGTGTGAAAAACTAAGTAATAATCCTAAGATTAAGGTCGCGCGCAGTGAACGGCACACAAATAAGGACCTTGCCGTTGCGGATTATAAAAGGGGTTTCATTGCGTTGTTGTACGAATACGTATAGTGCAACAACGTAGGTCTATTAGCTTATTGGTAAAGCACCGGCTAAGTAAGCCGGTGAAACAGGTTCGAGTCCTGTATAGACTACTAATATTTTCCCACAATATTAACAATTTAACATCATAATCAATATGAAACAGCATAAGAAAGCAAACGTAGCAGCTAAGTTAGCAGCTCGTCCAATGAAATACAACTTGATGGTCGGATATGACCCAATTCTCGAAACAGAAGTAAGTCTTGTTCTTCAGAACAATCACTTCGAACCTAAGATTGCAACCGAAACATACTTCTATATGAAGGACCTCACAAAGGAAGAGGCAGAACGTATCAAGAAGCTTGTTCAGGATGTAAAATTCGAGTTCAAATCCCCCAAAACAGGCAACCTTAAGGTCTATAAGGTGCGTTATATATCAGCAACACTTGCTCCAGAATTGGCTCTTGGTAAGCTCAAGCGCCTCCACAAGAAGAAGGTTAGTGGTACTGTGCACAGTACAGGTAGTAAAACGACCAACTACGATAAGAAGCTCTCTAAGCGCGTAAAAAAGGCTACCCTTGCAATGATCAGGGCAGAGAGTAAAAAGGCCGTGGTGACCCCTAAACGGGCCAAATTTAAGGGCTCACAAAAGCCTGTACAGCAGAAATTGAACTTTAAAGCAGCAGCATAATGGAAACGGCGGTAATTTTAAAAACAATAGTTCCTAAGAAAGTAATTGGAAAACCACAAGAAGATCCATATACGCTTATGGTAGATTTTTTCTTCGATAAGAAGGAAATTATAACAATTAGAACTGCTGCTTTTACGAAAGAAGACAAAAAAGAGGCATGGTATGAATTAGTTGAAAACTATATGATAGAGACAAACTCTAAGCCTTGTGTTATAACATTTTCTAACGGGGCTGTAATATCCAATGTATTTTTAACTGATTCCCAATTGTCAGATTTAATTCATAATCAATATGGGCAAGAAAACAATAAATAAGAAGCTTCAGAAGAAGCTCTACAGCATTAGAAATCAGAAGTGCTGTATTCCTCCTACAATAAAAGCAAACGATCCTGGCGAATATGATGGTATAGACGAATATCGTGACTTCCGTCCAGCCATAAGTGCTACCACGATTAAGGATCGAGTAGGAAAAGGCAAAAAGCTTAATAAGCAGAAGCCTTGGTATTACCTTACGAAGAAGGAAAGTATCGCTATTGAAAACAATCGTAAGCAAGCAAAGACGACTCATGAAGAGTATATCGAAGCTTACCTCAAAGACAAACTATCCAAATGGGAGAAGAAAAATCCAAAACCATTGGAGAACGACATCTTCTACAAGGAAGAATATCCTAAATGGGTAGCAGAGCGTGAAGCACAACACGATAAAATAGTGCAGTTCTTGAGTCAAAAGTACGTCAAGAAATATACTCGCCCTCTTATTTATAGTATATTAGAGTCCAAAAATAAGGAATCGAAAGAGGCTTATAAGAAGGCAGCATAGTCACATAATCTATGAAAAATAGATAATTTGTGATTACGTTTCAGGAAGTACACTGGAACACCGTATCACCAAGTGTTGTTAACAACTAGTTGGTTCTCTATGGGCAATAGAGAGTAGTACAATTCTGCGATACGGACAATGAGGTTTGTGACAACTGCCTAGGATCTAGGACTGAAAAAATCAACAGGATACAGGGAAGCACATAGAGGACGCCTCAAAACGAAAGTCCTCGTATCGCGGGATATGGAAGTGGTCTATCCGCTGAGTCTCATAATCTCAGAATCGGGGGTTCGAATCCCTCTCCCGCTACGATTGGGCATGTAGGACCGGCCGAGTACCCTAGAGGGAAAGCATTTGACGTCTGAGGCGGTGGCTTACAGTGAGTTCGAGTCTCATCATGTCCACTAAGTATAACTAAGAACTATAAGTCATGTGTATACGAAACTGTCCGGTAATTACCTACGATATTGAGGTATTTCCAAATGTATTTCATTGTTGTTGCAAGAATACAGAGACTGGACAACTATACAAATTCGAACTATCTGAGCGTAAACGAGACCTAATAAGTCTTGTTTACTTTTTTATGGAAAAGAACGTAATATTTTGTGGTTATAACAATAAACACTACGATGATGTAATCATAAACTACATCATTTACCATTACGGTATCTTAATTCATAAATCAATAGAACAAGTTTGTGAATCGTTGTACAATCTCTCAAATGCTGTTATAAAAGCAACAACAATGGAAGAGATAAGTAAATTCAAGAAGTGGAAGTACGCACATTACTTTTATTCTATGGATTTGCTTACAATGCAATTCAGCTCTAAATTAAGAGTTAGTCTAAAAAGTATGCAGGTAACAATGCACTACAAAAACGTGCAAGAGTACGATGGAGATTTTGGAGCGTATTTACCAGTATACGAAATAGATAAAATGATTGCATACAATATAAACGACGTAGAGTCTACAGAAGAGTTATTAAATCGCCTTCAAAAAGACATAAAAATACGTTTGTTTATTCAAGATGAATATGGAATTGACGCACTTTCGATGGATAGTGTGAAATTCGGAGAAACAATTCTTGCTAAAAAATATTGTGAAGCGACAGGAATCTCAATGAATGAACTCAAAGAGATGCGTTCTCCGATGGATTACATTCCTCTAAAGGATGTTATATTTCCATTCATCAAATATAAAAACCCAGAATTACAAGCCGTTCTTGAGGAGATGAAAGGGCAAATAGTCTACTCAAAAGAACGCAAAGGCTACGAGAAGAAGTTCGTTCTCTCGAATACGGTGTATTCTATTGGTGTAGGAGGTATTCATTCGCTGAATAAACCAAAGATATTCCGACCAGGACCTGACGAGTATATCGGACACAGTGATGTGGCGTTGAAGATTTGGCGCCAGTAAAACAAATTTAATTGCGGGAACCCCCTTAGAGCTTTACTCACAGCGCATTGCAGAAATGTAAATGGCAGCAGATAGGGTAATGACCTGTCATATTGTAAAAGCAGTAAAGATTGGGCAATCCGCAGCGAAGCTTCCAATCGGAAGAACGTTCACAGACTATCTCGAAAGAGAGTAGGATATGATTGATGCGCATATTCGAAATAATTTGAACTTATTATGATATTAAGTTATGATATAGTCGACAAGGATTGAAAGATCTGGATACACAATTACGCATCTTAGTGTATCACAACGTGGCAATGTATCCGAGTTTGCTTATTAAGCATAAACTTACTCCCAGACACTTAGGTGAAAGTTTTTTGAAAGTCTATGAGCAAATATACAATGAGCGCATAGAAGCAAAACATAGCGGACAGAAAATTAAAGATAAAGCCCTTAAATTAACTTTAAATTCTGTCACGGGAAAAATGCAACAAGAAGAAAGTTGGATGTACGATCCATTTAACGTTTTCAGGATACGTATTAATGGACAATTGATACTTCTTATGTTAGTGGACCGTTTGCTGGAATTGAATTGCGAGATTGTGCAAATCAATACAGATGGTGTAATGTTTATTGCTAAGAAAACCGCTAAAGATGAGATTCAGGAAACAGTGTCTGAAGTAGAGCAAATAACACAACTTACTTTTGAAAGCGACAACTATGAGGCGTTTTATCAGTACGCAGTCAACGATTATTTTGGGGTCGTTGATGGATATGAACAATCACATGATCCAGAACTGATAGAAAAACGAGGAATGTTTAGAACAGAACCTGTTTTGGGAAAAGGGTTAGCACCGACAGTAATTCCAAAAGCTGTGATAAACTATTTCTTAACGAAACAACCTGTGTCTGAATTTATAAGACAACAGACAGATATACATGATTTCTTAATGAGTCAAAGAACTGATAAGAAATTTAAAGTCCGACACGGCGATCGGTTTGTACAACGTATAAATCGATATTATGCCAGCACTAATGGTTATTCACTTTATAAGGTAGACAAAGACGGGAAAGAGGAAAATATGCTCACGAAGTCAGGTGTCACAATACTAAATAAAATGGACGACTTACCTATAACTGAAAGACACATTAACTATAATTACTATATTTCGGAAGCGAATAAGATTATAGCAGATTTGTCATATCAGCAACTCGAATTATTTTAGTAACCAACTTGTTAACCTTGAGTATAAGAGATGATTATTGAAGTAAATACGAAGCTCTTGCACATGCCAGAGCAAATCAACACAAATCAATTATTCTTCCTTAGTACTGTATTGGATAAGAATCAAAAATCTAATCAAGACGTCCGCAAGATTGTCAGCCTAATTAGCGACGACGAAATACAGTATTTAATTGATCAGAATCTCATCTCCTCTACTACTGAAGGAGATGCAATTATATATCGCCCAACTGAAAAGCTTACAGATTTTCTAAAGCCTTCGAAAACTTATTTCGAACAGTTTAGCGAGATATATCCAAAATATGTTTTACGACCAGATGGGACAAAAGCCTATCTAAAAACCAATATAAACAGGTGCCATCACCTGTTTAATTTGTATACAGGACTTAGTGAAGCCATGGCTCAACACCTTATAGAATGCTTAGATTTCGAAGTATCTAAAAAGGTTAGAACTGGTAAATTAGGCTACATGAAAACTATGTACAAATGGTTAGTAGAACATGCTTGGGAAGAATCTGAGCAAGAAATGTCAGACACGAAAACAAACTCCGCTGCGTATGGAACAGAACTTATCTAACATACGTTCAATGTCTCAAGTCACAAAAGAAGCTGTAGCATATATAGCTGGACGAAGAGACAAGTCTATTACGTCTTTAAAGACAAGATGGACTAAGTTCAATAAGCAGTGTATGGGAGGCATTGAACCAAATGTCGTTATTACCATAGCTGGTATTTCGGCTAGTGGTAAGTCTAGTTTTGTAAATGAACTTACTACAGATATAATTGATTTGAATCCAGATGAAGACATTATCATCTTGAACTTCTCATTAGAGATGGTTGGATTTAGGCAAGTTGGAAGAACGCTTTCTAATAAGCTTAGGAAAACGACTTCGACTTTGTATAGCTCGGAAACGAGCCTCGACGACGATACGTTCAGAAAAGTTGTCGCTGTATCCAATCAGCTAAAGGAATATCCAATCTACTTTGTAGATGATCCTGGTACTCCCAAGCAAGTTGAAGAAACAATTCAATCTTTCTACAATCACTATGTAAAAGGCACAAACAAGCACTTTATTATTACATATGATCATGCTCTTTTAACTAAACAGGTTGGTTCTGTAATAGAAACGATAAGTGAACTTGAAAGGGTATTCATTAAGGCAAAGAAACTGCCAATGACATCTGTAGTACAATTAGCGCAGATGAATAGAAATATTGAGTCTTCTGAAAGAATAAACAACCCGCTCTCTCACTATCCAATGCGAAGTGATTTGAGCTCTTCGGATGCTATGTTTCAGGGCAGTGATTACGTAATAGTGATTCACAGACCAGAAATACTTGGTATACAAGAATACGGTCCAAGTCATTTACCTACAAACAATAAAATATTTATGCATATCTTGAAAAACAGAGATGCAGGAAAACCGTGTATTCTTGAATTCGAGAACGACCTGATGTATAACAATATCGTTGAAACATAAGCATATTGTTAAACTTTTAAATATTGGCTGACTATATGAGTAAGACTACAACTTTTAAGATTGCTAACACTTCTAACAATAACAATTCCTTTCTCGGCACAAACTATTCTAAGATTCTTGATAACCTTATTATTGCTAATATAAAGGATACTAATCCTTACCTGCATAAGAGTTACAACAAGGATTATGACGAGATTTCCGCGATTATCGCAGATTCGAAGAAGAAGCATTCCTTTGGTCTTTTCGACGGCTATCTGAACGAGAACGACAAGTTCTTAAAGGCCGCAAACTTTATTGCTAACTACGGTAAGACAACGTATAAGACGCTGCCTTTCATTTACGGCAAAACATATAAGCTTATTGACGGTACACCCATTTGCTTCTACGACGATGAGATTCAGATTGGTATGGATCTGTATTCGTATGACAGTTTTAGCAACACTGCCTTCTTGAAGACATTGAGTGCACCAACAAAGAAGATTATTATCAACATTCTGAATGCTGGTAATAAGAACATTACCATTAATATCATTTAAGTCTAGAACTAACATGATAGTACTACCTACAAAACCTGTACCAGCAGAGTCTACGAACCCTTCATATTTGGTCCTTTATGGACTTCCGAAGGCTGGTAAGACCTCATGCGTGGCACAATTACCTAATAATCTCATTATAGACCTTGAAGGCGGATCTAAGTTCATTGATGCACTTGCTGTACAAGCACGTAGCATTGCGGATTTGGGAGAGATTGCACAAGCTATTAGGGCTAAGAATGAGGAAGTAGGACATAATTTTTATAAACACATTACGATAGATAATGCTACTCGATTGGAAGATATTTGTATGAGTTACGCTTGTAATTTGTATCGGAAAACCGAACTTGGCAAGAACTGGAAAGGGGATGATGTAACTACTCTCGCAAGAGGTGCTGGTTATAAATATCTTCGAGATGCCGTTAAAAAGGTTATTGACATGTTCAAAGATCTTTGTGATGAATTTATTCTAATAGGACACGTTAAAGACAGTATTACAGACAAAGATGGACAAGAAGTTAACGCAAAAGAGATCGACCTCGTTGGAAAACTCGGAAGAATCATTTGTGGACTTGCCGATGCAGTCGGGTATGTTTACCGAAAGGAAAACGAAACTCATATCTCGTTTAAAGGTGGCAATGGAGACTCCGTCCTTGAGGCAAGAGCGAAACATATTGCAGGAAGAGATATTGTCATTGCTACGGGAAATGAAGACGGCTCATTAACAACCTATTGGGATAAAGTTTATAAACCAGAATAAGAACTATAAGTCAGTAAGGAATTATGTATAGTACAAAAACAGCAACAACAAACAATACTGAGTTTAACAGCTCATATATGCCTGTAGGCATCAACGAAAACGTAACATTGAATGCAGTAAATGTGATGAAGTCTCCACAAGGACGAGATTACATTGAGTTTGTCTTTACTAACGCTGAAGGACAGACGGCTTCGTTCACAGAATGGAAAAACGAGAAAAACATGTGGATTAAGACCGACGAAGATTTACAACGTCGTGATGATCAGCAGTTTGGTCGTATTCTTCAAGTCATCAACTGTTTCTATGAAAACGCACCTGAATTTGAAGGTGAGAACTTTGTAGAAATGATCAATTGGGTAAAAACCACATTGGAAAATGTAAAAGAAACGGCCGAATGGAATAAATATCCATTACGTTTAAAGGTAGTTTATGACAAGAATGGATATACTCGTGTATCTTCTCTTGGTACATTTGTTGAACCTATGAGTATAGAACAGTCTCAGATTAAGCTCTGGAAGAAAGATCTTCTTGAGCGCCCAGTTGTAGCGGACAACGAGACCGCTGCAGATCCGTTTGCGGCTCCAGTAGGAGCAAGTACTTCGGTTACTGAGACAACAGGTGCTGACGACCTGCCATTTTAAGGAATTAATATTTCTTAAAGATGGAAGTTTATTTGCAAAAGGATATAATAGAATAGTCCATGGTGGTCGTGGAGATTATATAGAATTTGACAAAAATCAAATTATTCCGAAATTACAATCAAAATTTGGTAATTCGCTGGATGAAAACATTGATATTTATTATTGGTGGTTACATCCTATTGGAAAACCGAATATAAAAGTATATTTACAAAGAAAAAATGTAAAGTATGCAGATTATAAGATCGGAAAATACTACATATCACCACAACTATTAAAACAATTTAAAGATCCTGAACAATTATTTCCATATTAATGGTCAGTGGTGGAGACTAGAAATAGCCCTCACGACGGTAGTAGTTTAATTGGATAAAACATCAACGAGCCTGAGAGAGTGACGGCGTCTGAGTTGAAGATTTCGGTTCGAATCCGTGCTACGGTAACAATAAGGTGCTGACGACCATTTAAAGGTCAGTGGTGGAGAGGTTGATTAAAATACAGAACGGGGCCAATTGGAACAATGTTCTGTTACAGTCAATCCCTGGCATGCATGGTAACCAGCTTTAGAACAGTTGGACAGAGGGGTTCGAGTCCCCTCCATGCTACTACGCGGTGTCAGGATGTTGTGAAACATACGACAAGATAGGTTTTTAAATATCATAAATTCTTTAGAGAGTTTCGTTTTTCCTATCTGTTTGGTTCGATTCCAAACGACCGCACAACTGGGATATCCGGAATAGTACAAACCTTAAAGTAAACAATACCATAAAAACACGTCGATGGTTGGATTTTAGATTGTTTATAAATAATGTGTTATTGTACTATTGGGCAGTTCGACTCTGCTCTATCCCACAACATTTTTATTTCTACATTAAATCGGCCGCTCGACTGATCTCACAAGCGGGATATAAATAAAAACGAGATTGGCTAGGTTCCTCGCGACCTAGCCTCTATGGACTTTTAGCTCAGTTGGTTAGAGCACATGACTGTTAATCATGGGGTCGTAGGTTCAAGTCCTACATAGTCCGCTAAATATATACAACATAGAATACTATTATGAGTGGGAATTGGAATACCACTGCCGCGAGATAAAATGTCGGACGGAAGGAGAGGAAGGCGTTCTCCATAAAGATAGAACGGCCATATATGGTGCAGTTAATCCAAGTTCGAATCTTGGTAATAGTACAACTATAAGAGCTATAAGCCTATGTATAGTACAAAAACAGCAATTACAACAAGTCTTAGAGACTTATTGGAAAAGGTTGATGACTATGCAATCTATTCCTACTATCTTGGAGAATTCAAGGTAGGACAACTGATGAATAGTCCGTTAAGGTCTGATGATAGAATGCCCTCGTTCGCTATCTTTAAAGGTAGAAACGGGGTTTTGTTATTTAAAGACCACGGAACAGGAGCGTATGGCAATGCTCTTAGTTTCATAAAGTTGTATAGAGGAATACAAACCAGAGATGAACTTGAACGAGAATTGTTGCGCATCGTCCGAAAAATGGATCCGATACGCAATGATGTAAAAGCAAGATCTGTGAAAACGGTGGATTCAGGGCCAACAGAAATCGGAATAGTTCGTCAACCGTTTACTGAAGTAGATAAGCAATATTGGAAGCAATTCCACATATCGCTAGACACTTTACGTAAGTTTAATGTTTTTAGTATAAAATACTTTCTTTGTAATAGAGTCGTCAGAGGAACCTACAAAGAAGCTAGTCCTATGTATGCATATAAAGTGTATGATAGATTTAAGATTTATCGTCCACTTGCCTCTAAGTATACTAAATGGCGTACCAATCTGACAAATCGACACGTTCAGGGGCTAGCCGAGTTGCCTAAAGAGGGTGGCAATCTCTTAATCATCACAAAATCTCTTAAAGATGTGATGTGTTTGTATGAGATGGGGTTTTATGCTATATCTCCTTCAAGTGAAACAACATTTATTCCAGAAGACATTTTAAAGTCGTTAAGGAGTAAGTGGAAACATATTGTCATACTGTTCGATAGAGATAGGACAGGAATGTTAAAAGCTCGTGAATACAGCAGACAGTATAAGTTTGATGCATTGTTTGTCAACAAAAAGTTCAATGCAAAAGACATTTCTGATGCAGTTAAGTATAACACATTCGCTCAAATTAGAGCCTGGATGACAAAAGAAACCGAAAAATACTATGATTGAGACATTGATCCTTGGCATTATTGCTGTAACAGCAGCAGCCATCACTGGATATTTTTATGGTGAAAGTAAGTCAAAGTACCTCCATATTAAAAAGAATGGGTGGGAAGTAACAACATGTGAAAGTATTGCAATGAGTGAAATATTCTTCCACGCAAAGAAAGGAGGAAAATCATGCCTTGCAGTATTAGATCCCGCAAAAGACAAAATCGATTGGTTTATAAAAGATGTAGTCGATGAATAAAGGCAGGGTGAGGAATGCGACAAAGGTCGATAAGTATGGACTACATTTTCGTAGTAAGCTCGAATGCTATACTTATGAAGCTTTTACTAAAGCAGGAATACCTGTAAAGTATGAGCCAAAGCACTTCACCTTGCTTCCAAAATTCTCCTATTTAGGGGAAAATATTCGAGCAATAACATATTTACCTGATTTTATAGGTAGATATAAGAACACTTCGTTTGTAGTGGAATGTAAAGGCCTTATGGGAGATTCATTTCCATTACGATACAAGCTGTTCAAATACTACCTAAAAAGGCACAACAGTAAAATGAAGTGTTACCTTGTGAGAAATCATAAGCAGGTAGATGAAATGATTGAAGAACTTTTAAGTCAAAAAGATCATGGAAAAGAACTTTCTGAAAGTAGGTGACAAGATATTATTTAAGCCATCTATGGACGGTTTAGAGTACGAACTCGAAGGTGGTAAGGTGTATAATGTTAAGTATAGTCGCTTTACGGGAGATATCTCGTTTGAGACAGCAAAAATGTTTACACTTCCATCTAAGATATATAGTACTCAGAAGGATAACGATTTCATTAAGAAGATATTATATAAGTATCGCAATAGTGAAAGCGGAGTTACAGGTGTAATGTTATCAGGGTTGAAAGGTTCTGGTAAAACAGTCACGCTTAAGCAAATTGCCCTTATGTCAGAACTTCCTATTGTCTTACTTGATAGGGAATTCCCAGAATACAAATTCAAATCTTTATTTCAAGGACTTGTAAACACAGAAGTGTGTTTTGTATTCGATGAGATAGATAAGCAGAACTCTGATTATAGTATGGGTGATTTGTTGCAGGTTCTAGACGGTATGAATACTGTAGGAAAAAAACTGATGCTTTTTGCATGTAACGATGATAAAAAGATAAGTGAATTCCTTAAGGACCGTTGTTCTCGTGTACGATACTGGAAGCGATTTGACAAGATGTCAGAGGAGATGATTAAACAGGTAGTAAGTGATAAAATTGACGATGAGGCTAAGGCAAAGGAGATAAGCGACTTTGTTTATAAGCACTTTAAGTGTGTTAGTTTTGACAACATTTTATCATTTGTAGAGGAGATAAAAGCATTTCCAAATTGGACTCTTGAAGATTTGTTTAACGATATGAATCTTACGAAAAAATGATGGTCATTGATACTCCTTACTACGAGGACTTATCCCGTATCAGTAACTCGAACATAGGTTGGTTTTTGAATAAAGGACCAGCCTTTTTACATAAGATGCTTACAAATCCACCTCCAGAGGAAAAGAATAGTACTTTGGAGCGTGGAACTATGATACATTCTTATTTGTTAACGCCTGAAGAGTTCAAAAAAGACTATGTAGTCTGGGACAAACGTAGACCTTCTTCTGCACAGCAAGAGAAGTTCTGTCAAGAGTTGGCAAATAGCGCCGAAATAGAGCCGAATAAGGCCATTCTAAGCGCATATCAGGCATCCTATAGTACAACTAACCGGTCTGAAGAGAAAATGCTCTCAGAGGGCCTTAAAATAGCTTCTGACCTAAAAGAGTATATTGACTTCCTAAAGTCTAATGATAGTCGAAAGATGATTGGACCTTGGGATGTCAAAATGCTTGAGAAGATTAAGGAGAATATCAAAGAGCATAGACTTGCTTGGAGAATAATTAATCCACCTGGTATTGATGAAGATAGTGAAAATCACCATGAGTTTCATATAAACTGGGAATACTATATAAAAATGGCTGCCGGGGTCAAATGTAAATCGTTGTTAGACGGTTTGACGCTTGATTTCAGAAGTAAAACGGCTATTATTTATGATTTGAAGACTACACAAAAGTTGTGGCACTTTGAGGAAAGTATACACCAATATGATTATTTGAGACAGTTGTGTTTTTACTATCAGGCTGTAGTATGGTATCTAAGATATGAACTTAGAGTGAAAGATTGGAATGATTGGACATTTAAGTTCTATATTATAGGTATAGATACTACAGGTAGTAATGAGATCCGTGTGTTTGAAATCGATAAAAATGATGTGTATTCAAGAAAAGACACTATCTTGGGTGCAATGCAAGACATATGGTGGCACCAGACTACAGACCAGTGGGATCATACTCGAGCATATTATGAAGGTGATGGAAGCGAAAAACTCAACTTATAAGAGCCTATGAGCCTACAATTCAAGTTGATCATACCACTACTTGATGAGCAAATAACAAAAAAAGATATAAGTCCTACAGCAGGATTTGTAGATGCTTATTCAGAGGATATAAATCGTCCTTATTTGGATAATCATATCTTTTTACTTTATGCTTCAAACGTTCTTACAAATGAATCGTTTGAAACAGAAAAGAAGTTAAGTTCATCGAAGAATCTATATGGCAAGTATAAAATTTACATAGGTAACACTTATTTTATTCTTTTTGCTTTTACAATAATAAATAAAAGTATTAAGAGTATTATGAATAATGCTTGCGCATTAAGCGATAATGATAAAATGCGAATATTCGCGTTTTGGAATTTAACCGATGCGGATGTAAATCGATACATGCTAAATCCGCTGTACGTGATGTATAGCAAGTTTGTTAACAATGTTATTCCAGAAGAGGACTATAAACCAGAGTTTAAAGTCTACTGGGACAAAAAAAGCGGGACACTTCAATACTGAAGTGCTCCGCTTTGCTTGTTTTTATACGCTTGATTCATCGTGAGGATAGATTGACGATTACAAGGCAAAACTTTTCTTTGATTTGCCGCCATATGGTGATACAGGAGTTATAGCTTTCTTTTTTGTGCTTTTCTTCTGCTTACCATCGTTGGCATCGTTATCTTTATATCCAAACATCATAAATTTAAGCTTGTCTGTCATACTGGTATTAGGGTCGTAGAAATAATCTGCGAAACTAGTACCTTTTTCATTATATATAAGACCATATACACCTCGTTGTGGTTTAAGTTCTCCTTCTTTAGCCTTACGAAGTTTACCTTTTTCTGTGGTAACTTGTGGTCTATATACAAGCGTGTTTGTAGGAAAGACTTGATAGTACCAAGTTGCTGTTGAACGCAAACCGTTGATAGAACCGTCAAATACTCCACGACGATATAAATTATCAAAACCAAGTTCTGATATACCAGGAATCAAACTTGATGCTCTTGATACATCTCGTTGCCATTTTTCCTTATTTTTATATGCTCCAGAACTAATTACTTGATGTGCTTCTATATTACCACTACCGCCAGTAGCTTTGTCGTACATAAGTGCCATCAAATCTTGAATTGCATCTAACGCATAACCAAAGTCTTGATAGTAAGCTGTTGACACCGCTGGAGTTTTAATAATATCGGTAAGAGTAAACACGAGACCGACGAACCACATTTGAGCAGCACGTTCAGAAATACCTGCGGTTGATGCTGCATACAATAGCCATAATATCCATTCATCAGGATCGTCTTCTATGCCTTTACCAGATAAAAATGTGATAAGAGAAGTAGCAGCTATTGAAAGTAATGTACAGTTCATACGAGCTATTATGTACTTTTGTTGATCTGTAAGTGTGCTACTTTCCACACCAAGCTTATCTAATGATGTATCAGGAATAGCAAATTTGATGAAATTAAGATCTTGGAACAATTTTGCATAAGCTTTTAAGAATGGTATAAGAGTCCAAGCTCCTTGTCTAGTTCCACCAGAAAGGAAGTCGTATTGACCTTCATATCCTTCAGGTGCCTCTTGTAGTACAAGACCTGCACTTGAATCATATGCGCTTCTCATAGCTTTACCATAAAGCTTCTGTAATGCATTTTTATCAAAGTCTTCATCATCTTCGGCATATACAGCAAAATCATGACCGTCTTTGTTATAGTCTACCTGTTGAGCAATACACCATCCACGCATCTACATTATTGCAGCTCCGATAAAGTTTGTTTGAGCACCGTTTCTATCATAAGTATCCAACATACCGTTTACAACAGAAGAACGTTCACGTATAAAACCTTCTACTTGTGTCTCGAGTTTGTTTGATCTACGTCCTGTTGACTCGTCTATCACTGGTCTTACTAAATCTTCAAATTCTGGTTTTAATGTATATTTTCCGTCTTGTTCTACATAAAAAGCATCGGCTAAAGTAACTCTAGCGTATACTGTTTTACCCAATCCGTCTACATGAGGTATACCTTTTCTCCAAGCCTTTTTACCTTCTTTTGCTGTATAACCAGCTTTTGTGTAATAATACTAAGCCTGTTGTTTTGTAGCAAATACTTGTTCGCCGGTTAAAGGGTCTTCTATGAGTCGTACGCTATCGTAAATCATCTGAGTAATCAATCCCTTGTACATATAGTCAACAAGACTGTATTCACCCATAGATCCGTGATTCTCTAATACACGCCTTGCCCAAGCTTTATTAGTACCTCTAAACATCTCGTGTATAGAGGAGCTAACTCCGTTTGCCTGCATCATAGCGGCAGTTTCACATCTAGTGTGTGTTCTACCTAAAGGCATTGACATTACAGTATTTGGAAGATCCTTTGCCATTCTCCAAATAGCGTTTTTGAAGCATGAAACGTCAAAGTCTCTGCCAGATGCTATTTCTGCATAAAGAGTTGAACCAGAGTCCCACCAGTTCTTTAATACTGCAGGCCAGTTATGCACCATGAGTTTACTATGTGCAAGAGACATCATTTTGTACGTAAGTTTAGATACAATCTGTTGTACTCTACCCATCTTCACACCAGGGTTTACACCCATTCTCATACGACCATACATATACATACTCTTGTGAGTATCAAATCGTTTAGATTGGTCACTAATACCTTCAGAACGACCAGCAAATCCACCTCTGAGCTAAAATCCTACAAGTTCCCATAGAGGCTACATGGCTTGCTTGTTTTCGAAATTCTGAGCCATTTCTGTGAAATCTGTAAGAATGCTAACAAGGTCGGTGTCGATCATGTTTTTGTCTTCGAGATCTCGTATGTATCTCAAAGGTATTGTTTCTACAAAAGATCCATCTGGGCGTCTTGTAAACTCTTCGTTGTAATCCACATCCGTTTCGTTTACTTTAAATTCTCCTTTGATGGCATTCCACCAAGCTTTCGCACCATGTTTTCTTGTAGATATGGAACCAAGCTCATCTCTACGTTGTGGTAATCTGTATCTGTTTCTGCGATATGTACTAGGGAGTTTAGACCAGGCATTGTCAAGTGCTTTTAAACACTCGTCATAAAACGCCTTTATCTTCTTATTTTTCATAAGTTCATCAAACTCCTTGTCATGATACATATCTTTGTCAACTTGTATCTAGTCTGCGTCTGTAGGATCGTATTTATCATCTATCGCATTAGACGACCATGGGTCTACTTCTGAGAATATTCCAGTTCCACCAGGAGACTCAACCCAATTCGGATTAAACGGAGCCTTATATGAAAAAACACTAAGAGGTCTTATTACTTTTTCTTCTGTTACTTTTGTCGAACCGTCTGGTAGTTTGGTATATTTCTTTACGGTAGCTGTAAACGTATACTTCTGTAAAAATTCGTCATATTTTCCAGCTGCGGCATATCTATCTTTAAGCCAGTTATAGTAGATTTCTCCTGTATCAACACGTTTTACATATACTTCGCCGCTTAGACTTTTTAGTTTATCAATGTTATCTTTTGATAACTTTTTGCCGCTACTTGTTCCATCTAATGCTTCGTCTATACGTTTTAGTTCTGCCCAAGCATCTTCGCTAAGTTTATCTAAGTCCGGATTAAAGAAACCTCTGCGCTTATAACACGCACGCATTATAGCATTTTTACGAGCATTTAATTCAGCCCTGTCAAAATTAGTTCCTCCTCCAAGTATTTTTTCAAGTTCGTCGTAATACTCCTGAGAAAGTTGAGTCGTAGAGTTTTCAAAATCAAACTTTGCTAATAGTTGATCTACATCTAGTTGTGTATACTTCTGCCCAGTAAGAGGGTTTGTTTCTACTCCTATTTTTGCAGTGTAGTCATCTAAAAGTTTCTGCCTAACTAATTTATATGCTTGTGTATTAGATTTGTACTTTAGCGCACCACTATTTCTTTGAAATGTTCTCCAACTTATTATCTCCTGTGCTATACGAGCAGCTTCACCAGATTTAGGTGTTATAGAAGATATTTTGCCTTGCGCATCGTATACAATGTTGTACGGATTACTCAAGTTTTCTTTCTGACGCCTTAATTCTACTAATCTGTCTCTATCTGCTTGGGTTTTTAATTTATATGTAAGAGGAGCTTTTATGGTTCGTTTAGAACCGTCCGGAAGTGTTATTTCTACTTCTTCTATACACTTATTCTCAATCTCTCTAATTTCTTTATTCAGATTGTCTATAATATCTATAGTTGTCTTAGAAAGATGATTTCTACGTTCTATATAATACCACGCTTTGTATCTACGATGTCCGCCTACCTTTTCTATATATTCGTCAAGTTCATTATTATATCCCCTCCAATCGTCATCATTTGAAAAGGATATAGTACCGTCATTTTCATCTACTGTAGCGTTGTACTTCTTTACAAGTTCTTTTTTCTTATCGCTTACTTTTCTTTCAAAAGCACCTCTATTTATAGAAGAACGAAGATTGCCAGTATAATCGCCACGTTCATCACGTTCATACAACAGTTTGACATAGTTAATGAATGGGTTCTTGGCAGCCTTTCTAAACTCTTTTTCTGCAGCCATATAAGCCTGATGGAGTGTTCTTCCAACACCGTCTGCAGCATTCCTTGTTAAAGTATTTGCTTGTCTTAAAGAAAAGTCAAACAAACGTATTACCATAGAATCTGACGCAAATCCTCCCTTAAGCCATCTATCAAAAAACGAAAGGTGTCCACCGTTAACCTTGTTCTATAACCACAACTTCATATTGTATACAAATCTTGCAGCGTCTCCTATAACAAGCTTTTTGGAAAGTTCTTCAAGCATGTGCTCGGTATAGAGAAGATTTAGTTGATCAAAATCAGCTTCAATTCTGTTGATACTTTTTTGAATAATATCTACAGCATCCATAAAAGACGATCCATGCTGTACACTATCTGATTTATCCTCCATCGCCCACTTAAGAATCCACTGTTGTATTAGATTTTTATAGAATCCTATGACATTGTGTTGGATGTTGTCTAATTGTGCAGCGTTTACTTGCTCAATAGGACCACTCTTCATCTTTTCGATAAGCTGTAGAGCTGATGCAAGTTCTGTAAGACCTTTGATGACAAACTGTTCCATTGCAGCAACTCTTGCGGTATCCTATTGTGAATCCTCTAGGTTTGAAATATTATCTAACTATGCTAAGCGCTCTTTCAGTTCCGTAAGCTGCTCCGCTTCATCTCCAAGCATTGCAGCAGATTGAGATTTCTAAAGAGCTATTATACGAGATTGTATACCTTTCTTTATTTCACGTATTGCATCTTTTGCAGTTACGTGTTGTTTTTTAGGTCTGGCAGTATAAAAGATAGTATTAAGTTCCTTATCTGTAGACCTTGCCAAATCGTTAGCGCAAGAAAAGTAAACAGCGAGAGCGTCTAGCATGTTACGCTCAAGCGCTCTATTTTGCTTTTTTGTTTTTTGTCTAAATAAACCTCTAAAGAATTGACTAATGCTGAACCATATGTTCTACAGCTTCTAATGTCGTTCTGTAGTCTACAATTTACCAGTCACATAATCAGTTGCAAGTTTTATCATGCGTTCCGGATGCATATCTTTGCCATGCACATCCTTGATGACCTAGAATAAATCTTGCATAAAATCAGAATCTTGAAACATTCTGATGTATTGTTCAGCAATAGCAGGTATTGTAGTAGAAAGATCTCTATTATTCAACACACTGTTCATAAGATGTACACTAATCAACTATTGTTGATTTTGTGACATTGTAGTCATACCTGGGTGTTCAAATCTATTAGCAAGCGAATTGATGAAGTTTGCTCTCATTTGACCAAGTTTTGTAGTACCTTCATATCCAGGCCCGACATGATTTTCCTAAACATCTGGAAATTGTTGAGCCAAATATTGCTATATTGTAACAATAGTTTTAGCCATTGTTTGAGAGTCAAACTCTGCTTCTGCTTTAGCAACAATACGCATTCGCTGTGCATCTATGTCTGGCATTGTTGGCCTTGTTGCTAACCAATTATCCACAGCTTCGTTTACATAATCTTGTCGTTCTTTTCGTACTGCGCTAAGTATTGCAGGAGTACTATCGACAATATTTGATCTTTCTAGAGCCGTAAGCTAATCTACTACAACTTTAGGATTGTTTAAGATTCCTTGTATAGCAGCGTGATCTGACAATATTGGGTCTATTGTAAGAGTGGTTATAGAAGGTTCTTGGCTACCATTTAACGCATCGTAATCTTGTGACCAATCACCGTATTTATCCATATATAAAGGAGTATAAATTACAGACTTTGCTAGTACTGCATCTTTCTCCTCCATGCCGCTAGCTATAAGAGCGGCATATAATTCTGACTCGGTTCCATCCGGAGCCTAATCTAGTGGCAATCCATTGTTCATAGACACAACATAGTAGGCAGCGCTTTCGCTGCCCAATATGTCTGTGTATTTCTTTAGGAGTGCCTTAACTTCTGGGTTAGATTTTACTAAACATTGCATAATTTATCATCCATTACATTTACGTTCTTGTTCTTCTCCTAGAGATTTTAAGTTTTCCAAATATGCTTGAGATTCTATATAATCACTGTATTGGTTGCTTTGCATGAACATCGTAGAAGCTGGGACACTTTGTCCAGCAGCAACATCTTCTAGAGAAAGACGAACCATTGCTTCAGACAACGTATTCAACGCTTCTTCAAAGGACACACCAAGTTTATTAACTTGTTCAACTTTTTCAAACGTATCGTTTCTGCGATACGATGTAACCGTAACAAATTCGTCATACAGTTTAAATGTGTTCTTTACGAATGTAGAATATTCAGAAATCCACTTGATTATAGCATTATATATCTGTTTTAACAGAGGCAATATGATTCTTTGTTGTTCTGTAAAAGACTCTATTACTGCCTTTGGTTCTACAGTCATGATTGTTTTAAAATCCGGACTGTTCAACAAATCGTTTAATGTTTTTGCAAGCCTTGCGCCAAGAATTCTATCTTCAGCAGCGGTATATTGAGCTCTTAACTACGGAGGCATCATCATCAAGCTAAACAAATCTGCTAAAAATTCACTCGGTAGATCACCTTCTTTGTATCCAGTAATCTCGCTGTTGTGTTTTTTATAGTCTTCAAATATCTGCTTGCCGTATTCAGTTTGCAAAAAAGCATCGAACGCGTGTTGTACCTTATCAAGAGCTTCTGTTCCGTGATGTAACATTTCCAATGCGTGAAACGGCTCGTGCATTATTGTGGCCAATCTTACTATAGGAGTATCATCTGCAGCAAAAGAATGCCTATTAAATATTATACGAACAAGGTTGTTTGGAACAACAATTCCCTTTTTATCTAGCCATTGTCTGTATTGTTTAGAATAGTCTTCTTGTGTTCGCAATACGATATTAGTGGCAGAGGTTCCGTGTAAAATTCTCTATATCTCTTTGCTTGCTTCTATAGTACCTTCCTCTCTAAGTAGATTTATGCGATCTTGTACTTGTTGCACGGTTTCTCCAGTACTTTCTGCATATGCACGTATCAATTCCATCTCCACGCGCTTGTCCTCACCTTCTGCAATCTACTCAAGCATTTCTTGTAAGACATCATACGGAAGATTTCTACTTATTTTTTGTTTTTTGTAGTATTCTCCTTTTGCATATCCGGTAAATGTCAGTGTGTTTTTATCTAAGTTAAGAGCTTTACAAACCTCGTCAATAAGACCTTGTTTTGGAATTGTAGGATTAAATGCAAATCTGCGAAGCTCTCTGGGATTAGTTGTAGCCATTCCAAAAAGACGTGCGTCGTAGGCAGAATCTTCTCTACCGGGCCCGTGTGTAGGATCTAAGGCGTATGTAATAATATGTTCCCAAACAGTATCGTTAAATTGATCTACGAAATCGTCTATAATTTTATGATTTATTACACTTTCAGAAACATCTGATTGTGCTCTAACGGCTTCTAATAAATATTGTTTAGCCATTTTTTTAAATAGACCTTTAGATGGAGTAGAAATGCTCTTTTTAAACGCAAACGACCTTGATTGATTATAATTTGTAAACTGTTCGTCGAGTTTTTTACGGGATTCTTGCTGACGCTCCCACTAGTCCTTTGTAAACAACGGCAGTTTCTGTGCAATTATTTCTCCAGTTTCTATGTCGACGATATCATACAATCTGCTGTGCTTATAATTATTGGATTTTACATATTTTACCCGCTTTTCGTTGTCATAGAATTCCTTTGGATAATTATTTCTAGATTTTTGTAAATATTTATCAAATGCATCGGACACATCTGTAGATAGTATGATCTGCTTTGATTCTAGCTGTATCTTATATGGATTTCTACCAACCGCTTGCATTTTATGCGTTTCTTGTTTTTCTGTTCTAGTATAGGGATTGTCTTTAAGAGTCCCATCTTCGTTATAATAATTAAGTTTATTATCAGAAGAATGAGCTGCGTAACAATACGCACAACTAGAAAAACATTTTGTTTGATTCCACTTGAAGAAATCGCCATGGCAGCCGTAACACATGCATTCGGGTCTAGAAGTATCACGTTGATAACTGCCATCTTTTGTTGTAACATCAACACCTGTAACGCGTTCTATAATTAACGGATCTAGACATGCAGAAACCTTTAGCCCAGGAATACCAAACGAACACGTCTATATAGTTATCTCAGGATCTTTATCTAATTCAACCAGAACCTTTCCGACTTGATCTATGTATTCCTGTTTAGGTTTAAAATTAATTTTTCCAGCATTTCTACCATAAGGAATCCTTCCGTAATATTTATCCCAATCATAAGATTTTCCGTCAGATTGTAAAGCTTCGTTTATTCCAGAAACAACTTTTCTGTCATTTGGAGTACCTTCTGTATATCCGTATGATTGTACAAGAGATGTAACAAACTTCTTTATACCAAAAGATTTAGCAGTTGTTACAATTGCCTTGATGTCCTACATAGATGTCATTCCTACCAATATAGGGTCTATTCTTATAGTAGTAGTTGTTGGATTTACAATTCCTAACTAGATTAACTATCCTATGCGTTCTAATAAATCTTGGTATTTCATGACACCTTTTTCCAAAGAAGTTCCGCCAAGACCGGTAATACTAAATGAAACCATTGGAGCAACTCTATACTTTTTACAAGCCTCTAATATATTACGTATTGGAAGACCGTCGTGTTTTGTCCACAACTCTATAGCATTTACTCTTGTCGGATCTGTAAGTGGTTTTTTGTAATTTTCTTCTAAGAATTTGATTATTTTTTCAGAGAAGAATGCTGGATCAGTATACCTACTTACAGACATTACTTGTAAATTCCTACCGTTCAGAGCTTGTTTTATTTGCTACTGTTCAGAAGAATCGAAGAACGGAAGTTCTTTCGACAAAGCTTCTTCAAAAGAGATTCCTCTTTTGGCAACTTGTATTGCATCTTTGATTTCCTGTCTTGCTTCTTCACCTCCACCAAGAACGTTTTCTATTTCTTGATTCTTTTTCCATTCTTCATATTCAGAATCAGTCATGTTCATGTAAACATTTTCGTAGTCGGTTCTACCTTTCTTAATAAGTCTAGGTTTACGTTCTTCTTGTTGACTTTGTTGTTCTGCTCTAAGTTCTTCGCGTACTTCCATAAGAATTTTTGGGAATTTCTATGCCCATTCTCTACCACGAGTATGTGTAAATGGTGTATTGCCTGTGGCAAGTAGTCTGTCACGAGCCTGCTAATCCTGTTCAAACGATTCTTTTATAAGAGTCTTCATTACATCAGAAGATTTCTCATCCCATCTCTGTTTGGCAGAATTAGACAATCTAAATCCAGTCCTTCCTAAATTTCTTGCTCCTGCACTAGTGCTGTTTAAAATCTGCTATTCAAGCTAGTTGAATACATCCTCATCCAACTCATCATACATTTCATAAAGTTTTGCTAATTGGAATGCATGTTCTACCGACTTAACTTCGATTGGTGTATCTAATGCTCCATTCAAAGTCGTTGAAAACGGCCTGTCAGCGAGATTACTTAGATCAGGATTAGACCTATTTGGATCTCTATCGTTAGAACCATACCATATTTCCATAGGTTGTTGTGGTAGAGTATTACCGTCATGTGGCATGTCATATGTACCTGGAGCTTTTACTTCAGGTTGTTGTATAGTTTGATCAAACATTCCGCTACTAACCCACGCTCTACTAAAGTACACATTAGAAGGTATTGGTCCGGCTTCTTTGAACATTTCTATCATTTCAGCTCCAACATAACCGTTATACGTTATTTCAGTCAATCCGTTGCCATATGCCACCTTAAATTGTTTTTCTGGATTTTGTCTAGCAACCTCGTACATACGCCTAATAGATTCGACAATTTTCTCAGGAGCAATAGTACGCTTTGTAGGATTGTCAACAACCTCCTAGTACGATATATTAGATGGGTCAAACACAAATCCACTCTGCTACTGTTTGTAATACTGTAAGATCTTATCACGCTGTTCTTCACCAGGTTTGTACCATTCTGTACCCTTAGATGCTTCTAAATCTTTTGTCGGTAAAGCATATGCATTTCCAGTCATTCCTTCCCCAACACCAGTCTAAGCTCCAAACATATCACGAGCGGTTTTTGCTGCACCTGCACCATGAACACCTCCTGGATTACTTCCGAATACAAACACTGTACTACCATCTGGAACAATTAATCCTTCATAGAAGTTGACAGTTTGTACAGGAAGCGGCTGATCGTTTTGTGCAACAGTTGAAGCTGTTCTGTTTATATCTTTTATGATATACGAAAGATCTTCGTCTAATAAACCACCTTCTACAATTGTTTGCAAATTTAACTTGTTCGCACGTATATAATCCGCTATTTTGGTAACCGCTTCTTCTATGGTAGACGCTTGTAGATCTGCAGCTTTTAGTATTTGTCCAAGATATTGTTCAACTATATTCCGAGTCTCACCATAATTTTCTTGCCAATGCTGGAAGATTCTTTCGTTCTTATCAAATACTTCACCTCTTGGATCAATCATAGCGTAGATCGGATACAGTTGATTGGCTTTACTAGTACCGTATCCAATACGTTTGTATACTACATAACCGCGCTGTCCTTTTACTTCCACCCCATTGTTAAATCTAGGAACTTTGATATACGCTTTGTCTCTCCTAATAGTAGGTTGGCCCTTCTTATCTACTGCTCCCATAACAACCGGTAAACCTGCAGCACTCTTGTCGGTATCCCAAGATTCGAATAATTTGAAGTTCTTACGATACATTGAGTATTTAGGCACAATATTATCATCTTGCCACATATTCAATATAACATCTTCAAGATCGTTCTCATCAAGAACATCTACTCCATCTACGTATTTAGCGTGTTGTTGAGCCATGTGATCTGCATATGAAACACCTTCTTCGGTTTGACCCAATCTCCATGTATTCGGTACATATTTGAACAGATCGTAATTACCGCCATTGTCGCCAGAAGTAATAAATGCATATACAACTAATTCTCTAGCAAACTGCTGGAGTTCTGGGTATTTGGAGTCTCGCAACAAATCATCCCACGCTTGACTTAAATCGTCTGCATTGAATGTTTCGTCCGTTACGAATCCTAACGTTTGTATAAACTTGGCGTCCATGAAAGTATCAGGGCTAGTCCCTATACTGTATAATACTTTTTCTTCGAATCTGCGATATTTATTACCGCTTACGAGAGCCCTTAATAGATAGTTAGACGGTTCGCCAGAACGTCTATCAAGCAAGTCTTTATACTTCGGATCGTTCATCAACATAGCTTTGATTGTCAGAAGTCTATCATATATGGTATTTTTGCCGGCAACAAGCGATCTTGGATCTATTTTGTGCCTTTCACAATATCCGCCTTGTCCAAAGAAGAACTTAGACTTGATTTTAGCCATTATGCCTTTCTGTACTGCATTAAGAACCTTAGGATCTGTACCAGGATTGCCTATAGTCTTAAGAACCCTGTCCACATCTGTTACAAACTTATCAGTGGCTTCTATCATTTGATTAGCCATAATCTATCTAAACAGATCTGTAGCAAGTTTTGTTTGATGCTAGATGTAACTATCCGTATATAAACGATCCAATGTTTCTGTATCGAATAACAGACGGTCGTCGGACATTTGAGTAGAATCAAACAGATCAGATACTCCCTGTAAGTATTTACGCTGTTCAATAAGATTCTTACCCTGCTTCTTAGTGTCAATTTTAGTATATTGCACAAGTTTAGAAAGAGCCTCTGTATAAGGTTTTAACTGGCTGTTTGCAGCGACTACTATCATTTGTACGTCAAATGCAGAAAGATTATATTCTTTACCATCTATAGTCAACCAATAAGATGTTTGGTCGTCTTCTACGCTTAAGAACTATGAACCAGGTTCTCCAATGTGCTTCTTAGCCAATTGACGCATCACTTGGCAATCTTTCTCGAACAAAGCTTTGATTGCCTCTTGTGGTGTATATCCTTTGGTCTTCCAGTAAGCTTTTACTGCAGCGTTGTAAGAACTAAACGAAAACGTCTGTTCTGTAGCGACGCCATCTTCAAGAAGCTGTTTATTCCAATGAACATCAATCATGTTCTTTATAACCTCTTCTTCAGCTTCTTGTTGTACCTTAGTCTTACTCTTACTTTGGTCATTCATATAAACACCAGAAGCATTTTCGTAAGCAGTAGCAAGTTGCTTCATGATAGGTTGTGTAGTAAAGTAGAACGTGTCTTTTCCAAGACCAGAATGCATAAGTACAGATACAAGGTTATATGTATACTTATTTACGTTCAGTTCTGGAATCCATGGATCTTTTGCAGCATCCACATGAGCATTAATAAGACCTGAGAACCAGCTGAGTATAGATCGCCCGTATCTATCCGTAAATCCGCCAAGTTTTGTGAGGCCTAAATAGGACATTATATTTTCTCCTTCTGCAAACCTAACTCCATACAACTGCATAAGGATGTGCAGGTTGTTGTTCAACGCAAAAGGCGCTATACCAAACTTACCAACCATAAACACATTCTTTGTAGCTGACTGAGATCTGAGCGTATACGCACTGTATGGCAGCAACGTTTTGTTCTTTTGTCCTTCTCTAAGATCATCTCGTATATCTGTCAACAGTGATGTATCGTTATCAATAGATCCGTTAAGATCTTGGAATGAATTAGGACTATCCTTAAGTACTGCAAGATAAGCATTGATGAGTCTGTTAGCGTGCCACTCGTGAGTGCCCTCCTTAAATTCAGTACTTCCATTAGAGTTGATATAAAGTCTACTTAAGAAGAATTTATCAATATCAAACATTTATGTTAGCTGCATGTTACCATGCAGATCAGACTATATCTTCACCTTTACGGTGTTCCCCATTTCCACTTTCGTGTACATCCAAAGGACGTCTCCTTTTGCTTAAATCATATGTTATTTTATGTATCATTGATGGAACTTGAGATACATAAGGTTTTACAATATCTATAAATTTTAACCCTTCTTTTGTACCACAACACAATGAATAGCTATCTTCTTTTCTACCTTCGTGAAACATATAGAAATTTATATTCCATACTTCTTTAAAATAGTCTATTATTGTTTGTACTTGTTCTCTTGGTAAACATGTCGCAATCTTTATATAAAATCCCATAGGTCTACCATCTTTGTCTCTACGAATGTTTATATGTCCGTCATCCATATACCAGATAGCAACTCCTTTTGCATCTAACCTATTTAGAAGTTTTCTGTTTCCGAGTATCTTGACAGGTTTATAAAATATTCTTCGAAGAACTTTAATAAAAGGGATAATGTTAAGCTGTGTGTAATATACCGTAGCTCCAACACCATAACCTTTTGTTTTTATATAGGATTTTACGCCGTTGTTTCTTATTGCAGCATTGTTTAGTTGTTTTATTTTCCATTGCAAATAATCTAACTGACTTTCTGCATGAGCTAATTTATAAACATAGTTGTTAGATATTGTTCCATCTCCTAACAACATTGCGATGAGTAAATTTCTACTCTCTTTTGTAATTTTTGTTTTCATAACGATATACGTATGTTATTTATGATTTAATATTAGTCGTTGAACCTTACTACACAAACGTAATATAGTGTAGTCTTGGTTGCTGATTGTCTCTATTGATTAAAGAGTTCCCAGCAGTTAAAGGAATTTTTTATATTAGACTGGTTCGAACAATGATATTGTCTATCCGAACCAGTAATGGCAGTAATAGCAGCAGGCATTATAATAGTGTCTCGTACAACTGGAAGTACGTCTACACAACGCATAGCATGTATAGAAGATACGGCCTGTGTAGGAATACGGTAACCTATAATGTTTGCTTTTGCATTATGACCTATTATATTGTGATCTTCCAACCACTTCTTTTGTTGTTCAAAGGATAATGTGCTTACAGATACATATTCGTCTGTTTCATACTCTTCGTCTACTTCAACCTCTTGAGTTTTCGTATAATCTGTGACTGGTTGACCATACTTCTCGTATGTCACATACTGATTTCTCTTTACTTTTCGAGTCTTCTTTACTTTTCTGCCACTCTTTACTTTAGCTTTCTTAAGAATGTCTTCAAAGTAATCGATAGAAAGCACAATATCCATCGAATTATCTTCGTTGTTCACTTGGAGCTTTTTACCGCCGTTTATTGTAGGAGGAATATTATCGTCGCTGAGTATAGATTGACCCTCCATACCCCACACAGAACGCTGATAGAATGCTTTACCTGGAGTATTGGTATCAAGTACTCTCTTGTCTATCATTGACTTGATGATGCTTTGTATCCAGTTCATACCAGATAACGCAGAAAGAGGAAGTTTAAGTTGTCCATTTTCAACGCTTACAGCATCAATCATTTCTGCACTAGCACCACGACCAACGAGCTCCTTTGTAAGCAAGTCGCTAAACTTATTCACATCAAACTATCCGTCTGTGAAGAACATGTCTTTCATAACCTGCTCGCCAAGATCACTCATAGCATTCAAGCTCTCCATGATTCTATCACGAACTTCTGTAGCACTAAGACTTTCATCTCCTACAGAATATGTTCTACCAAGAGTAAGTGTAGACAAGGCCACCTTCTTAGGCTGTGTACCCATTGACATCTCTTCCTTCTCCTTAGGATCAGTATTAAACTGTTTACGGAGATATTTTACTTTCTGCGTATATGTGTTGAATTCGAGATTATCTAATTCATCCCATTTAACAGGAACAGCACCTTGGCCACCAACTTTCACAGCAGAATGCATCATGATCATATCAATCTTATTGTCCTGCATTTTCTGATAGAAGTCTGCTAATGGGCCGGTAGCTATAGATTTGAATATTGGGAACAACGCTGTCTTGTTGTAATAAGGAATGTGTGTAATTGTACGATTTCCACCGCCATCTACAAATTCTCGCTCTCTAAATCCATAAGCGGTATATTTTTGTGCACCGATTACAGAAGTAAGAACAATTTGATAAGCATCTGCTAGCTCTCGTATGTCTTTAGTAGTATATACTTTACCATCTACTTTCTTTCCGGTAAGTATGTCAAAAGCACGTTTAACATCTCCGCTAAATGAACCAGCCATTCTAAGAAGGTTTTCACACATCTGTTCGGAAATATATGAAGCACCGTCCGTTACATTGATTTTCTTAAATGCTTTAACTTTGGCGTCTACAGATTGATTTATTATAGACTTTACAGTATCATCAAATGTATCCTCGATGTCCTCTATTTTCATTGCGTCTACCTGATCTGCTACTTCTTTAGCAGCCTGTACGTCTTCAAATGAAATCGCTTTTTCTTCAAGTTTATTTCTAAGATATGTTTGCCTAACAGTGCCTTCATACATCATTTTGTGTATCTCTTCAATGTTGTCTTGAGATACCTTTTCATCTTGTACCTCTGCGCATGTATATTCTTCTGGTATACCAGGAAGCATTACGTTATTAAAACCTGTAGATACAAGACCGCCGAGACGTTTAGATTGGTCGTCAGTACGATTAATCAAATGCCCTTCTTCGTCATACTTAAATTTAAAGAATGAAGGTTGACCGCAGAAAACTCTTTCGTACTCGTTCATAGAAACAATGCCTTTAGCAACAACATCTCCAACAAC